AATGTAGGAAACTTTACAACAGAAGATATTAAGAACACTGCATTATCCACAACATACTTTACTGCAACTAAAGTAGAGTCACATCATCCATTTGAAGAAGAATCAAAAGAACAAATACAAACAGAACCAGTTACAGCAGTAAGTGGTAAGACTGCAACAGAAGGTGGTGCAGAACCTTATGACCATACTACAAAAGTAAATGGATTTATAGGTAGAGGTAGAGTATTAGTATCAGATGACCCTAACGAGTTCTATGATACTGTAATGAAGAACAGAACTAAGAATGTTATCGTAACTCAAACCTTTGCAAGTGCAGCCACTAAGAGTGGTAAGACACTTGCAGTAGTACCTTCTAGTAAAGAAGATGCAAACCAACAAGGAACAAGAACAGACCAATCAACTAGCACAACAACAACTCTAAGAATAACTGGTGGTTTAGATTGGGGTGATACAATACAAAGTGCAAATAGAGATTCAATATTAAATAACCTTGCAACAGGAAGAGAAGAACATAAAGTCCCATCCGACTCAAAACGATTTAACTCAGTTAGAATTTCAGACCATGAACAAATGATAACCGAAGATGGTTATAGCTTGGTTGCAGAACCAGACCATGGCCACCTAATGTTAGAACCTAAGTGGGAAGAATATAATGCAAGTGAGTCTGTTGATGGAAAACAATATTACACTAATGGTTGGGTAGTAGACCCAACAGAAGAATTAATACTAGAGGATGGTGGTAAGTTACGAATAGAAGATGCAACAGATATAGAAGTTGCAGTTAAGTTAGTAACTGAAAGAACACCAAACTTTGGAAGTATGTACCTCAGACACGAAGAACATGGAAGAATAATCTTCGAGGACGATAGTGCATTAGTACAAGAGATGTCATCAAGTATACTACCAACTCCTACAATAGCAGTTGGGCCAACACTGGGTGATTTATCTAGAATAGGATTCTCTTCAAATTTAGAATTTGAAGAAAGAATGAGACAAGAGTCTGGAAATGCAGCCAACAATGTTGATGGCATTAATACTGAAACTGGTAAAGGGGATTTAATCCTTATGGAAAGTGGATGGAAACTCTTGGAAGAGGCACCTTACGAGGGTGTCAAAATTAGTGATATAAGTACCTTATATGGAAATATACCTATATCAGAATTGGAAATTAATGAAGGTATGAGAACAAGTCTAACTTTTTCTGCATCAGTTCAATCTGGTGCATAAAAGTTGTATAAATACCTATTAGAATTAAAATTTATTTTTTTAAATTAGAGGAAGGAAAAACAAATGGCAGCGATTATAACAGAAAAATTTCGTTTGCACAATGCAAAGCAATTTCGTGAAGTTGCTTCGGAGTCTGGAAATGACATGTATATGTTTATTGGTAGACCATCTGCATGGTCAGACGATTCTAATCCACCAACTCCAGTAGACTCTTTGAATGATGAGTATGATGCATACGCAAACATGGTTGCACTTAAGAAAGTTGCAACTACCGATGTTAGTCATGCCATTGTAAGACGAGACTGGACAAGTGGAACAGCATACGATGAGTATAGACATAATTATACATCATCTAACACATCAACAAGTGGTGCATCCACACTATGGGCATCTACATTCTATGTAATGACAGATGACTATAATGTGTACAAATGTATAGAAAATAACAGTGGTGCAAACTCTACTGTTAAACCAGACCACACTACTGTTGCAATACCAACCGAATCAGATGGATACAGATGGAAATATATGTATTCAATATCTGCATCAGATGTAATCAAATTCGTAACATCAGACTTTATACCAGTGAAGACACTTGGTGCAAAGGCTGCTGTAGAAGGTGATTCTGGTGCATTAGGAACTGCAGCTTCTGACGATGCATCTGCACAATGGGATGTAGAGAATGGTGCAGTCGATGGAACAATCGAACACATAAGAGTAACAGCAGCTGGTTCTGGATATACAGATGGGACTTATACAGTTGCAATCGCAGGGGATGGTTCTTCTGCAACTGCAAGTATAACAGTATCATCTGGAGCAGTTTCTGCTGCAACAATAAATGCAGTAGGTTCTGGATATTCAGTAGCAAGTATTAACAGTGCAACTTTTATTGCATCTGCTGGTTCTGGTTCAAGTGCAACATTTGATGTTATAGTAAGTCCTAAGGCTGGACATGGTTCAGACCCAGTTGAAGAACTAGGTGGAAACTATGTTATCGTTAACTCAAGACTTGAGTATGCAGAAGGAAGTGGAGACTTCCCAACTGATAACGATTTCAGACAAATAGGTCTTATTGTAAACCCAACAAACATAGGAACAAACACTCTATCAAGTGCAAGTACATTAAGTGCATCTAATGCCTTTACAATGGCATCTGGTGCTACTATGCCTTCAGTTGACGACAAGATTAGAAATGCTTCTACTCTTGCAGCTGGAAGTGCAGCGGGTATCGTAGTTTCAGTAGACTCAACAAATAGGATTATATCTTATTTACCATCTACTGGTTCAACAGACCTATACAATGACTTTAGTGCAAGTGATACAGTATACAGTTCTGCTGGGGCAAGTCTTGGTACAATCTCTAGTGTAGATTCAACAAGACCAGAAGTTCAAAGAAACTCTGGTGACATTGTATACATAGAAAATAGGGGTGCAGTTGCAAGGGCAGCTGACCAGATTGAGGACATCAAATTAATCATAGAAATGTAGGATAACTAACAGTGGCTCAAAAAACAGACCTTAATGTTAGTCCTTATTATGATGATTACTCAGACTCGAAGAATTTTCATCGAGTTCTGTTTAAACCATCAGTTGCTATACAGGCAAGGGAACTAACACAATTACAATCTATACTGCAAAACCAGATAGAAAGATTTGGTAACCATGTCTTTAAAGAAGGTTCCATCATCACTGGTGCAAGAACAACTTATGATGATAAGTTCTTTGCAGTAAAGGTTAATGATACCAATCCAAATGGAAGTGGAACTTCTGCAACTGAATCATTCAGAGCAGATTCTTTAGATAAAATATTTCAAGGTGAAACAACTGGTGTTGTCGCAAAGGTCGTAGATACTGCTGCCAAAACAACTTCTGACCCACTAACACTATTTGTAAAATATCTTAGAACTGGAAACTCTGGTACTACATTCTATAATGAGTTCCAAGACGCAGAAGAAATCTCAAGGGTAACTGCAAATGCCACAACTGGTGCGTATACATCTGCATCAGACAATAACGAATTTAAAGTATTCTCACAATCTGGATTAACAGATGTTGGTTCAGTTCAAGGTAGTGCAGTAAGTATTGCCGAAGGTATTATGTATGTTCGTGGTAATTTTGTCAAGGTAAGTAAACAAACTTTAATCCTAGAAAAATATTCTGCAACTCCATCCTACAAGATAGGTCTTGATGTTGCAGAAACTTTAGTAGATTCTACAACAGACACATCTCTATTAGATAATGCAATTGGTTCAACAAACGAAAATGCTCCAGGCGCAAATAGACTTAAAATCTCTTTAACTCTTGCAAAGAAATCTTTAACTGCAACAGACTCAACTAACTTCATCGAATTGATGAGAGTTGAAAGTGGTATCGTAACAAGAAAAACTCAAATGACAGAGTATGCAAGATTACAAGACTCTCTTGCACAAAGAACTTATGATGAGAGTGGAGATTATACACTACAACCTTTCTCAGTTTCATTTAGAGAACATTACAATAACCAAACAAACAATGGTGTCTATACTTCAACAGACACACCAGCTGGGGACAAAACTAAATTTATTGCAAATGTATCTGCTGGTAGAGCATATGTTAAAGGATACCAAGTTAATAAATCATCTCAATCGTTTGTCACGATGGAGAAAGCAAGAACTACAACTAGTAAGACTGGTGTAGAATCACCATTTAGACTTGGGAACTATATTAAAGTAGAAAACATATATGGTTCACCAGACATTGGTAATGAAGGTACATTAAATCCAATGAATGAAGTTCTATTATATGATACTGCATTAGGTTCCTCTGGTTCTGGAAATGGTGGTGGTAGTGCAATTGGTGTTGCAAGAGTAAGAAACATAGACAACGATGGTACAAACTATAGAGTGTATCTATTTGATGTCCAGATGTTTACTAAGATTACAAACACTGGTACAGTAGCAATGACTGGTGGTTCAAAGATTAAAGGTAGTTCAAGTAATGCAATAGGAACTGTATACAGTCAATCTGGTGCAGTAGTAAATTGTATTAATGTTACTGGTATATTCCAAGCAGGCGAAACAATAACAAGACAAGATGACGATACTGTTACTGCAACAGTTAGTTCAACAACTCCAAGAAACTATGGAATTCAAAGAGCAAGAAGGATACACCAGACTGCTGGTAATCAAGGTGGTGCAGCTGCATTTGGTGGAGACTTAGTATTAGATGATAATGTTTCTTTAACTGGAACTGCATATATTGGTTCTGGTGACTTGGATGCATTAGTTGGTGTTGGTTCTAAATTCACAAACCAATTAGAAGAAGGTGATAAGATTTTATTCCCAGATGGTCAAACTGGAATTGTAAACTCAATCGCATCAGACACTTCTGTTGATTTAATAGCAGATTTAACTGGTGCAATCGATGGTACAATTATAAGAACTAGACCAAAATTATACAAAGCAAATCAAACAGTCGCAATCTCTGGACTACCACAAGATGGTGTTAGTAACTGTACTACAACTAGAGAAGTAGTAAGACGACAAGAATTAGTTACAGTTGCATTAAGTAAACTTACACTTAGTGCTAATAGTGGTGAAACATTCACTGCAAAATCTGTAGAAGATTATGTAATAACAAACGAAAGTACAGGTGCAGCGGTTTCTGTTAGTGGAACAACATTCTCTGGTGCTGGAACAGCAGGATTAGAAATTAGTAGTGGGGATGTACCAGCAAATGGTGTTGTATGTAAAGTTTTATATACAGTAGTAAGAGACAACTCTGTAGCTGCAGAAGCATCAAAGACTATGAAGAGGTCTACAGTAATAAATGTTAATACTGCTGACCCATCAATTTTTGGAGTAGGATATCAACATGAAGATATCTCTTTAGGTATAACAGATTTATATAAAGTTAGAGCCATTTATCAAGGTGGTTCTACTGTGTCGTATGGTTCAACTCCAACCGAATCGACAGAAGCACTTCCACCTTCATTCGTATATACTGCTGATGAAGGAAATAGTGTTGCAATTTCAGCTGCTGGTACTCTACTAAAAGGTAGTGTTTCTGGTGCAAGGGGTATATTAATAGAGAACTCTGGTGGTACATGTTTCTTCTATTACATAACAGATAAAAGATTTCAAAACTCAGAAGAAATTACAACAGAATTAGGTTCTGTTGGAACATGTGCAAGTGTTAGCGTAGGTTCACCAGAAATTAAAAATAGTTTCTTGGTCGATGATGGTCAAAGAGATGGATACTATGGACTTGCAAGTATAACTAGAAAACAACAAGCACCAACACCAGCAGGTAAATTAAAGATTATTGTAGATTACTTTGTACATGGTTCTGGTAACTACTTTACTCATAACTCATATACAGATATGATGTTTGAAGAAATGCCACATTATGTTGCAGATAGGATTGACCCTAATGCAACCTTTGAACCAAGTGGTACATTCAGATTAAGAGATGCGATAGATTATCGTCCAGCAGTTGCACCAGAATTAACAGTATCTAGTACAACATACAATGCTGTAATAAGTGCAACACCACCAGATGTATCTGCATTAGGTAATTATCCTTTTGCATATTCAACACAAGCTTTTGATAGTAATTCTCATACTGTTGACCTTCATAAGATTGGTGCAAACACTACATCTAATGTAACTAATTATCTAAACAGAATAGATAAACTTTTCTTAACTTCTAAAGGTGACTTTATAGTTTCTAAAGGTGAGTCTTCACTATCACCAGTTGCTGGTGGAGATATAGAAGATGCAATTCTTATTGGAACAGTAAAGGTTCCAGCATACACAACACATGCAGAAGATGTATCAATTAAATTAAAGAATCATAGACGATACACAATGAGAGACATTGATAGAATGTCTAAGAGATTGACAATTCTTGAAAATGCAGTAACAATGTCTATGTTAGAAACAACAACTGATAGTTTACAAGTTTTAGATGATGATGGGTTTGATAAGTTTAAATCTGGATTCATCGTAGATGCATTTAAAGGTCATGGTGTAGGTAACCCTTCACATCCAGACTATCAAGTTGCAATGGATGGTGCAATGAATGTTGCAAGACCTACTGGATATACTGGAAGAGTTGGTCTATCTGCTAATACAGATAAATCAAACAACATTGTAATTAATGATAACATTGTAACATTGAAGTTTGATTCTGATGCATACTTACAAGCAACGAAAGCTTCAACCGAATTAAATGTAAACCCATTCAACATTGCAAACTTTATTGGTAACTTAACCTTAGACCCAGATGCAGACCAATGGCATGAAAGAACACAAATGCCAGATGTACTTACAAGTGTAGAAGGTAACTTTGATGCAATACAATCTGTTGCTGGTGTGGGTACAGTTTGGAATGAGTGGCAAGAAACATCACAAGGTATCCCAGTAACAACTCAAGAAAATGTTGTAACTGAAACCTTACCTATAGAAACTATAGAAAGAATGGGTGGCCGAAGAGGTGGTAGATGGATTGGTGCAATGCAAGCCAACCAGTTAATGGGATTTGAATTCCAACCTCGTTGGGATGAAGTAGATTTCATTGCAGACAACTGGGATGGTGGTGGAAGAATTAACAGTGAAGGTACTGCTGGAACAAGAACAACATTTACAGAAGTAACAACTACACCAACAGTAGAACAAAGAAGTGGTGTAAACACACAGGTAGTTGAAGATATAGTAAGAACAGAAAACGATAGACTTGTCAAGATGGATGCAATTCCATTTATGAGAAGTATCGATATAACTGCAACAGCAGAAAACATGAAACCTAACAGTAAGTTAAATGTATACTTTGATGGTATTCAAGTTAATTCACATTGTACTCCATCATCTGCAACTTATGGTGTTGGTGGTGCAACTACAAAAGGAACACAAATTTTAACAGATGGACATGGTAAGGCATTATTTACATTTACTATTCCAAATAACAATCCATCATTTTCAACTGGTACAAGAACAATGAAGTTGACAAATGGTGATTCAATCGATGATGCAAAATCTACAACTAGTGCAGAAGCAACATTCTCTGCACAAGGTACAATGGCACATCATCAGAAGACAATTACTTCAACAAGAAATGCAAGAGTAGTACAAACAAATGTTAGTGAAAGTAGAGATGGTTCAATTGTTACAAGAGAAGACAAACAAACAGAAACAGAAGGTACTCCAAGAATTGTTTGGATTGACCCACTTGCACAATCCTTCTTGGTTACTGATACAAATGAAGAAGGTGCATTCTTAACTAAGATTGACCTATACTTCTCTACAAGAGATGCAACTGGTTTACCAGTAACAGTAGATATAAGAGAGATGGAAAATGGATATCCAACACAAAGGATAGTTCCAGGCTCAGAAGTAACTAAGAATCCAGATGATGTTAATGTTAGTTCTAATGGACAAACTGCAACAACATTTGAATTTAAACATCCGATATATGTTCAACCAAATAGAGAATACTGTTTTGTTGTAACATCTAACTCTAACGAATACTTCTGTTGGACTGGAGAGATGGGTAAATTTGATGTTCATACACAAGAGCCTATTGACGAACAACCATATGCTGGTGTTCTATTCAAATCTCAAAACAGTTCTACATGGACTACCGAAGAGATGCAAGACCTTAAGTTTACAATTTATCGTGCTAAGTTTGTATCAAGTGGTACTTTAACATTAGAAAACGACAAGTATGGTGAAGTGGCTGGATATGCTCAGTCATCAACAACTGCAACAGATGAGTCAACATCACAAAACTTCTCATCTCAAAAATGGATAAACCCAATAGAAATTGTTGGAACTGGAGATGGAAACAGATTTAAGGTTCACCAATTATCACATGGAATGTATGATACAGATTCTAATGTTGTAATAGAAGGTGTGGTTGGTGATAGACTATCTGGATTAACAAATATCTCAATCGCAGCTTATGGTGGTAGTGCAGCTGGAAGTGCAGCGACTTACACTGATGTTGCACTTTATGATAATTCAACTGGTGCTGTAACTGATGCAACTGCTGATATCGTAGTAGATTCAGCCTCAACTGCAAGTTCAATAAAAATTAATAATCCAGGCTCTGGTTTAGCAACAACACAAACATTAAAACTTTTAAACAGTGGAGCTGGTGGTTCTGGTACAGCAACATTCTGTACAATAACAATTAATGCAGTAGGTGACACTTTAGGTGGTATGCCTATCAGTCTAATCAATGCAACTCATAATAATGTTGCAAGTTTCGATATGGATTCATACGAAATAGATGTTAACCTTAACTTAGGTAGTGGAAGTGATAAGTCAGTTGGTGGTATAGAGAATATTAGAGGTGGTGGAACTGCTGTAAGAGCAAGTAGAAACTTATACTACGATAGTATACATCCATCTATAAGACACTTAACTATGCCTAAGACTTCAATTACACCGAATCTATTTACTACAAGTGCAAACTCTCCACAAGGAAGTGCAAGTGCATATAGTAAAGCAACTGCAAGTGCAGTGGTAGTAATAGATGATAACAACCCAATGGCAAGTCCTAAGATGATTCCTTCATTCATAAATGAGTATGAGGAAATGGGTAATGTAAGAGGTTGTCAATTAGACCTTAACATGACAAGTTCATCAAACATAACTGGAGAAACAACTTATACATCAAGAGTATCTCCAGTAGTAGATTTAAACAGTGCTGGTATAATAGGAACAATGAACAGAGTAAACTTTGTTGATAGTGCAAGTGACATTGCAACTAACTCAACATACATTGCACCAGAAGTCGCAGAAGGTGATAGTAACAATGCAGTGTACATCACTAAGAGAGTTAACTTGGAGAATGCAGCCACAGAACTTAAAATTATGTTCGATGGATATAGACCAGTAACTACAGATGGTGATTGTGAGATATTAACATACTACAAAGTACAAAATCAAGATGATAGTACACCATTCTCATCTAAAGGTTGGATACAATTTGCAACAACAGATGTTCCAGATGCAGATAGTTCTAGATTTAGAACATACGATTACTCTGTATTAAACTTAGATGAGTTCACAGGATTTGCAATTAAGATTGTATTGAAGAGTAAACAAACAAGTAGGGTTCCAGTAATAAGACAATTTAGAGGACTGGCACTTGCGTAAAATAAAAGATAAAGAACATCTTGTTAAAGATGAAAGTAATGGTGCCATCATAAATACTGATAAGGCAGGATATCTTGCATATAAACAAAGAAAGATTACCATGAAATCAAGACAAGATGAAATAACAGAATTAAAAACCGAAGTGTTTGAATTAAAAGGTATGATGAAAGAATTAATGGGTAGACTATAATGGCATTAACAGTAAGTAACAGCAATACACTAGAAGATTTACGAGTCAGTCATAATGACCTCGTAGATGATGTTGGTGGTATTGGAAGTTTAAGAACATCACAAACAAATTCATTAGTAGATGCAGTCAATAGTATTATTGATGAGTATTTCTATTTTAAAGAATTTGAATTTAGTGCATCTGGTGGAACTAACGAAGCGTTCACTGGTGCAGATGCAGCTGGTGAAACTTTAAAATATTCTGTTAACAGGTTAATGGTATTTAAGAATGGTACACTACTAAGAAATGGTAGTGAGTATTCTGCAGCCAATGGTTCAAGTATTACTATGGTTGGTTCTACATCTTCTGGTGATAAGATAAACATTAAATCATTCACTGGTTCATACGAAGGAACTGCAAGTGCAACTGCATCTCAAACAGTTCAGTGGACAAAGACTGGTACTGGTTCAATCTATAACATCAATGCTGGTGGTATAGTAATTAACTCAGATGCAGATTCGGTTGTTACATCACCCGCTGCTGGATATGGAATTCAATTAGAATCAACTGGTGATGATGTCTTAATAGAAACTGGTTCATCTAATACAACTAAAATTACAGGTGATATAAATGTTGTAGGAGACTACAAGAAAGATGGTTCTGCACTTAGAATAACTGATTTAGGTTCTTATGCAACTGATGTCAGAGGACAAATCAGTGCATCTGGAGACTTATCTTATAACAGTTCAACTGGAGTAATGTCATTTACTGCTGGTGCAAGTTCAGTTGTTGGATTAACTGATACACCTGCTAACTACAATAGTGCAGCTGGTAAATATTTAAAAGTTAACTCTGGTGAAGATGGAGTTGAGTTTGATGCATTAACAACTGATGATGTTACAGAAGGAACAAATCAATTCTATACTGCTGAAAGAACAATGGATTATCTTGCTGGTTCAACTACAGCTGGTGAGGGTTTAATTGCTGGAACTAATGTTGGTGTTACATATGATGATGTTGCCAATACAATTACAATTAGTTCTACTGGTAAAACACAAGAAGAAATAGAAGACATCGTAGATGCGATGACTGCTGCTGGTGAAGGATTAGATATAGTTTATGATGACACTAATGGTACTTTAACATTTTCTGGTGAAGATGCAAGTACATCTAACAAAGGTGTTGCATCGTTTTCATCCGATAACTTCTCAGTAACAAGTGGTGAAGTTACAATTAAAGACAATGGTGTTATATTAGGAACAGAAACAACTGGTGATTTCATACAGAACCTAGTTGCTGGTACTGGTGTTTCAGTTAGTACAACTTCTGGAGAAGGACATCAACCTACAGTTGCAGTTGCAGCTAGTGGTGTTACTGCTGGTTCATATGGTTCTGGAAGTGCAATTCCAAGTATTACAGTTGATGCAACTGGTAGGATAACCGCTGCATCTACAAGTTCAGTTGATACTTATTCTGGTTTTGACTTTGGTATAAGTGGTTCAGATGCAACAGTTGCTGAAACTGAGAATGTATATATCGCAGGTGGTACTGGTATTGATGCATCATTTAGTTCAGATGGAACTACACATACAGTAACTATATCTCAAGATGCAAGTGAATTAACAACTTCAACATCTAATGCTGATGGAGACTACTTTGTAGTTGTAGATACTTCTAATGCTGAAAAGAAACTAACAAAAGCAAATATTGCTTTATCTGGATTCGATAATGATTCTGGATGGACATCTAATGTTGGTACAACTACTGCAAGTAATTCACAAACCTTTACTAACAAGGGTGGTAATATATCTCAATGGACAAATGATAGTGGATATGTAACTTCATCTGGAGTAACATCTGTTGGTGGTTCATCTGGTGTATCTTCATCTGGTGGAACAACACCTTCATTATCATTAGACACTGCTTTTAATGCACAATTTCAAGGAGTTGGTGCAAACACTGCTGGTGCAACTGGAGAAGTTCGTGCAACTGGTAACATTACTGCATATTACTCTTCTGATATTGCATTAAAAGAAAATCTAAACCCAATAGACAATGCACTTAACAAGGTTATGTCAATTACTGGTTACAACTTTGACTGGATAGATTCTCACATCGAAGAAAGAGGTGGAGAAGATGGATACTTTGTTAGAAAGAAAGATGTTGGTATTGTTGCACAAGAAATAGAAAAAATTCTCCCAGAGGCTGTTGCAGACAGAGTTGATGGAACTAAAGGTGTTAAATACGAACAAATCATCCCATTATTAGTCGAAGCAATCAAAGACCTCAAATCTCAATTAGATTCTAAGTAAAAACTTTCGTTTCAAAATTCTAATCAGTATAAATACTACTGAAAACATTTAAAAGGTAGTAATTATACATGTCAGCAATAAGCAATTTATACATCGACCAAGGCTCAGATTTTTCTGTAACTGTAGGTATGACTGATGCAACATCAGCTGCATTAGACCTAACTGGTGCAACATTTCTGGCTCAAATAAGGAAAACCCATTCTAGTTCTACTGTAACTGCAACTTTTGGTAGTTCACATGATAGTACAGGTGGGAATTTGACTTTGACTTTGGCTGATACAGTAACGGCAGGAATAACTTCTGGTCGTTATGTATATGATGTACTAATGACTAATTCTTCTGCTGAGAAGACAAGAGTTTTAGAGGGACAAGCTATAATTACACCTAGCGTGAGTAGGAGTTAGAAATGACCCAAGTTAAGGTTAATCAGTCACCATCTGTAAGTGTAAGTATTGCAAATGCAGCTGGGAAACAAGTTAAACAGGTTTCGGTTGGTAAGTTGGATGGTTCAACTACACCAATAAACAGTTTACAAGATGTGGACACTACAACAGCGACACTACAAAGTGGTACAACGCTGATATATGATTCAACAACGAACAATTTTGAGGCTACCAACAGTATTGATGGTGGGACATACTGAGAATTGAGAAATTAATGGAGAGAGAATAATATGTCAACAGTAATTCAGATTAAAAGAAGCACTGGTGTTTCTGCCCCTACTACATCTGACTTAGCACAAGGTGAATTAGCATACTCGATGGATGCTTCCAATGATGGAAGTGGTGCAATTCTTTATGTAGAGTCCCAGAACAATAGTGGTAGTGCAGTAATACAGAAACTAGGTGGTAAATATTATACTGATGTCTTAGATGGTACTACACCAACTCCAGCACCTTTTAAAGTAGGGAATGGTGCAACAAGTGGTGGTAGTATAAGATTATACGAAGATACAGATAATGGAACTAACTATACTGCAATTAAGGCTGCAGACACAATCGCATCCGATGTAACCTATACACTTCCAAGTGCAGATGGTTCAAATGGACAATTTTTAAAAACAGATGGTAGTGGCGGACTAAGTTTTGGTACTGTAGTATCAACACTATCTCTTGCAGCGGATACTGGGTCAAATGATTCACTATCTACTGGAGAGACAATTACATTTACTGGTGGAGAAGGAATAGACACAACAGTAAGTGATAATGAAATAACTATTGCTGGAGAAGATGCAAGTACATCTAATAAGGGTGTTGCATCTTTTAATTCATCACACTTTGATGTATCAAGTGGTGATGTAAGTGTTGCAGCTGCCTTCATGGTAACAGAATCCGAAGGTATAGGTTCAAACGATAACGATACCACTGTTCCAACATCAGCTGCAGTCAAGGACTATGTAGATACAAATGTAACTGCACAGGACTTAGATGGTGCTGGAGACAGTGGCACATTTGCAGTAGATTTAGATTCACAATCTCTAACAATTGCTGGTACAGCAAACGAGATTGAGACTTCTGCAAGTGGTCAAACATTAACAGTTGGACTACCATCTAATGTAACAGTAGGGAACAACCTTACAGTTACAGGTAACTTAACAGTTAATGGTACACAAACACAAGTAAATAGTACAACAGTAACAATTGATGACCCAATCTTTGTTGTAGGTGGAGATTCTGCTCCTGGCTCAGACGATAATCTAGATAGAGGTATTGAGTTTAGGTGGCACAATGGTACAGCTGCAAAAATGGGGTTCTTCGGTTTTGATGATAGTACAGGTAAATTTACTTTCGTTCCAGATGCAACAGATACATCTTCTGTAATTTCTGGAACAAAAGGAAACCTCGACATTGGTGGATTAGACCTTGCTGGTTCAATCACAAGTGTTGATGGTTCAGCCCCAACTGCTGGTCAGTTGTTAATAGGTCATGGTTCTAATGGAGACATGGCACTTGCAACATTGACTGCTGGTGAGGGTATGGATGTCACTAATGCAGATGGTTCTATTACCATTGCTGGTGAAGATGCAAGTACAAGTAATAAAGGTATTGCATCATTTAACTCAAGTGAGTTTACAGTTTCATCTGGTGCAGTTTCTATAACTGCAATTGATGGTGGAACTTATTAATAGAGGAAGTTTATAATGGCATATTATGATGGTGAAATTTTAACACCTGCTGATTCTGAAAAGAATTCTGCAAGAGATTTAGCATTACAGATTCCGCCTAAAGTTTTAGATGCATTATATATGCAAGACGAATCTGAATACTGGGTCGGTCAAACTAGTGGTGAAGTAAGAGTAGAAATACAAGACACTTCTGGTTACTCTAAGATTAAATCAAGAATGAGATATGATACTTCTCCTTTTGAAAAAGAAGGTGGAAGAAGTCGATGGGATTTCGACACCTCTAAAGCAGAGGAAACATATGTGTATCAAGGTAATGTTCTCCGAGTAGGAGAAACTATAATTGATGCATTGGGGATAAATTCCTCAGAAACTAACAATGTCAGATGGACAGTAGATACTGATAACTGGCGTTGTGTATTAACAAAAGTAGTTAAATAACTAAAAGATTTTGGGTATATACCCAATGTATAAGGTGAGTTAAAAAATGGCACAAACAGTTCAACTCAAAAGGAGTGCAACTGAGGGAGCCCAACCGAACACAAGTGACTTGTCACTTGGTGAGTTGGCTATTAATACCTATGATGGTAAGGTTTTCATCAAGAAGAGTGTTGGTGGAACTGAATCTGTCGTTGAGGTAGGTAAAACTTCTAATCAGTTCACTACTTATCAACATACCATATTCAGTAATGCTGGTGGAACACTATCGAATGGACAGACTTCATTTTCTGGTTCAGATGATAATGGTGATTCATTAAGTTATACTGCTGGAAATATCATTGTTGCATTAAATGGTGTGGTATTAGACCCACACGATTTTACTGCATCCAATGGAACAGCAGTAGTATTAGCAGCTGCAGTAAAGACATCCGATGTATTGGAAGTAATATCATTAGGAAAAGCATCTGGTTCTGCACTCACAAGTGTTGTAGTCTATGAATACGAAGCAACAGCAAACCAAACTGGATTTAGTGGTGCAGACCATAATAGTGCAACTCTATCTTATGACTTAGGAGAAGAATTAGTATTCGTTAATGGAATACTATTTGACCCAAGAGTTGGTAAAGATTACACACGAACAAATACAACTACAATAACAATGAACAGTGGGTTGCAAGAGGACGATGTTGTAGTAATCTATGTTTATGGTGGTGGTAATCCTTTTAAAAGATATCAGTTCGATTTAACATCTGGTTCAACAACTCAAGTAACTGGAACAGATGCAAATGGAGTAACATTAAGTTTCCATCCAGATTATACAGAAGTATATGCTAATGGTGTATTAATGCAGAAAGGTCAATGGACAGGTGGAGATGGAAAGACAATTACCTTCACTGATGCATTTGTAGACCCAAACTATGTAATAGATATTATAGACTACAAGATAGATGCACCAAAGGTTAGACTATTTAGAGACTCATCACCATTCTTAGGTGGTAACTTAAATGTTGGTACATATAGTATCACATCATCAAGTGGTCAAGATATTAAATTCCAACCATCTTCTGGACAAGCAGTTCAGATTGATGATGCACACTTACAACTAGACATTCTTGCAAGTGACCCTTCAACTGAAGCTGATAAGGTCGCAATATATGCTAAAGATGTATCTGCAAGTGCAGAGATGTTTGTAAGAGACGAGGCAGGTAATGTAACACAAATTTCTCCACACAATAGCAATGGAGAATGGATATATTATTCTGAAAACACAATAACAGGCAAACGATTTAAAGTGAATATGGAGAAGATGATTAGAAAACTCCAACAAATCACTGGAGAAACATTCATTGAAATTGATGAATAACATAAATACTTATTTTAAGAGGGAGAATTAGACAATGCCAACAAAAGCAAGATATCTTGCAGACTTATTAAATGCATCTGGGGAGTTAGACTCTACTGGTGCAGTTGAGAGTATTCAAGATAATATATCAACACTATTCAGTGCTGGAACTCATACAGGTATATCATTTACCTATGATGATTCCAATGCAACATTCAGTGCAGCCGTTAATCAAGACGCAGTTGCAGCTGGATTTTATCACAAAATCGCAGTAACAGTTTCAAGTAGCAAGTATTACTTGGATGGAACACAACAAGCAACAGCGATACTGTCTCCCTCAGTATTGTATAGATTTGACTTGTCTGATTCATCTAACGCTAATCATCCTCTAAGATTCTCTACTACTTCTGATGGAACACATAACTCTGGTGCAGAAATATCAGCAGGGTATACAACATATTCTAAACAAGGAACGCCAGGTTCATCTGGTGCATACACAGAAGTATGTTTTGAACAAGACCAAACAAACCCACTTTATTACTATTGTTCTGCACATAGTGGTATGGGTGGTACTGCATTGTTAGGTATTATGCCTAACTCAGATTTTTTAACAGAAGGTTCAACTAACCTTTACTATACAGACGAGAAAGTTCAAGATGTGGTTGGTGCTCAAATAGCAACCAATGGTTCACATACTGGATTAACTGCCACCTATGATGATGCTGGTGATGGTGCAATAGATATAGCACTATCCAGTGAATATGTACAAGACTTAGTAGGTGCAATGGTATCATCTAATACTGAGAGCGGTATTAGTGTAACATACGAAGATGGAGATGGTACTTTAGACTTCAATGTTAATGACCCAACAATTACCCTTGCTGGTGATGTTACTGGTTCTGCAACAATGACAGATTTAGGTAATGTATCTATTACCACAACCATTGCAGCTGATAGTATTGCATTAGGAACAGACACAACTGGAAACTATGTACAAACAATAACTGGAACTACAAACGAAATAGAAATATCTGGTTCTGGTTCAGAAAGTGCAGATGTAACAATAGGTTTACCGAATGATGTAACGATTGGAAATGATTTAACAGTTACAGGAGACTTAACTGTCTCTGGAACTACAACTACTGTATCGTCATCAACAGTTGCAATTGCAGATGTAAACATGAAGGTTGCAAAAGATAACGCTGCAAATGCAGTAGACTTTGGAATATATGGTGCATACAATGATGGTTCTGGAAAATTTGCTGGACTTAACTGGGATGCATCTGAGTCAGATAAGTTTAGACTCTTTCATGGAACTGCAACAGAACCAACTACTGTAGTAAATACTGGTGCAAGTGGTTGGACAAAAGGAACATTAATTGCAGACTTAGAAGGTAACGCTTCTACTGCAACTGCATTAGAAACTTCAAGAACACTTGCATTAGCAGGTGATGTTACTGGTTCTGCATCTTTTGATGGAAGTGGAAATGCAACAATAACTGCAACTATATCTGCTGACTCTGTTGCATTAGGAACAGACACAACAGGAAATTATGTTGCAGATGTCGCTGGTGGAACTGGTATTACAGTTACACATAGTGCTGGTGAAGCATCAACACCTAGTGTTGCAGCCGACCTTGCAACAACAAGTGCAGTTGGTGTTGCATCATTTAACTCTACAGACTTTACAGTAACTTCTGGTAATGTTGAGTTGGTTGATGAAGCAATTCAAGATGTGGCAGGTGCTCAATTAGCAACTAATGGTTCACATACTGGTATCACTGCAACATATGATGATGCTGGTGATGGGGCAATTGACCTTGCACTAATAACAGAAAATGTAGAAGATATAACTGGTGCTCAATTAGCAACCAATGGTTCCCATACAGGAATAACTGCAACTTACGATGATGCTGGAGATGGTGCAATAGACCTTGCATTAGTAACAGAGAATGTACAAGACATTGCTGGAGCTCAACTTGCAACTAATGGTTCACATACTGGTATCTCATTTACATATGATGATGCTGGTGATGGTGCTATAGATGCAGTAGTAAGTGGTGCAGCTGCAACTATCATATCAGATTTTGGTGAAGCAGTTGCCGACACAGTAGGGGCAATGTTCAGTGGAAACACAGAAACAAACATAACAGCAACATATGTTGATGATGATAATACTATTGACTTAGCCGTTTCTGGTAATATGTCTAGTATCGTATCAGATTATCAAGAAGCAATCGAAGATGTTGTAGGTGCAATGGTAGGTTCTAATACCGAAAGTGGTATTGCTGTAACATACGATGACACAAATGGTAAGTTAGACTTTGATGTATCAGACCCAACGATTACTCTTGCTGGAGATTTAGGTGGTTCTGCAACAATAACTAACTTAGGAAATGCAACCTTAACTGCAACAATACAAGCTGGTTCTGTAGAAAACAGTATGTTAGCAGGTTCAATTGCAAACAGTAATCTTGCAAATTCAACAATAACAGTTTCCGATGGTTCTAACACAACTGCAACTGCATTGGGTGGAACAATAACATTTGCTGGTACTTCAAACGAAGTAGATGTTGCAGAGAGTTCTGGAACAATTACATATGGACTACCATCTGATGTAACAATATCAAACGACTTAACAGTTAGTGGAGACTTAACAGTTACAGGGTCAACAACTCAAACTGGTGCTGTAGTAACAGACAATAACTTTACAGGGTTAACAAATGCAAACTCTGGAAACTCAACAGACTTTGGTTTCTATGGTAAGTATGTAGAATCTTCAACCACAAAATATGCTGGTTTATTCTACGATGCATCAACTGATAATACATTCAGACTCTTTAGAGATACAGAAACAGTACCTTCAACAACAGTAAATACTTCTGCATCTGGTTATGGTGTTGCAACTCTAGTTGCAAATATTACAGGTGATGTTAGTGGTTCATCTGGAAGTACAACAGGTAACGCTGCTACTGCAACAGCACTTGCAAGTGCAAGAACTATTAGTGGTGTAAGTTTTGATGGTACTGCAAACATAACTTTAGATACAGACGACATTGGTGAAGGTTCAAGTAACCTCTATCATACAAGTGAAAGAGTACAAGATGTTGCTGGTGCTCAATTAGCAACTAATGGTTCACATACTGGTGTTTCAGTTGCATATGACGATGCTGGAGATGGTGCAATTGATATAACAGTTGCAAACTCAGACTTTGCATTGACTGGTGATGTAACTGGTACTGTAACACAGACTGCAAAAGGTAATGTATCAATTGCAACTACGATTGCAGCTGACTCAGTTGCATTAGGAACTGATACTACTGGTAATTATGTTGCTGGAGTAAGTGGTGGAACTGGTGTTTCAGTTAGTGGTTCTGGTTCAGAGAATGCAACTGCAACAGTTTCAATTGGACAAGCAGTAGCAACAACTAGTGATGTAACCTTTGCAGATATAGCTGCAACTGGTGATGTAACAATTACTGGTGACTTAACAATAAATGGTACAACAACTACTGCATCATCTACTAACACTGTAATTGCAGATAGATTAATAGAATTAGGAAATGGAACTACTGGAACTCCAGCCAATGATATGGGTATTGTTCTTGAAAGAGGTTCATCCGATAATGTGTTTATTGGTTGGGACGAAAGTGCAGATGTAGTTACAGTAGGAACTGGTTCATTTACAGGTGCATCAACTGGTGACTTAACAATAACAGCAGCTGCTTTAACAGCTGGAGAGTTCACTGGTACTGGTGGTACATTTGGTAATGTTCAAGTAGGTGTAACAGGAGATGGAGAGATTGATACAAGTTCTGGTAACTTAACAATCGATTCTGCTGGTGGTACAACTACAATAGATGATACTGTATCAATAAGTGGAGCTGCAACAACAGACTATACAACAATTGGAAGTAGTGCAAAATCATTCAGAAATGTGTTCATTCACGACTCTGCACCGAGTGGTTCAGATGGTGCTGTGGGTGACATCTGGGTAACCTACTAAATACAGTAGTAGATAATGAATAGGAGTGAAGTCAGATAATGGCATCAAAGATAAAGACAGGCCCAACAACTTGGACAGATACCTATGGTATGAGGGTAAAGACGCCTGGTGGGTGGAATAAGGTAGTTGATGTTAAGAGGAAAACTCCTACTGGGTGGCAGTTTGTTACTGGTACAATACAGGTAACTCAACCTTATCAACAGACTTATCAACAACCATATCAGCAACCCTTTCAACAACCTTATCAACAACCATATCAGCAACAGAATAGTAGACCTTCTACTTATGAAGTAACTATACCTCGACCTGCTAACTACGAACAGACTATACCTAGACCGAATCAATACGAACAAACGATTCCTAGACCTGCTAACTACGAACAGACTATACCTAGACCTTCTAGTTATGAACAAACTATACCTAGACCTTCTAGTTATGAACAAACTATACCTAGACCAAATAGTTACGAACAGACAATACCAAGACCTACTACCTATCAGACACAAGGTACTAGGCCTGCATTCTATCAGTCTCAAGGTACTAGACCTGCTTCATATGAGCAGACGATACCAAGACCTGCTTCATATGAACAGACGATACCAAGACCTGCTAACTACGAACAAACAATTCCTAGACCAGCTTTTTATCAGACACAGGGTACACACTTTTATCAAACCCAACATTTGCATCACTTCTATCAGACACAAGGGTCTCACTTTTATCAGACACAGGGTACATCATTTCACCAGCACCAAAATGCTGGGTTCCACCAAATACAGAACTCTAGACCAACTACTTATCAGATACAAAATGCAAGACCTACTTTCTATCAAACTCAGATAGCTGGATTCTTCCAGCCTGGGCCAGGTTTTAAAAATGGTGGTGGTACATGGTATCCACCTTCACAGCATCAGAATGCAAGACCTACTTTCTATCAAACACAAGGTAGTAGACCAGCATTCTACCAGACACAAGGTACACACTTTTATCAGACACAGCATTTACATCACTTCTATCAGATTCAGAATCAAGGATTCCATCAGATACAGAATGCATCATTTCACCAACACCAGAATGCTGGATTCCATCAAGTGCAAAATTCTAGACCTACTTCTTATGAGGTTACTATTCCAAGACCTACTTCTTATGAGGTAACAATATCTAGGCCTACAAGTTATGAGGTAACTATACCAAGACCGACTACTTATCAGATACAAAATGCAAGACCTACAACTTATCAGATACAAAACTCTAGGCCATCTTCATACGAGGTTACAATATCTAGACCTACTTCTTATGAAGTGACTATACCTAGACCTACTTCTTATGAAGTAACAATACCTAGACCAACAAGTTATGAGGTAACAATACCTAGACCAACAAGTTATGAGGTAACAATACCGAGACCTACATCATATGAGGTTACTATTCCAAGACCTACTTCATATGAACAGACGATAAGTAGACCAACTACTTATCAAGTTACTGCACCTAGACCAGCAACTCGTCCAACAACGAGACCTGCTACTAGACCAAGTACAAGACCATCAACAAGACCAGTCTCTACATGGGATGGAGACCTTGCTAAGCCTTGGGATGGTTCATCAGATTAATGATTTGAAAGGGTAACTATATACCCTTATAAACTTTATATTATGGAGAAATTATGTTATTAGTATATGACGACAACAATACTCTTCACCTAAGAAATGAAAGAGGACTACGATGGAGTTATGAGAGAACAGACCGACCAGAGTTGGGGTTCGATTTTGACTACCTATTCTATAACCCACCAGAAGATGAATTCTATGAACTCAATGGTGAGGCACAACCCTTAAGTCAAGAACAACTTGACCAAGTAAAAGAGTATATCTCTTTATCAGAACCGCCTGATGTAATCACCTTACAAGACCAACATATAGGTGATTTAAAAGACCATATCAATCAACAACTAGATGGAATCCTAGATGATTTAGGATATCATGGTTGGGTTGAAGTAATGTTAGTTGGTAGAGAGGGTTCACAAGACCCATATCGTGCAGAATCAAGACGAGTTCTTGAGTTTAGAGACTGGATATTTCAGACTTTTTATAGACTTGAAGAAGAAATTCGTTTAACTGTAGATGCAGATTTACTATCTTTGGATGCTTATATCCAGAAATTACCAACTATTCCAAGAGCAGAATGGTTCTCTAGAGGGGATAGACCTATTGCAGAAAGACTTAAACTTCTTGCAGATAGTGACACTTTAGATGTAAATGAAGGTGAGTCAGCACTAGGGGAAGATAAGAGAGCAGTCTAATGTCCGATAGAGATTTATTCTCTTGGATAGACGAACCTCTTAAAATAGTTCACCTAGAGAAATCACAACCATTAAAACAACTTCCACATAAAGAATGTTGGATAATTGATAATTGGTTACCAGATTCCATCTTCCAATCTTGGATAGATTGGAGAAGTCAATCAGTCAATTGGGGATTATCTAATAGAGTAATAAGGGATGGAGAGAAACAACACCTATATTGGGGTGAGTCTTTCTATACTTCTTTACGAGAAATTAAAGCTTATCATGGTGGAGATAAGTTAAGAATTCAACCTTTATCAAAAAGAAGATGGAGTAATGTCTCTCCAGATTGGAGAAAAACAGTCATTAATACTAATGAATCTGGATATTGTCATCCACTTGTTGATAATATTATATGGAGATTGCAACAAGAATTTAGATTTGACTGGGTTAGATTTCAATATTGTGGAATGAATGGACAGATAACTGGACAGGATGGAACACTTCATGAGGACACTCATAAGGGTGAGGATGGTATTAATAACCTAACATTTCTCTTTTATGACCAACCTTACTGGGAAGATGACTGGGGTGGTGATTTAATCTTCTATGATAGTAGGTGTCATGATGAACAATTTGGTAAAGGTATATTAGAAAACGAAGAAGAATATGAGATTGGTCGTGTTCAATATAAACCTAATAGACTAGTTGTGGTTAATGGAATGATTACACACAGACATCCAGGCCCAACTGCACCATATGAGAAACCACATTTTCCTTTTAGAACTTCTTTAGTTTGTCGTGGGGATGAAATAAAGTTGTGGGACAAAGGAGTATATAAACATAAAGAATATGAATACTAAAATAATTTTAATAATGGGATTGCCAGGCTCTGGTAAAACCACTCTTGCAAAACATCTATTAGACTACATTGATGCAGAACATTATGAAGCAGATGTTATTAGACAGATAGAAAACGACTGGGACTTCTCCGAAGAAGGGAGAATGAGACAAGTATATCGAATGAGAGAACTTGCACAAACAACTAAAAGACCATATGCAATATGTGATTTTGTTTGTCCTTTAGTAGAAGGTAGAGAAATTTTACAACCAGATATAGTTATCTGGATGAATACTATTGAGAAAGGAAGGTTTGAAGACACCAATCAAGTGTTTGTAGAACCAGAAAAAGTCGATTATCTGGTTACAGATTACAATGCAGAACTACATTCAGAGGTCATTTCTAGAACAATTCTAGAAACTTCTGCAATTTCTTTTGACCCTAAACTACCAACTACACAGATGTTGGGCAGATATCAACCATTTCATGATGGTCATCTTGCATTATTTGAGAGGTGTCATGAACAAACTGGTCAAGTAGTTATCATGGTAAGGGATATGCCAGCAGATATAAAGAACCCTTTTGACTTTAAAACCATTAAACAAAACATTAAATTATATCTTCTAGGGGAAGGATACGAAGAAAATCATGATTATGTTATCATCAAAGTACCTAATATTGTAGATATTAGTTATGGTAGAGATGTAGGATATAGTATAACCGAACATAAATTTGATAAAGATGTAGAGGAAATTAGTGCAACAGAGATAAGGAGACAGATTGGCATCAAGGAAAATTAGTCTTATAAAGAGTGTCAGTTATAGAGTTTTAGCAATTTCTATCACTGGTCTTACTGGTTACTTCGTAACTGGGAGTCTAATTTTTGCAGCCACGATAGTCTACATAGATACTTTATTGAAGATAGTATTCTATTATTGGCATGAAAGAGTATGGGAAAGAATACAAAAGAAGATGAAAAAGAATAAAGATTGGAGAATTGGAACAGTATGGGAAAAGAGGAAGTAGGTAAATGTCCTATAGACCACTCTAAACCAAAGAAGTCTATAAGAGCATCTGGAACATTTGATAGGAGTGAGACTCATACTATCAAGTTTACTACGCCTTGGGATGATGCATTTGATGTATTCCAACCAGTTCCGATGTCCGAAGCACAACCAGATTGGTGGAATAAACTATCAATATATGTCCATGATGACAAGTTTACTAAACAACAAACTGGTAAAGGATGTCCATCTATGCATGATATTATGAATACTGGGTACATTATTAGAACCCACAAGACTATATTAGTTGTTCAAATACCAGATTGTGAAGACAAAGAAGAACCATATAGTGACCCAGAGTTTCAATGTACTTGGTGTGATGAGACATGTGACCCAGAATCAGAAGTAGGAAAGAGACATAGAAGGTTACACAACCACGACCAAGGCGGTACTGCATATGTAATTAAAGATGAATATGTAGAAGATATGACTCAATATATGAGAGAATGTATCGAAAATGATGTAGGTAGAAGAGATATGTATTTCGATTTACTCAATGAAGAACATCAATCAAACAAATGGATTGACTGGAGATATGAAATAACAGGTGGTCACAATGGCGGTCAACTGTTAGGTTCAGATTTTGACCATAGGTTGTCTATAAAATTCAGACAGCCTTGGACAATTTCTACTCCAGAAGGTACATCGTGTTATTGGTTAGACCCATTTCTAAAGATGAATGACAACTGGACAGCAATGCAAGGTGTCATTGATACTGATGGGTTTAACCAAATTGATACGAATTGTATAACAATTATACATCCATTAACTAATGAAAACTTTATTATACCGAAAGGAACACCAATTGTCCAGATAGTTCCCTTTGTTAGAACTAAGTGGAAACACGAATTGGAATTAAATATGGACATAAAACAAGACTTCATGCATACACCAGAGATGAAAGAGTTGGGAGAAAAGGGTGAGAGTGGTGATGGTAAAAAGAATGTTTACAGAAAAAACTTCTGGGAAGTAAAGGAGTTTAAGTAATGTTACATCAATTATTTCCAACTAATGTATTCACTTTTAACATGATAGGGGATGACCCATACTATCAGATGTCAGAAAAGAACTGGGATAAGTTAATTAAAGAGTCTTATACCATGAGAAAGAAAGACCCAGTAGGAAGATTTAGGTCAAATGATGAGAGTGGATGGCAGTCTAACGATGGTGTAGAGAACAATGCAGTCTTCCAACCCATGCTTAATAGAATGAATAGGTTCTTTGACAAGGAAGTATTTCCTTTCTATGGTGCAACTGATAACGAATTAAAACTACAACATGGTAATTATTGGGTTAATATAAATGGATTAGGTGGTCATAATCATGCACATACACATCCAGGCTGTTGGTATTCTGGAGTAATATACCTACAAGTACCTAAAGGAATGGATAGAGGTGGACTACAAATCATAGACCAGAACATAAAACACATGTCTCAGTTCCCTTTAATGTCTAACAGAAGTGATATGTGGTGGAGAGTTCAACCAGAAAAAGGATTATTAATATTATTTCCTTCTGGAATATATCATTTCGTAGAACCTAACGATGCAGATGGAGATAGAATTTCTATTGCATTTAATAATTCTTTTGTTGATAGACAAGTTATTGCAAACCATTACGATGAACTTCCTTATGGAATGGTTAACACACATCCAGAACAAACACCAAAAAGATATGATGATAGTATAGTAGTGCAACCAGATGGCACTTTAGAATTCCCTAAATAGTAAGATAAACACGAGGATTCTCAATGGACAACGAAATGACACACTTAATCTGGAACTTTGTATTGACTGCCGGAGCAGCGGGAGTTGGTTGGTGGGTCATTAATATGCACAACGAATTGAAACGAGTAGAGATTTTGTTGAACAGGACTAGGGAAGAAGTAGCGAGAGACTACATTCAGAAAGATGATTTGGAAAGAGCAATGAGACCAATTGTAGAATCCATAGAGAAAATTGACTCTAAATTAGACGATTTTCTAATCTCAAATCAAAAATAACCTAAATACTGTTAGAACAAAATTTTTAATTCTAATGGAAAATAGGTTATGGCATCACCAAACAGTAAATCAACACTAAAAGAATATGCATTAAGACAACTGGGGAAACCAGTTATAGAGGTTAATGTTGATGACGACCAAGTAGATGACATCATAGATGATTGTCTACAGTATTATAAAGAGTACCATTATGATGGTACAATGAGAACATATCTCAAACATCAAATTAATTCTACTGATTTAACAAACCAAAGACTAGATGCATCAATGACGCAGTCATCAACTGGGTCACACATATCAAGTACAATGTCCTTTAAAGAGGGACAAGGATATGTGGTTATGCCAGAATCAGTTATGTCTGTTCTTAGAATCTTTCCATTCACCGATAAATCTGGACTCAATATGTTTGATATGAGATATCAGTTAAGGTTACATGACCTTTATGACTTATCTTCTACATCTATATTGCAGTATGAGATGGTACAGAACCATGTCCAGTTACTAGATGAACTATTAGTTGGTGAGGTTCCAGTAAGATATAACAAAGTACAGAATAGATTATATCTTGATTTGGATTGGACAAATGCAGTTGCAAACACAGACTGGATTATTATAGATTGCTATCGTGCAATTGACCCAACTACATTTACAGATGTTTACAATGACATATGGTTAAAGAGATATGTCACTGCAAAGATTAAAGGTCAGTGGGGAAGGAACATGTCTAAGTTTGAAGGTATTCAATTGCCAGGCGGAGTTACACTAAACACTCGACAAATGATAGAAGATTCAAACGAGGAAATAACTAGATTAGAAGAAGAGAGTAACTTACAACAGACTGAATCTGCTATTATGTTGGGGTAAATTATGCCTACTAATGTATTTTTTAATCATGCAGTCGATTCTGAACAGAACTTAGTTGAAGACTTAGTAGTTGAATCGTTAAGACTTTATGGTCATGAAGTTTATTATATGCCACGAAAAATCGTGGATGAGGATTCTCTTTTAGGAGAAGACCCTTCAAGTAAATTTGATGATGCATATCAAGTTGAAATGTATATCGAAAACACCGAAGGGTTTGAAGGTGAAGGTGACCTATTAACTAAATTTGGTGTTGAGTTAAGAGACCAATGTACTTTTGTTCTTGCAAAAAGAACATGGGATAGATTCATATCCTTAGATTCAAACCTAGTAACAACATTCAGACCACAAGAAGGAGACTTAGTTTACTTCCCAATGGGAAACCAAGTCTTTGAAATAAGATTTGTAGAACATGAGAATCCATTCTATCAACTAGGTAAAATATTTGTATTCAAACTTTCATGTGAAACATTTGATTACTCACACGAAGAATTCGATACTGGAGTGGCTGCACTTGATAACATTGAAGACCAACACTCTTATCAAATATCAATGGTTCTTGGAACAGGTGGTTCTGGAACCTTCACTGTTGGTGAGACAGTAACACAAACAGTTAATACTGGTTATACTGTATCTGGTAATGTAGTTAATTGGGATGCAAGTACAAGGACATTGTATGTTAATAACATAACATTCTCTGATACTGGAGTACCAACACAATACAATATGTTTGTATTAAGTTCTAATGCAAATGCTGGAAACATTGTTGGTGCAACAAGTAGTGCAAGTTGGGAAGTAACCACTGCACCTAATACGATTGCAATAATACAAGACCCAACAGCAGATAACCAAGACTTTGAAACAGCAGGTGATAATATAATAGACTTTAGTGAGTCAAACCCATTTGGGAGTGTAACATAAGATGTTAGGTAAGGCACATTTCTACCATGAAGCAATAAAGAGGTCAGTATCAGTATTTGGTACTGTCTTTAATGATATTGAGATTTCAAGAACTAAAGGTTCATCAACTCAATTCATGAAAGTTCCTATTGCATATGGCCCGAAACAGAAATGGATACAAAGACTAGATGCAATGCCCAACTTAGGTGCAGATGATTCATCAAGAGTTGCAGTAGTATTACCTAGACTTGCATTTGAAATAACAGGATTAACTTACGATTCCCAAAGAAAATTGGGGAAACTTAAACAATATAAACTTAAAGAAACTGGAGACAATACTGTTCTTAGAACACAATTTGCACCAGTACCATACAATATTACTTTTGATTTAACTGCAATGGCAAAGAATACTGAGGACTGTTTACAAATAGTAGAACAGATTCTACCATTCTTTACACCAGACTTTACTGTAACTATAACAACTGTTCCTAATACTTCTGAGAAAAGAGATGTTCCTATAGTCTTAGAGTCAGTTGCTTATAATGATGAGTACGAAGGTGACTTCCAAACTAGACGAGTAGTCACATGGACTTTAGGATTTACAATGAAAACTTACCTATATGGAAATATAACTCAATCAGAAGTTATCAGAGATGTTCGTGCAAGAACCTATATATCTGATGATGGTAAAGCAGATGTTGCTGCTGGAAGGTCTAGTGAAGTGAAAGTAGTACCTAATCCTACTAGTGCAGATGTAGATGTTGCACCAGTAAGTTATACTGAGACCTTAAACTTCTTTGATGGAGATGATTTCACATATGGTGACGATGATACAACAATTTAATTATGAACAATATAGACCAAAAACTAGATGACCTTCTAGACATCAATAACGAAGCTTCCAAGGCATTAGTCGATGGAAGAATAGAAAAGAAACCAATAGTCGTTAACGACTCAGACACCAGACATGAAGATAGAGGTGTCGATTACAAATATACTAGAAACACATTATACAATCTTGTTGAGAGAGGACAAGATGCAATAGAGGGTATTCTTGACCTTGCAAAAGAGTCAGAACATCCTAGAACCTATGAAGTCGCAGGACAATTAATAAAGACTGTTGCAGATACCTCTGAAAAACTCTTACAGATTCAAAAACAAATGCAAGATTTAGAGGGGTCAAGACCTCAAGCACAGAAGACAACTAATCAACTCTTCGTAGGTTCTACAGCAGAATTACAGAAACTATTGAAGAAGAACAATGACTCAAGTTAAAAACGAAGGTTACTTAGGTAATATAAATGTCAAACGAGCTGGTGTCGAACAAGGTTGGACACAAGACCAAGTTGATGAGTATATTAAATGTTCAGAAAACCCAAACCATTTTATAGAAAATTATGTTAAAATTATCTCACTTGACGAGGGGCTTGTCAACTTTAGGTTGTATGATTATCAAGAGCGTCTTATTGACCACTTTCATGATAATCGTTTTAGTGTCTGCTTGGCTTGTAGACAGAGTGGAAAGTCGATTACAGTATGTGCATACCTACTCTGGTATGTCTGTTTCCATCCAGAACAAACAGTGGCCGTACTTGCCAACAAGGGGTCTACTGCAAGAGAGATGTTGGCCAGAATCACTACAATGCTTGAACACATTCCCTTCTTCTTACAGCCAGGCACAAAGGTACTCAATAAGGGTTCCATTAATTTTGAAAACAACTCAAGAATAATTGCAAGTGCTACATCTGCAGCTTCTATTCGTGGACTGTCTGTTAATTTACTATACTTAGATGAGTTTGCATTCGTAGAAAATGCAGAAGTATTCTATACTGGTACATATCCAGTAATCACATCTGGTAAAAATTCTAAGGTTATTGTTACCTCTACTGCAAATGGTGTAGGTAATATGTTCCATAAGATATGGGAAGGTGCAATAACTGGGTCAAGTCAATATAAACATTTCCAAGTTGACTGGAGTGATGTTCCAGGCCGTGATAAGAAATGGAAAGAAGAGACCATTGCAAATACATCACAGATGCAGTTTGAACAAGAATTTGGTAATTCTTTCTTAGGAACTGGTAGAACTCTTATCCAAGCAGATACATTATTGGGAATGCATGGTGCAAATGCACAAGAATTATATGGGGCAATTAAGGTATATCATAGACCAAAAGAGAACCATACTTACATAATGACAGTGGATGTTGCAGAAGGTAAGGGATTAGATTATTCTGCATGGAGTATTATAGACATAACAAAGGGTAATGAGTGGCATCAAGTATGTACATTTAGAGACAATATGATATCACCATTGTTACTTCCAGACCTAATTAATAAGTGGGGAATTGCATATAACAATGCAATGGTGATTGTAGAGAACAATGGACAGGGTGCAATGGTATGTAATGAGATGCATTATAACTTAGAATACGATAATATGTTCATGTCTAACACAATAAAATCAGATGGAATAGGTCTTAGGATGACCAGAAAGACAAAAGCAATAGGATGTGCAACCCTAAAAGAAGTCTTAGAAGAGAATAAACTACATATTCCAGACAGTCATACCATACAAGAGTTAACTACATTTGTAAGTAAAGGACAATCATGGGAGGCAGATGGTGGTAATCATGATGACATGGTAATGACTTTAGTTCTATTTGGGTGGTTTGTTTCCACTCCATTGTTCACTGATATGACAGATGAACAACTTAAAATGTTATTATTTGCAGAAAGACAGAGAGAGATAGAGGAAGATGTCCTACCTTTTGGTATAATAAATAGTTACAATGAAGAAGAAGAAGAGAGTTTTGTAGATGGAGAAGGTGATGTTTGGACTACTGATAGAAGATTTCCAAACAAATTTTGGTAGATGAAAGTTAAAAGAAATAAATATAAACTCGCAGAAGGTACAGAACACGAAAGAGATTATGGAGTTATTGTTCCATTTGGCCCTTTAGAATTTGATATTGAAGAGATGAAAGACTATATTCTTAGTGATGAAGGTCGAAAAGTTATAGAAAGAGAACATTGGGTAGACCCTAACATACCATATAACTGGGCAAAACTACCAAGAAAGTGTTTCTTTGATGCATATTATAATGTAAAAGAGACTTTCTATAACAATGTTACATCTCTGGGAATCGACACTGGAGTCCCACATATGTTTCATGGGTGGATAAACATATTTGAGAAAGGGGATAGAATACACTGGCATTCCCATACTCAGACAGAAGAAAAGAATTTTTATCATGGTGTTATCTGTATAACCGATGGTGGTGGGTCATATACAGAGTATAGACATCATGAAACTAAGGAAGAATTGTATCAAATACCATCCCAAGTAGGGTATGGACACTTTATAGCAGACATGTTAACAGAACATAGGTCATCTATTAATGAATCTGATGAACCTAGAATAACAATTGCATTTGATATTATACCACATTATGACTATATTGGTCAATGGGATTGTGCTAATGCAAAACACTTTATTCCATTCTGTTAAAGTGTAAATGACAAGAATACTAAATAGATTATGACGAATTAATAAAACATATTTGATTCGGCAAAGTAAAATAAATGTTAATTATCATTATAGGGGAAAACTAACATGGCATTTCAAGTATCACCTGGCGTACAGGTAAAAGAAATAGATGTTACTAATGTAGTTCCAGCTGTATCATCAAGTATTGGTGGATATGCTGGTATGTTTAGTTGGGGCCCAATTGATGAAGTAAGAAACATTGTTTCTGAGAAGCAATTAGTAGATACCTTTGGGGAACCTACTGATACCAATATCGGAAGAGAACACTTTTACAGTGTTGCAACATTCTTGAGATATGCAAATGTGATTAAGGTCGTAAGGGCATTAAACTCAAGTTCATTGAATGCAACATCTGGTGGTTCTTCTGGTTTACTCGTTAAAAACAAGACTCACTATACAGAATCTTTTGAAGATGGTAGTGGTACTGTTGGAGACTGGGGTGCAAAATATGCTGGTGCTTTAGGAAATAGTTTGAAAGTTTCAATGTGCTCTGGTAGTGCAGCTTTCAGTGATAGTAATGTAACCACACTAGATGCTGACCCAGCATTAGGTGCAACCTCTTTAGGAGTTGCAGCTGCTGAGAAGTTTGTAGTTGGTGATAGAATTACTGTTGCTGGAGATACTAATAAGTATGCTGTTACTGCAATCGCATTTGACTCTGGTTCCTCTGGTGCTGGAGATATAACTATTCATCTTGCTTCTGATAAGACAAAAGGATTACAAGTTGATGTTGCAAGTGGTGTGAATGTTTCCAGAGAATGGGAATTCGCAACTTACTTCGACACAGCTCCAGGCACTTCACCAAATGCAACCGATAAGGGTGCATCTAACGATGAAATGCATGTGGTAGTTGTAGACGAAGATGGGGATATCACTGGACAAGTTGGAGAAATCTTAGAGACTTTCTCTAATGTATCCAAAGCAACTGATGCAAAAGATTCTTTTGGTGCTTCAAACTATTACAAGAATGTAGTCAGAGACCAATCTGGTTACCTTTGGTGGTTAGACCACAACTCTAACTTAACTACAGTTGGTGTAACATTACAAAATGCTGGTACAGGTCGTACTTTCAGTACATACAGTCTACCAGTAACAAATAGTTTATCTAATGGTGCTGATGGAGAACAACCTACTTCTGCTCAGAAAAATACTGGTTACTCAACTTACTTGGGTGATGCAGAAACAGTAGATGTAGACTTCCTAATTGCAGGGCCAAACTCTGCTGACAATGGAAGTGGAACCGAAGTCGCAACAGTTGCCGAAGCTACAACACATATCAACAATCTAATCACAATTGCCGAGTCAAGGAAAGATTGCGTGGTAGTTTGTAGCCCAAGACGAGCAGATGTTGTTAACAATGTAGGTTCTGAACAGAGTTCAGTCACAACATTAGCAGACACACTTACATCAAGTTCATATGCAGTTATGGATAGTAACTGGTTGTACATGTACGATAAGTACAACGACCAATACTGTTATGTACCTGCTTGTGGTTCTACAGCTGGTCTTATGGCAAGAACAGATTTAGTAAGAGACGCATGGTATTCACCTGCTGGTTTCAATAGAGGTCAGTATCTTGGTGTAACCAAACTTGCATTCAATCCTAATCAAGCAGAAAGGGATGAACTTTACAAGAAGAGAGTTAACCCAGTAGTAACTTTCCCAGGCGAGGGAACAATACTATTTGGAGATAAAACTCTATTAAGTAATCCAAGTGCATTTGATAGAATCAATGTACGAAGATTATTCATCGTATTAGAGAAAGCAATATCAACTGCTGCTAAGTTCCAACTCTTTGAATTCAATGATGCATTCACAAGAGCAAACTTTAGAGCAACAGTAGAACCTTTCTTAAGGGCGGTGCAAGGAAGACGAGGTATCGTAGATTTCCAAGTTATTTGTGACGAAACAAATAACCCACAGGCAGTCGTAGATGCTAACCAATTCCAAGCATCAATTTTCGTTAAACCTAATAAGAGTATCAACTTTATCACTCTTAACTTCGTGGCTGCAAGGTCTGGAGTTGAATTTGAAGAAGTATATGGTGCTACTAACACACTAGCTGGAAGTTAAGGAGTAAAAAATGGCAACAATAGACCAATTTAAAGCACAATTAACATCTGGTGGTGTTCGTTCAAACAGGTTTCAAGTTTTCATTCCAAGAGCGGGTGAAAGAGTTGAATTTTTAGTTAAAGCTGCACAGATTCCTGCCGAAACTTTCGGTGGGCCTATCGAAGTAAACTTTAGGGGTGCAAAACTAAAACTTCCAGGCGAAAGAACTTATGAAGATTGGACAGTTACAGTTCTAAACGATGTTGATTTTAGTATCAGAACAGGAATGGAAAATTGGATGGGTGAAATACAAGAAAGGGATAGTGGCGTTGGTGCAACTGACCTAGACTATCTTGTATCTCGTGCTTTTGTATCTCAGTTGCATAGGGACGAATCAGTTCTAGCAACTTATGAGTTCTTTAACATGTATCCTTCATCTATAGGGTCAATCTCTTTAGATATGGATACCGAAGAAGTACAAACATACGACATCACATTCACATACAGTCACTTTGAAAGAACAGTCTAATTAAGACTGTTACTTTCTTAGTGCTATAAATATATTTTATTATGGAATTATTTGGATTTGAAATAAATCGAAAGAAGAGGGAAGCAGAACAAAGGAATGCACCATCCTTTGTTGCACCTGTAAATGACGATGGGGCTCAAGTTATTGAGTCCTCACCTATGGGGTCGAATTTTGCTGGTGGACAATACCTCTCTTCTTATATTGATATGGAAGGTGCTATCAAGAGTGAGATTGACCTCATTCAAAGATATCGTTCCATGTCATTGATACCAGAGTGTGATGCAGCTGTTGACGATATCGTACAGGAAGCAATTGCAACCAACGATTTAGACAACACAGTAAGTATCAATTTGGATGGAATCAAAAATGGTGACTTATCTGATAATATCAAAGATACAGTCAGAAAAGAATTTGAACACATCCTATCTCTGTTAAGATTTAGAAATACAGGCCCAGACTTATTCAGAAAATGGTATATAGATGGTCGTGCATACTTCCACCTATTAACCGAAAAGGGTTCTCCTAAGAAGGGAATTCAAGGGTTAAGATATATTGACCCTATGAAAATCAAGAAGATTAGGGAAATCCATAAGAAGAAAGATGAGAAGACTGGTGTTGAGGTAATTGATAGGATTGAAGAATACTATCATTTCTCAGATGCTGGATTTGATAAAACTGGTACAAACAACAGTGGTCAAGTCCTAAAAATAAGTCCAGATGCAGTTATAATGGCATCGTCTGGAATGATGGATGCAACTAGAACTCAAGTAATAGGTTACCTACATAAAGCATTAAAAGCTGGTAATCAATTACGAATGATGGAAGATGCACTTGTAATTTATAGGATTGCAAGAGCCCCAGAGAGAAGAATTTTCTATATAGATGTAGGAAACCTTCCAAAAGTGAAGGCAGAACAGTATCTTGCAGATACGATGACTAGATATAAAAATAAACTAGTCTATAATGCTGACACTGGAGAAATCAGAGACGACAGAAGACATATGTCAATGTTGGAAGATTTCTGGTTACCAAGAAGAGAAGGTGGTAGAGGAACAGAAATAACTACTCTGCCAGGCGGACAGAACTTAGGTGAGATAGAAGATATAATCTATTTCCAAAAGAAACTGTATAAGGCACTTAATGTACCTATCAGTAGATTGGAAGCAGATGCACAATTCTCACTAGGTCGTGCAAGTGAAATTACAAGGGATGAGGTTAAGTTCTCACGATTTGTAGATAAACTAAGACATAAGTTTTCAGTTCTCTTCTTAGATTTGTTGAAGACTCAACTTATCTTAAAAGGTACGATGTCTGCCGAAGAGTTTGATAAAGCTCGAGAGTATATAACTTTCGACTTTCAAAAGGACTCACACTTTGTAGAAATGAAGGAAGCTGAAATCTACAGAGAAAGAGTTAACACACTCAGAGAAATGGATGAGTTTGTAGGTAAATACTACTCTCAGAACTGGGTAAGAAAGAACATCTTGCGTCAATCAGAAGATGAAATCGAAATTATTGATGGTGAGATTGAAAAAGATAAAGACAGTGGTGATGGGGAAGGAGAGGATGACTCTTTTGACCAATATTAAGAGGAATAAATGATGAGTAAAGAAAATATCAAAGACTTAGTTAATGCAATCGAGACTGGAGATAATGTCAAGGCAACTGATGCATTTCAGGCTGCAATGATAAATAAACAGGCAGATGCAATTGACTCTAAGAGACTTGATGTTCAGATGAATTGGATGGAAAAGGAATCTGGAGAATCAGAGAGTGAAGAAGTTTAAAGAACTAGTAAAAGACTTAAACGAAAAGAAGTTTAAACTACCTCGTGGAGAACAAGAGGTGGATTCATACTTCGAGAAAGGTCAAAGAGGCAAGAAAGTTGCCGTTATCATTGCAAAGAAGTCAAATAAATTTAAAGTTTATGTTGATGGACAAGAACTTGCTATCTATAAGAGTGAAAAGGAAGCAAGAAAGAATGCAAAACAATTAATTGCATTATTGGGTGAAGACTTAGATGACTTCATCGAACAGTTTTCAATTGAGGATTCATTTGGATTCTCAGATGGATTGGTGGGAAATCAATCCTATAGTGAACAAGAAGAAAAGGTTCACGAAATAAAATAAAGGAAAGAGAGACATGTTTTTAATATCAGAACAAATATCAGATAATGTGAATTTGATAACAGAAACCAATAAAGATGGTAAGAAAGAACAATATATTGAAGGTGTCTTTCTTCAAGCAGGAATAAAGAACAGAAATGGTCGTATTTACCCAATCGAAACGATGAAAAAAGAGGTAAATCGATACATCAAGGAATTCGTAAATAAGAAGCGTGCATATGGGGAACTGGGTCATCCAGAAGGCCCTACCATTAACTTAGAGAGGGTATCACACTTGATAACTGATTTAAGGGAAGATGGAAAGAATTTTATAGGTAAAGCTAAAATTCTCAGCACTCCAATGGGTAATATAGTTAAAGGACTGTTAAATGATGGTGCTAAACTAGGCGTGTCCAGTAGGGGTATGGGTTCAGTAGAACAAAGAGGAAATGCACAATATGTCCAAGACGATTTCATGCTAGCAACCGCTGCTGATATCGTTGCAGACCCTTCTGCACCAGATGCTTTCGTTGAAGGTATCATGGAAGGTGTAGAATGGGTTCAAGAGGGTGGAATCTTCAAAGCGAAAGAGATTGAATCTTGGAAAAGTCAGATTCAACAAACCAAACAACGCCATTTAGAAGAGAAGAAGTTAGAAATCATGAAAAACTTCTTCTCAAAATTATAAAATTTATAAATACTACACAGAGAAACAATTATGTTCTCGTTTTTTAATTAGTAAGTATTTAAAACTAGGGGATAAGTAAAATGTCTGAACAAGATATACAAAACCAAGAAACCGAAGTAGTCGAAGGTGCAGCTGTACCACAGGCGAAAGGTGCCGTTACCCCAGACCCAGATGCTCCTAAGAAAGCAGTTGCTGCAGTTGATAAAGCCGGAGATGCCACTAAACCTTCTAAAAAAAGGAAAGGTGACCAAGAAGGTGGAGACAAAGCAGCTCCTAAGCAGGAAGAGGTAGAGTCTGATAGTGATGAAGTCGTTGTAGAAGATTTGACCAAAATGGAAGCTCTTCGTGCAATTATTGAAGAACTAAAGGGTTTGGAAAAAGACGAAATTAAATCCCTCTATGCTGAAATGGTTAAGAAAGAAGAAGATGAAGATGATGAAGACGAAGATGACGATGAAGAAGTCGATGAGTCTACAAAAGCTGACCTTCTTAGAAAAATTGCTGAACATTTCAAGACAGAGGACGAAGATACTGTAAAAGAAGCATACGCTGCTATTACAGAGAAGAAAGAAGAAGTCGAAGATGACGAAGACGATTCAGAAGATGACGATGAGTCAGATGATGATGAAGATGAAGTCAAAGAGAAAACTAAGAAAGAAGAAGTAGAAATTGATATGTCTGATGACATTGAAGCTTTAATTTCTGGTGAAGACGAACTTTCAGAAGAATTCCAAAACAAAGCAAAAGTAGTTTTTGAAGCTGCTGTATCTGCAAAAGTAAACCAAATTCGAGAAGAACTTGAAAAAGAATCTCTTGAAAGAGTTGTTGAAACAACTGGTGAAATCAAAGAAGAACTTGTTACTAAAGTTGATTCTTTCCTTTCATATGTTGCAGAAGAGTGGGTTAAAGATAACGAACTTGCAATCGAGAGAGGACTTAAGTCCGAACTCACAGAGAATTTTATAACAGGTCTTAAAGACTTGTTTGAAGACCATTATGTTGAAGTTCCATCTGACAAACTAGATGTTGTCGATGAACTTGCTGGTAAAGTTGAAGAAGTTGAACAGAGACTTAACGAAGAAGTTTCTAAGAACATTGATTTAACTGCTTCCAATGAAGAACTAGTTAAAGACAAAGTGGTTCGAGAAGTTTCACAAGACTTAACTGAACAAGAAGTTGAGAAACTTGGTAAATTAATCGAAGACATAGATTTTAACGATGAGTTTGAATCAAATGTCAAAACCATCAAAGAGTCTTATTTTGACAACTCTGCTAAAGAGACTGTCCAATTAGACGAACAGATGGTGGCAAGTGAAGGAGAAGAAAGTGGTTCGACTGACGACAAAATCGTTGACCCAACCATGGCTGCCTACTCTGCCGCAATAAAGAGGGTTAACCCACTATAATGAATGGTGGTGTTAATTTAATATTAACTTTTCATTAGTAAAAATTTAAGGGGAAAACTATTATGTTTATGTCAGAATCTTTACAAGAAAAGTGGCAGCCGGTATTAGAACATCCTGATTTGCCTAAAATCGATGATTCATACAAAAGAGCAGTCACTTCTGTAGTTCTTGAAAACCAAGAAAGAGCCTTAAACGAAGACAGAGGAATGATATCTGAAGCATCACCAGTTAACGCTGCTGTTGGTTCCGATGGGTCTGGTATCTCAAACTGGGATCCAATCCTAATTTCTTTGGTTCGTAGGTCTCTACCTAACTTGGTTGCATACGACATTTGTGGTGTCCAACCTATGACTGGCCCAACTGGGTTAGTATTTGCAATGAAAGCTCGTTATAACGATAACACTTCAAGGTTAGCAATGACCGAGGCGTTATTTGACGAAGCAGATTCAGATTTCGCTGGTGCGGGAACACAAGCTGGAACAGACCCATTTGGGGATGCAGCCACTTATGCTTCTGGTACTGGTATGACTACTGCAGCAGGGGAGGCATTGGGTGACAGTGCTTCAAATCCTTTTGCTAGTATGGCTTTCACAATTGAGAAAGCAACTGTAACTGCAAAAACTAGAGCTCTCAAAGCAGAATACACTATTGAACTTGCACAAGACCTTAAAGCAATTCATGGTCTTGACGCAGAAACAGAACTTGCAAACATATTGTCTGCTGAAATCCTTGCGGAAATCAACAGAGAAGTTGTAAGAACTGTTAATGTTCAAGCTAAAACTGGTGCTCAGTCTGGTACTGCTAATGCTGGTCGATTTGACCTAGATGTTGATTCATCTGGTCGTTGGTCAGTTGAGAAATTTAAAGGCATGCTCTTCCATGTAGAAAGAGAAGCTAACACAATTGCAAGAGAATCAAGACGAGGAAAGGGTAACTTTATCCTTTGTTCTTCTGATGTAGCATCTGCACTAGCTATGGCTGGTGTACTTGACTACGCTCCTGCTCTCTCAACTAACCTAAATGTTGACGATGCTGGTAATACTTTTGCTGGTGTTCTTAATGGTAAGTATAAAGTCTATATTGACCCATACTACACATTAGACCCAGTAAGTGGTCACAGTAACGAAGGTTACATGACTGTTGGATATAGAGGTTCCAATCCTTATGATGCTGGTATATTCTACTGCCCATATGTTCCATTACAAATGGTTCGTGCGGTTGGTGAAAATACTTTCCAACCAAAAATTGGTTTCAAAACTCGATATGGAATGATTTCAAATCCATTCGTAGGTTCGTCTCCAAGTGATGGTCTTGCATCAGCAGGAAGTAACTTCTACTACAGAAAGGTCGAAGTAGAAAATATTCTATAAGAACTTTTCAAGTCAGAACGATTAAAGGGTCTCTTCGGAGACCCTTTTTTTATATACCTGCTTTTTTAATCTTATAAATAATAGTGTATATGATGAAATGGTTAGATAAAATAATAACAAAAAGAAGTGGTGGGAAGACCGAAGAAGATATCTACAAAGCTAGATGGGTCTGGTATCATACAATACTTGCATTCGAGATATTCTTAACGAATATATTACTCATTGCAATCCTACTTGCCATTTTATTAAAGGGGTAATTAATTATGATTAAAGAAATAATCAAAGGTGCCGTGTACATGATAAGTGGTGCAGTTATACTTGCAGCTATTTGGAGTGCAGACACTATGAGTGAAAGGAAAGCTCATTTTGATTCTAAGATGCAAGGTAAACAGAATATTAGAATCAATATTGGAGACGATGTTAAACATGGTTTACTGCAACACCATTTACATGGTGAAGATGGTAAGATAATCTGGCAGAAACAAGCCGACACTATATCTCTACCAGTAATTCCACAAGAAGAAATCGAAGTGGAAGTACCAGAAGCTATAGAAGAAGTTAGAGGATAATAATGTCACAAGTAAAAGATTTGGTCATTAAGATAGTAAATGACCACCTTGATGTAGATTCTAAACTAGAATCTAACTTTATGGATGATTTAGGTTCAGATTCATTAGATACTGTTGAACTAGTTTTACAGTTTGAAGAAGAATTTGAAATAGATATTCCAGATGAAGACGCAGAGAATTTAACAACTGTAGGTGCTGTTGTTGAATATATAGAAAACAATGGATAGGGACACATACAAATATGTGGAATCTAAAATTCCTTTATCAGAACATAAGTATAGGGGGTGGTTTTATCACTATCCAACTAAGAAGTTCTATAGATGGAATGATATCCCATATGAGGGAAGTAAATGACAACTAGAAGTATAGATGTAGCAACTTGGGCTGGTGATTTACCAGATAATCTTTCATACTTATCACCTACACAATTTGAGTTGGTAATTGCAAAGTTACCCTCAACAAAGTATTTTGCAACTGGTGCGAATATACCATCAGTTAGTTTAAATGCACTTGCACAGTCAACTAGGTTAGGAATACAACCACAGATGCCTGGCGATAGAGTTGCATTTTCAGAGTTCAATGTTAATTTCATCGTAGATGAAAACCTTGAAAACTGGAGAGAACTATACACTTGGATGATTCAAATAGCTCCTGGCTATGATTCCAATGAGTATAGAAAATTAATAGGGGCAAACGATAGAGTTGGACAAAAGTTCGATGATTCTGGAGACCCTAAGAAAATGTATTCCGATATGACAATGGTAGTAACAACTGCAGCCAATAATCCTAATCGTTATGTTAGAATATATGATTGTTTTCCGACAACACTTGCAGAGGTTACTATGGATACAACAACAACAGACAATCCTTATGTAGTTTGTAATGCTACTTTTGCATTTACCTACTTTGAGATTGCTACAACATCTTAATATGAACAGTGAAAGAATATTGGAAAGAAGTGTGGGAGTTTTGCAAAGCTGAACCAGTTTGGGCAGCGGTCTTTTTCTTTTGTGGATATCTAATAGGTATAGTGATAACTAACCCTTTTTAGGTAGACAAATTACCATTTTGTGGTATAATTATAGTATGAATTTAGAAAAAATCCGAGAAGAGTGGGCAAAAGATAGTGTCATCGATAAGATAGACATGGATAAAGTCTCGCTTGAAACTCCAAAATTACACTCAAAATACTTAGATGAACTCTCATCTAAAAGACTCAACTATAAAAAATACGAAGTAGAATATAACATTCTTCTCAAGAAGAAGTGGTTGTGGTATACTGATAAGTTATCTAAAGAAGAAATAGATGAACTGGGATGGTCTTATGACCCATTTGAAGGACATAAGGTCTTAAAGGCAGATTATAACTACTATTTCAATGCAGATAAAGACTTAACAGACCTTAAACTTAAGTTGGAATATCTTACTGAGTGTATTGATGTTTTGAAAGACATACTAAATATCCTTACATGGAGACATCAATCTATTAAAAATGCAATTGACTGGTTAAAATTCACTAACCCAGCAGGATAAATTATGCCATCTTTTTTACGAGAACCCTTAGTTATTATAGAAGACGCACTTTCAGTTGATGTGTGTGAAGAACTAAAGTATATTGGAACCCATTCAGAAAACCAGTATGGACAAATTGGTGATGGTGGTGAACATGTTGATATACGAAAATCTGGGGTTTCGTGGTTACCTAGAGATATGAAAATAGGTGATGGTAGGGAACTACAGAAAGATATCATTTGGCCGATGATAGTTAAAACTAATGAAGAATGGTTTGGGTTTGATTTAAACTACCATGAAGCAAGTCAATTCACTACTTACAAAGCACCAGATGAACACTATAACTGGCATGCAGATGGTGGGCCAGACTTATATCAGAATATAAGTGAAGAAGAACCACTATTTACAAACGATGAACTTCAAGTGGGTACATATCGTAAACTATCATATGTTATACAATTATGTCATCCAGATGAATATGATGGTGGGAAATTCCAATATATAGACCCTACAAGGAATATTGCACAGACAGATTGGGGTTTAATTGAAGAGACGATACCATTTAGAGCAATGGAACAAGGAAGTGCAATCTTTTTTAGTTCTATATTACATCATAGAGTTATGCCTGTTACCAAAGGTATAAGACATTCACTAGTAGGTTGGGTATGCGGGCCACCATTCAAATAGACAAAATTGATGAAACTCATATAAGAGTTACATCAGACGAGTCAGTTCAAAGAGAAATTTCAGAATATTTTACATTTCCAGTGCCGGGGGCAAAGTTTATGCCTTCTGTTAGGAACAGGTATTGGGATGGTAATATTCGTTTATACAATAATGAGAAACTATATACAGGATTGTATTATGCATTATATCAATTTGCTAAGGATAGGGAATATGACATTGAAGGATATAATTGGGAAACTGATGTTCAAGAAGCGGGATTTATTGAAAACTTACAACTACCCTTCGAGGTTCGAGATTATCAAAGTGAAGCTATATCGCATGCTATTAAGTACAGACGCTCTCTTTTGGTGTCACCTACTGCTAGCGGTAAGTCTCTTATTATCTATTGCATCGCACGACATTTCTTAAAAGTTCACAAGAAACCAGTATTAGTTATAGTACCCACAACCTCTCTGGTAGAACAGATGGCAACTGATTTCGAGGGATATGGGTATAATAAACCTATCGATAAAATGTATGGTGGTAATAAGGTAGGTGATACTGAGATAGTAGTTACTACTTGGCAGACCCTTAGCAGGATGCCTAGGGCCTTCTACAGCCATTTTGGATGTGTGTTTGGTGATGAGGCACATTTATTCAAAGCAAAGGTACTTACAGGTATCTTAGAGAAGATGAAAGACATCACACATAGATATGGAACAACAGGTACATTAGATGATTCACAAACACATAAACTCGTTCTTGAAGGACTATTCGGGCCCACTCGTTATGTTACTACTTCTAGTGACCTTATCGATGATGGAGTTCTTGCAGACTTAAATGTCCAATGTTTGGTACTTCAATACCCAAAAACTACATCCAAAGAGGTAGTTCAGATGGATTATCAACGAGAAATGGAATTTTTGGTAGATAATAACAAAAGAAATCGTTTTATTCGTAATTTAGTACAAGATAGGGGTGGCAATACCCTTATTCTCTTCCAATATGTAGAAAAACATGGAAAGGGGTTATATAATGACTTCCTACAACTAGGTGGTAACTTATTCTTCATATATGGTAAGACTGACACTATTGCACGAGAAGAGGCCAGAGCAATAGTAGAGAAGTCAGATAATGCCATTATTATTGCATCATATGGTACTTTCTCTACTGGAATTAATATAGAAAACCTAGATAATATAGTATTTGCAAGTCCTTCTAAGTCAAAAATAAGGATTTTACAGTCAATTGGAAGAGTTTTAAGGAAAGGAAAGACTGGAAAAGCAACTGTATATGATATTGCAGACGATTTATCTTTTGGAAAAAAAGAAAATTATACTCTAAAACACTTTAAAGAAAGGATAAATACTTACAATAGGGAGAAATTCCCATACACAATACACAACATTAAATTCAAATGAATTACAAATATCTAAGATTAAACACTGGTGAACACATCATTTCTGTTGTGGAACCAATTAAAGCAAACCAAGAGGTGAAGTTAATCATGCCTATGATTGCAGATATTGTTCCTTCCATGTTAGGACAAGGAACAATAATGAAACTATCACCTTTAATACCATATACAAGTGAAGACCACATTATAATGAGACTGACAGACATATCCTACTTTAGTAGTATTACACAACAATTTGTGGATTTTTATAAGAAAGGGGTAGATGACTGGGTACAGATACGAGACCATGTGGGTCTACAGGTAAGAACACCAAAGGAAGAACTTGCAGAAGGAAAGGCATTTCGCAGACTTATGGAACAACAAGTCAAACAATATGTCGATAACGAACTAGGGGATGTCCAGTTTGATATAGAAGAAGAACTGCAAGATATGATAATAGATGATGAAGACAATAAAAGGACTATTCATTAACATCCCTTTATAGTAATATATCCTTCCCTTTGGGACACAATTTATTTTATCATCGAACTTAAAAGCTGTCAAGTCTTTTTTTCTACTATTAGATGAAAATAACTATTGACAGATATGCATTATGGAGTATAATAGATACATATGGCACAAAAAGCAAAACCAGAACACTATGTAAATAACAAAGAGTTCACAGCAGCGATTACAGAACATAACCTTGCAGTTAGGAAAGCAGTCAAAGATGGAAAGGAACCACCTAGAGTTTCCGAGTATATTGGTGAGTGCATTTATAAAATTGCAACAAGGTTATCGACTAAACCAAATTTTATCAACTATTCTTATAGGGATGAAATGATTTGTGATGGAATTGAAAACTGTTTACAATATATAAACAACTTCAACCCAGAGAAATCTCAAAATGCGTTCGCATATATCACACAAATTATTTACTATGCATTCCTAAGAAGAATCCAGAAAGAAAAGAAACAGTCTGCAATTAAACAGAAGGCAATTATGAATTCTGGAATATTAACAGACATGGTAGACACTATGGATGGTGACACCAATCAGTATTCAAATTCGTATGTTGAGTTTTTACAAGACAATATGAATGAAATAACCTATAAACCTAGAGGTAAAAAGAAAAAAACCCAATCTAATAAAGGCGTTGAAAACTTTTATCAGTCCACAAAAAAATAATGAAGTTTGCTATTCTTAACGACACACATTGTGGTGTTCGTAACGATAACATACAATTTCACGAACTACAAAGAAAGTTTTATGAAGATGTATTTTTCCCTTATCTGTTAGAACACGACATCAAACATATAGTTCATCTTGGTGATTACTTTGACAAGAGAACTGGTATTAATTTCTTATCATTACAGAAAAACAAAGAACACTTTGTTGACCATCTTGATGAGTATGGTATTACTATGGATTTAATTCTTGGTAATCATGACTTGTATTATAAGAATACATCCGAAGTCAATTCACCACAAGCACTATTAAACCATCCTAATATAAAAATCTATGGTGATGTAATTACTAAAGATTATGATGGGTGTAAAGTATGTTTAGTGCCTTGGATTCATAGAACAAACATCGATGACACAGTAGAACACCTAGACACAACCAATGCTACTATTGCAATGGGTCATCTAGAAATCGAAGGTGCAATGATGATGCCAGGCTATTATTCAACTCATGGTTTGAGTCTGGATACCTTCAAAAGATTTGATAAAGTTTATAGTGGACATTTCCACACCAAATCAGAAATGAACAACCTAAGATATTTGGGTTCTCAAATGGAATTCACTTGGTCAGATTATGGAGATAAAAAATATTTTCATATATTTGATACAGAAACAAGAGAGGTACTTCCAGTTGCAAACCCTATTAGGATGTTTGAAAAAGTATTCTATGATGATTCCAAAGAAACAATGGAGTCAATTCAAGAAAAAGATTTCTCACATTTAAAAGATATGTTTGTCAAAGTGGTTGTTATGAGTAAAGACCAACCATATTGGTTTGACATGTTTATTGAAAAGATTACAAAAGCAGATGTAATCGACTTTAAAGTTGTAGAAGACCACGGCAACCTCGATATGATGGATGACGATGATGCACTATCAGATGCAGAAGATACACTTACAATTTTAACTAAACATATAGAAGGGATGGAAATCTCTGGAGAAAAATCTAAACTAGAACATTTGATGAGGTCTCTTTATTCAGAGGCTCTGGATGTTAATATTTGAAACGAGTAATATATAATATGAATGGAATAGTATACAGTGGTTCCTATACATGTGAAGGACATACAGTACATTTTAGAATCTTAGAAGATGATGTAGTAGACATCACTGAGGTAACTCAAATGCACAGTGCTCCAATAGGTAGAACATACACATCAACAAAAACAGTTGAATTAGATGAAGCAATCAAGATACAATCTGAATTTATAAAGTTGGGATATGATAAGATTTCATAGTGTAAAGTACAAAAACTTTCTTTCCACAGGCAACAAATTTACAGAAGTTTTTCTAGACAAAAGAAAAGCCTGTCTAGTTGTGGGTGAGAATGGAAGTGGTAAATCTACAATGTTAGATGCATTATGCTTTGGACTATTTGGAAAAGGATTTAGAAAAGTTTCAAAAAACATGTTAGTTAATACTATTAATGGTAGGCACATGGTAGTTGAGATTGAATTCTCAGTTGGACAGAAGAGATACAAAGTTGTTCGTGGTGCAAAACCAAATATCTTTGAAGTGTATCTACATGGTAAGTTACTTAATCAAGATGCAAACATGAGAGACTATCAAGAGTATCTCGAAAAACAAATTCTAAAATTAAACTACAAGGCATTTACTCAAGTAGTAATACTTGGTAGTTCAACCTTTACACCTTTCATGCAAATGGGTACTAATGATAGACGAGGTATTATTGAGGATATACTTGATATCAACATATTCTCTATTATGAATGATATCTTAAAGATTAGACAAGGTGCAATGAAGACTGAGTTACAAGAGATTGAATATGATATTAAATTATCACAAGATAGAATTGATACATACAAAGGTCATATTAAAGCATTAGGTGAAAATCGTAGACAAAAGGTTGCAGACTTTAGAGATAGTATTGCAAATTCTGAATCCCATGTAGAAGACCTACAAGTAGAAATAGATTCTTTTTTACAAGAAGTAGAAGATAATCTAAACCCTAAGATAAAAGATTTTGAAAAGTTAAAAGATAGACTACAACATACAGTAGAAATTGAAAGGAAACTACACGATGCATTTACTAAAGGTGAGGAACAACTAGACTTTTATGAGCATACAAAGACTTGTCCCACATGTAAACATGACTTGGAAGACGACTTCAAGGAAAAGAAACTCGAAGAGATTGCAGGCACGAACACAGAAATCACGAGGGGAATCAAAGAACTCGAACAGAAGGTTGCATCACTCGAAAAACAACTCGAAGATATCCAAGAGGTGCAAGAACAAATCAATGATATCAACAGAAAGGTATCTAAGAAACAGAATGAGATTAGTGCATCGCAACAATATATCACGAAAATCAACAAAGAGATTGATAAACTTGTATCAGAAAAACAGTCTGATGATTCCAAGAAGTTGGGAATAGAAACAAAAGCTTTAAAGAAACACGACACTAGAAAAGAAGAACTTGTAGATAAGAGACATTATTATGACCTTGCAGCTTTCTTATTGAAGGATAGTGGTATTAAGACCAAAATTGTTAAACAATATCTTCCAGTAATGAATAAGTTGATTAATAAATATCTTGCTTCAATGGACTTCTTTGTTCAGTTTGAGTTAGATGAGAACTTTAATGAGAATATAAAGTCTAGATATAGAGACGATTTTTCTTATGCAAACTTTAGTGAAGGGGAGAAAATGAGAATTGACCTTGCATTGTTATTCACTTGGAGAGCAATTGCAAAGTTAAAGAATAGTGTGAATACAAACCTATTGATGTTAGATGAAGTCTTTGACAGTTCACTGGATGAGGGTGGTACTGATGAGTTCATGAAAATACTAACAACATTAGGAAACGATACCAATGTCTTTATTATTTCACACAAAGGGGACATTCTAAATGAGAAGTTTAGACATGTCATGAAATTTGAGAAGGTTAAAAACTTTAGTAGGATAGCAGAATAATGGGTGAACTTTGGGATGTAGGAAAGAGTACCAAGAAGGGAATTATTCTTAATAGTCATGCAAGAACTGGATTGTATAAGTCATGGCAAATAATTGTGGATAATTATATTAAACAAGATAAATCATGGAATGATTATAGAAAATCTAGTGGTCTTTCTCAAGACCCTAGGCCTTGGCAAGGATATAAGGATGCAGTTGAAGAACAAATAATTTCAGTAATGTCAACTGGAGAGGGTGTAGAGGATTCACCATATTTTAAACATATAAGAAATCCAATAGAACCATTTGTTGGAATTGCATTAGATGTGTATGGAATGCCACATCCATTTGGTGGAGACTCAGAAAAGATATACAAAGAGTTAATGTTTGTAAGAAACGAACTTAATGAACTACCACCTTTTGGTGTCTTTGGTGCATGGAATGAATGGAGAACAGATTTATTACATTGGAAAACTTTAAAGAAGATGGGGTATAAGATAGTTAATCTTCATAGAAGAGAACTTAAAGATTGGTTTATATCATGTACCATTGCTATGATTGGTGGTGCAGAGGTAAACAAAAATGGTTTTCATGCATGGAACAAAGAGAGTGCAGACTACATACTAGGGGTTAGAAAGAAACTAAAAGGTAATCTTGAAATTTCTAAAACACAAGTATTACTCTTCCTAGAGTCTGTTAATCGATATCTTCAAGCATCACAAGAAATATGTACAGATGCATATTGTGTTTACGAATCATTAGAGGATGCTCCAGAAGTATTCATGAAGGAATGTGAATTAGATTTAACTCAAGACCAATGCAAAGATTGGTTTACTGAGATAGTTCCACATCCAGTAGAAGATATGAAAGAGTATATTAAGGATGAAGGTGCATTTGAAGATATGTGGAATAAATTACAAACAACAGATTTTAAGGAAGAATATAAAATTGATATAGTACAATGATAGAACCAAAACGCATAGATTTTATTGATTCAGAAGGTATATTACTATATGAGAATGTAGTTTCTAATGACCAGTTGTTTGATTGGTTTAATAAGATGAATAGTCATGCATACTTTAGACAATGTGCATCTTCTGAAAAGACAACAGATGGTAAAGTTATTGAACAAGCAAAAGCATGGCAAGCCAACTTTAATAAACCAGATGTTATAGAACAGATAAATGCAGACCCAAATATAAGTTCTAAGATTTCAGATGTAGATAATCAATCACCATTAGGATTTGACTTAATGGAAGAGATTTGGAATACTATTAATGACCAGTGTGGGTTTCATCATTTAGAACCAATACAACAATACATAAATGCATTTAATCATGGTGATAATACATGGGGTCATACTGATTGGTATGATTATACAATAATAGTTTATATCAATCCAGAATGGGATAACCAAATAATGGGTGGAGAAACTTTGTTCTTTGATGACGACTATCAGTTCATTAGATGTGCAGTTGCATGTACGCCAGGAAATGTAGTATGTTTTAAAGGACAAATACCACATAAAGGTGGTTTAGTGTCAAGAGATACTACTGTAGCAAGATACTCAGTGGTATTTCAATGTAAAGAGTTTGGTAGTGAAACAGGTCTAGAGGGAAAATGAAATTAGTAGCAAAAAATGAAAAAGTCCTTAGAGAAAAGGCAAAAGTATACGACTTTGAGAATCCACCTATGGATACAATGGAACTCAAAGATAAGTTAATCAATACCATGATGGAAGAAAATGGTATAGGGTTGGCTGCACCACAAGTTGGTGTTCCTTACAGAGTGTTCGTGATGAGAGGTAAGGATAAGGACGAGTGCATGTTTATTGCAAACCCAGAGATAATAGAGTTCTCTGAGGAAACTGTTGTGATAGAAGAAGGATGCCTCACTGGTGGACTGGAAGGTATTTTCTGTCACTTAACTCGTCCTGCAGCCATAACTGCTAGGTGGCAAAATGAAGATGGTGATGTTAGAGAACTAATGTTTGATGGTTATAGTGCAAGATGTTTTCAACATGAACTTGACCATTTAGATGGTGTTCTCTTTATTGACCACGCAAGTCAAATAAAATTAGAAAGAGCAGTTAAGAAAAAGAATAAAAGAATTAAACAATATGAACGATTCAAAAAACAAATTAGGGAACTTGAATCCAGAGGTTATTTTAATACACAGTTGTCTGACTCCGAAGGAGTGCAACCTACTGATAAAGTACCACAAAGCAAATCAGAATAAAGTAACACATTCAGACCCTACAACTGTATATAATGGCAGAAGAATACCTTATGAGTTTATAAATAACTTAGAGGTTAAAAGAACAATTGCAAAATATCAATACGATGTTGTTGCAAAAGTCTGGTCTCATTTCAATAAAAGTTGTTATCCAGAACAGACTGAAATCATGAGGTGGCCGATAGGTGTTCCACAGGAAACACATATTGACACTATGGGTTCAGATAAAGAAGATGAAATGTGTATAATCCCATTTACAGATTATGCATCCATCCTTTATTTGAACGATGACTTTGACGATGGGTTAACCATATTCGAGGGCGGGTACGAAATAAAACCCAAACAAGGAATGGTTGCCATTTTTGAAGGAATGAAGTATTGGCATGAGGTAAGTGCATGTAAAGGTAAAGACCGATACACCTTACCATGTTGGTACACTACAGAATGGAGAAACATGGAACTTCAATCTCAAGGTGGTGAAGGAAGAGCGGGACTCTATAGAGGAACCCTTCCAGCATCTGGAGATAGTGAGAAGGACATGGAAACTCTTCGTCATTGGTGGAAAGAGACCTACTTTCCACAAAGTTAGTAACTAATTAGGTCATGGAGAAACTTTTATGAGAAAGTTATTATTAATACTATTAATGAGTATGACACCATTCGTTTGGAGTGATGTTAGTGGCTCAGTTGGTATAAGTTCCGACTACATTTGGAGAGGTGTATCACAATCAGCTGGTAATCCCTCATACAACCTAAATCTTGAAGCAAATTCAAAAGGATTTTATGGTGGAGTATGGGCTGGACAAGTTGATTTTGATAACGAAGCCGATTGGGAATACGATTTATATGGTGGATATGCAATAGCATTATCTGAAAATATAAATGTAGATGTTGGATTTGTACAATACCGATATGATGAAGTTATCGACACATCAGAAGAAATCTATGTGAAAGCAACTGTAGGTGATTTTGGTATTAAATATTTTAGAGATACAGAAGACAGTGGGAACCAATTTATTGTTGGAACCTACGATGCTTGGTTTGTACCAGTAGTTGATGTAAATCTAGAATATGGTAGGATAGACAGTAACAACGATTACAAAGCATTAAACATAACATATTTGTTTAATAACAATGTATCAGTTGGGGCTCATGTTTTATCAAGTGCATTCAGAGGTGAAGCATTAGATAACATATCTGTATCATTAGGTTATAACTTTTAATTAAGTAATTACATGGAGTGTGGGGATGAAAGTCCCCGCACCACTTTTATGGAAACATTCTGGTTTATAATAGAAATGCCTTTTCTATTCTTTAAGTGGGGACTAATTTTCTCAGCGTGGGTAACGCTTTTATGGATGATTGGGAACATTTGGGAAAATAGAAAGGATGATATATCTTAAGAGAGTAAAACCCTTAAGGGGCATTAAAGCACTCTTACAACTTGCCAAATCTAAGCAGAACATTCAGTCTTATTTGGATGTGAATCATGCGTTCAATGGAAACTCTCCAGACAATACTATTTCTAAGTGGGCATCAAGTTCACAAGGTATTAGATATTCTAGAGGCGAACGATTACCTTTATTAAAAGAATATCCAAAGAACTCTGTTGGTTGGCATTTAAACAAAATGCAACTTGACCCTAAGTATGCAGATTTCAATTTTCTACAATCAAACAAATACATTAACCCACAAAAAGCATTCTCAAACTGGATAGTTGATACTCATGATATTGGACATATTGTGAGTGGATATGGTGATGATGGTTTTGGAGAACTTCTCAGAGTTGAATATGAGATAGGTGGAACTTACATGCAAGGATGGAAGGTTATATCTCTAATGTTCCAATCTAAAGTATTTTTGTTGAATCCTATGTTGTATTTTAAACTAAGACCAATGATTAAAGAAGCATCCCAGAGAGGAAAAGATTCTAATCCATATGTTATGGTAGATTGGTTTGAATATCTTGACCAACCATTAAATTTTGTGCGAGAGAGAATATTGAGACTTCAACCTACCACCTTATATCAGTATAAAGACCCTCGTTGGCATTCATTCGTAGAAAGTAATTTTAATTAGACGCTTGTTTTAATTGTTTATCTAGTGGATGTACATGTTTTTCATATGTCATAACACCCGCTGCTCTTGCAACCTTATGTAACCTTCCAGATTTCATCAACTTATGAAATCTATTTATTTTCTTTTTCAATTCCTTTTTCATACTATTATATATGCACAGTTGTCACAGTATTGTCACAAAACTGTAATATTTCCATTATCTCTCCAGAATTGACACAGGGGTGCCCTTTTTAGTATAATAGCTAAATGGTCTGTTAGTTCATCGGTAAGAATACTGCCCTGTCACGGCAGAGAGAAGGGTTCGATTCCCTTACAGACCGCCAGATAACAATTGACACATGGGTGCATAATTTTGTATAATAGCAGTATGGAAATGGGAAATTTTACAAGACATCAAAAAGACTCTTTGGCAAGATTACTTGCTACTGAGGATTTAGTTATAGAACATAGGAAAACACCTACTGCATATTTTGACCTTAAAGCAAGGAAATTAGTATGCCCAATTCTTAAAGATGATATGTCTGCAAATCTTTATGACCTCTTTATGGGTCATGAAGTATCACATGCATTACATACTCCAGAAGAAGGATGGCACGATGCAATATTTGATAATGGTACATACAAAGGTGCAAAATTTAAAGGTTATCTTAATGTCCTAGAAGATGTTAGGATTGAAAAAGCAATCAAAGAAAAATATGCTGGATTAAGAAGAGCATTCTTTGATGCATATAAAGAATTACACAATGACCTTGATTTCTTTGGGGTCTCAAAAAAGGATGTAAATAAACTTGCATTCATCGATAGAATCAATCTTTACTTTAAAGTAGGTCATACTTTAATGATTGATTTCTCAGATAAAGAATTAAAAATCATCACTGCAATTAATACCAAGATGGATACTTGGGATAAAGTTGTTAAGATGGCAGAATACCTATTTGAACTTTCTAAGGATGAAGTGGTAGAACCACAAGAAGACCCTAGTCAACAATTGGTTCCACAATTTAAAGATGAAGATGGTCTAGAAGATATTGGTGATGAAGATAGTTCATCTTCAATGGATATGGAAAGTGATGAAGAAGCAGAAGAAGAAATGGATTCTTTTGGTTCACCAGTTTCCGATGATATTTTCAATGAAGAAGAAAAAGAAACTAAAGAAGAAAATGAAACTGATGGTTCTAGTGATGAAGGTGAAAAAGAAGAATCAGAAAAAGAAAAAGAAATAAAAACAGAACAAGATTTAGGTGGAAGTGGTGCTGGTGAATACAGTGAATCAATGACTGATAAAGTTTCAAGACAAAATGAAGAACACTTCCTTCATGATGATAATGAAGAAAAAGAATGGCACAATAAAGACAATTCTTATGTTTCATTACAAACTAAAGATATTAAATTTGATGATTATAGAATCACTTACAAAAAAGTTCTTGAGGAATTAAAAGAAGGTCAAGAGAAAAATTTTGGTAAAGAAACTTGGGATAATGCCAAAGATGAATATGTTACATGTGACAACTACGATGATGTTTGGAGATATGTCAATGAGTTTTTAGACCATAACAAAAACATCGTCAACTACATGGCAAAAGAATTTGATATGAGAAAGGCTGCATCAAACTACAAAAAAGCAATGACTGCTAAAAGTGGTGAGATTGATATGCAGAAAATCCAAAACTACCTAATCAAAGATGATATCTTTAAAAAGGTTACAGTTGTGCCAGATGGTAAAAATCATGGTCTACTTATGTTAGTAGACTGGAGTGGTTCAATGGCTGATTGTATTGCAGAGACTTTAGAACAATGTATAGTTCTTACAATGTTTGCCAGAAGAGTTGGTATCCCTCATAGAGTATATGCATTCTCTGATGGTTACAGAGCAGATGATGAATCAAACTACGAAGAAGAAAGAGAAAAAACTCAAGGAGCCATTGATAGGAAAGAAGTTTACATTGGTAAAATTAAATTATTTGAGTTCTTCTCAGATAAAATGAATCAAAGAGATTTCAAAGAAATGGTAATGAGACTTATGATTCAAGTTGATTCAATGTTTTACTGGAGAGCAAGTTCTGATAAATTTAATAATCCTTGTTATGGTGCTCAGAACTATAACTTAAGTGGTACACCACTTGATGAGTCTTTAGTAATCATGAGAGACTACATTATAGATTTCAAAAATAACTACAACATTGATAAACTACAATTTGTTACTTTAACAGATGGTGAAAGTTTCCAGTGTAATGGTCTTAGACAAGGTTATGCTAGAAAACAATTTTTCCACGATAGAAAAACTTTAGGTACTTTCGAGTATGCTGGAAGAAATTATGAACAAAGTGGAACTGATACTCTATTAAAGTGGTTGGAAAAAACTACTGGAGTTGATACTGTTGGGTTCTTCCTATGCAAACAAGGTCATAGAGCTTTTGATAATGCAGTAAGTCAGTTTGGAAAATCTGAACTTGGTTACTACGACCAAAGTGTAAAGAACAAAGAAGATTATAAAGTATTCAGAAAAGATGGTGGATTCAAAGTTCCTTGCTCAGACAAGTCTGGCTACAAAGAATTCTACCTTCTAAACATCAAAAAGATGCAGATTGTATCAGAAGATGATACTTTAGATGTAGATGCTGGTGCAAGTAAACAAGCATTGAAGGGTGCAATGAAGAGAATGGGAAATAACAAACTATCTCAGAGAAAAATCCTTCAACATTTCATCAAAAAGGTTGCATAAAGTTGACACATGGGTACACTTTTTAGTATAATAGCTACATGATAAAGAGATTAAACATAACACCACTGATAGAGATTCCGATAGGTTTCAGAATTTATCAATCTTTGGTTTTGGGATTAATAACAATCCCAGTAATATTTGGAATTTTATAGGAGAGAAAATATGAATTTGAATGCAAATCATTATAGGTTTTTGGATGCTTGCTCAGAGCAGTTTCCAGGCCAAGTCGAGTTTTCAAAATCGACAGTAAGGAAAGTTTGTGATACAGCAAATATTCCTTTCCCATCGTGGTTAATTAGAAAACCACAATTTAAAGCTGGATATGGAACTTATTCAATTGAGTCCATAGTGCCAGAGAATTATGGTGCAGTTGCTGAAGTAGCAAATACACCATCTGTTGAAGTAGTTAACATTCCTTCAACTGGAGTTGGTATGAATGTACTGGACGATAATGTTTCAGTGATTCCTTCTCAGATTGAGAACTATGTTCCTTTTGGTCACTTTACTGACCTTAAGAAAATTCTTCAATCTGGCATTTTCTTTCCAGTGTTCATAACTGGATTGAGTGGTAATGGTAAAACCTTAATGGTGGAACAGATTTGTGCCAAACTTAAAAAAGAATTATTTAGAGTTAACATCACAATTGAAACTGATGAAGATGATTTAATTGGTTCCAACACTTTAGTGAATGGAAACATCATGTTCAGAGAAGGCCCTGTCCTTAAAGCAATGAGGAAAGGTGCTGTTCTTTTGATTGATGAAGTTGACCTTGCATCAAACAAGATTATGTGTCTACAATCCATCTTGGAAGGTAAAGGATACTTAATCAAGAAAACTGGTGAGTATGTAGAACCAGCAGATGGTTTCACAATTTGTGCCACTGCAAATACAAAAGGTAAAGGTTCTGAGGATGGAAGGTTCATAGGAACTAACATCTTGAATGAAGCATTCCTTGAAAGGTTTGCAATTACTTTGGAACAAAGTTATCCACCAGTGAGAACTGAACAAAAAATCATCAAGAAAGATTTTGAACTTCTTGGAGTCAGTGATGATGAGTTTGCAGAGAAACTAGTTGACTGGGCTGATGTTATCAGAAAGTCCTTCTACGAAGGTGCAGTTGATGAAGTGATTTCAACTAGAAGGTTGGTTCACATTGCAAAAGCATTCTCAATGTTCACTGATAAGTTGAAGTCTATCGAGGTTTGTCTTGCAAGGTTCGATGATGATACAAAAGCAGCCTTCCTTGACCTCTACACTAAAGTTGATGAAGGTGTGTTAGGTCAAGAAGAAGAGATTGAGGAATCAGAGGAAAATGACATCCCAATATAAAAAGAACTCTCCTAAAGGAAAGGGGCAAGGGTTAAACCTTGCCCTAATTTCCGAAATGAACATAAAACAATTGATTGTATATGTTTATGGTGAAGATAAAGGATGGAAGATTACATCGAATGGTGCAACTTCCCATTATGGAGTTGAAGTATCTAAGGATAGATTACTCAACATGGCAGTAACAAAACTTAACAATCCTTACGCAGAATGAAATGGATAACAAAATTGTTTTTAGACCCAGTGTGGTTATATGTATTTTTCCTTGCAACAGTTTTAGTAAAGGATATAAGGAATAACTTTTGAATACAATGACAGAATTTTCAGATGTGGTACAAAACCAAATAGAACTCTTAAAAGCAGAAGAGTGGGGCAAACAAGTTAAAATGATTATTGGTGAAGGTGGATATGTAGTCTACCATTTCAATAATGGAGATAAACAGATTATAGAATCCAAGACAGGTAAATCCACTTGGGAATATGCTAGTGAAGAGAAAAAACTAAGCATGTTGGAAAGGTTTCAGCGTTGGAGAGCAGACAACAATGATTCCTAGTTATTTAATAATAGGGGCGTTAAGCTCGGGCAGGGACAGGGAACTGACCATATACAAAGAGGACACTTATAATACTAGCTCTTGTAGTATTGACGAGTTCCCATCCCGCCAGATTTTATTTATGAATATACCATGTCTATAGAAGCAAAATTATATAAGATAACAATTGATAAACCAGAGCCACCTTTCTATTATGTAGGATGGACAGCACAAGTTGGTAAAGGTGATAGTTATCTACACTCATCGTTGAATAAACAACTTAAAGAAGATATGAGTAGGTATCCATATGACCATGAAGAAATGGAAGTTGGAACTAAAGAAGACATGGCAACACAAGAATATAGAATACTACATTCAGTAGATGCAATTAATAATGACGATTGGTACAACAATAATAATGGTGGTGGAAAGTATGTAAGGAAACATGGTAACTTAGATGCAATGGATTCCTTCACTGAGAAACTAAGGAATAAAGAATTCCTACTTGGAGATAGTATCTTGCTTGCAGATGTTGAGAAGATGAGAAGATTCCAAGTTAGACATAAAGTTATAAACAGGAAACACAAATTAAAACTTCAAGATAATATCAATACCAATAAAGGTGATATGAGAAATTGGGAACCAATTATCGTTCTTGAAGATTTCGATGGTGAAGGTGAACATCTTCTTTTTCAAGGTAATCACACAACCCAAGCTTCAATAGACTCTGGAAAAGTTCATGAACTTCCACACCAGTTAGTTCCTAAAGAAGAGTGGAGTAAACTTACTGATGATGAATTAGAGACAGTTTGTAGAAGATTAAACCCACAACACGAGAAACCAAGTTTACCAACAGATGATGATGAAGCAATTGCATGGATTGTTGATAAACATTTTGAGAAAAATATCTCACCTAGTTCAGATATTATCTACGAAGAAATGGAAAAATGGGGATATCAGAAATCCTATGTTCAGAGAAGTCTTGTCTATCATGCAGAGAAAAAGATTAAGTCACAAAAAGGTATTCCATCTGGGCATATAATAATAGATTATACTCAAGGTTCAGATAAAAATAGATTAGAGAAAAAACTAAGAAAAGCAAGAACCGATAATTCTGATGCATATTCTATCAGTAGTGGTTATTTTAAGTTAGATAACTTTCTTGACGATTTCTTAGATAATGCAGACCAAAAGAAAAAAGATAGATTAGAATTGATTAAGATTTTTGTATATCATGTAGATTATGCAAAGAAAGAAGAGTGGGATAATAAGTATTATCCAATTGTGAAAACTTGGATTGATGGACTAAATAAAATCAGTCAAGAAGAATATCGAGTTCAAGTAGAATTTGAGGTTCTACCTTTTACTCGACCAAACCCAATAAAACAGACTAAGGAGTCTTAAACATGGCACAACCACAATCTCAACAAGACCTATTGAAGTTTCAAGGTAAGAGAATTAAAGACCAATCAGAATCAATTGCAGAACAAAGCAAGAAGATTGCTGAATGGATTACACAACAACAAGACCCAAGACATAACCAAGAGTGAATGAATAGAAAACAACACAAAGCACTTAAAGAAACATTCGTTACAGTCTTTACTGGATTGGTCATTAATTGGCCAATCAGTTTAGGATTGTTATACTTATGTTGGGATGTAATTGGACTTAACACTCTTGAGACTTCTATCGTTATGACATTAGGTATGACTTTAGTTGCTCTCTTGAGGGTCTTTACTATTAGGATGTATTACGAAGAATGAATAAACAATTAGAATTAGACTTCCAGTTAAGTAAACCTATTCCTAGAGGTCAAATAGACCAACAGGAATATGCAAGGGTATTGAATTCTGTAGGAGTCTTTGTGGACTATGTTCATGGGACTTATGAAGAAGTAGAAAATTACTGTGACATCAACAATTATTGGGTAGATAGGTATCTAGACCATGTTGACCCTATGACAGTACAAAGACATTTTAAATATATTGGTTCTGGGCAGAATCCATGTTCAGTTGCTAGACCAATTTACCAGTACGATAAGGATGGTAAGTTTATTGGTTACACTGAATTTAAAGAGAAATGGTAACTTGACAAATCCAGAATCTATGAGATAATAATTATATGAGTGATATAAAGTATAAATTTAACGAACCCAAACTATTGAAAGAAATAGCAGATTATGTAACTACTACCTATGAACAACATTATGGTGGTGGTAAATATCAGGCAACTGATATGATAATTGACTCTGGACATGGTGAGGGTTTTTCAGTAGGTAATATTATGAAGTATGCAATGAGATATGGTAAGAAAGGTGGTAAGAATCGTCAAGACTTGCTTAAGATTGTACATTATTCTCTTATTGCTTTATATAATCATGATGAAACATCAAGTAGTGAGGTAAAAAATGAATCTTAGTGATGATACTCTTGAAGTCCTAGACAATTTTTCAGATATTAACTCTGGAATTACTGTTAGGGTGGGGCAAGAGTTAAAAACAATTTCCCCAATGAAAAACATTTTTGGTACAGCCAAAATATCTGAGAACTTTGATAAAGAGTTTTCGATATATGACTTATCAGAATTTCTTGCAACTTTATCGTTGTTCGATGCACCAACTTATGAGTTTGGTGAGAAAGAAGTTGTAGTTAGTGAAGGTGGTAATAAAGCAAGGTATGTGTATGCAGACCCTTCAATGATTATTACTCCAGAGAAAGATATAACAATGCCTAATCCAGAGATTGTATTTGAATTAGATAGTAATACTCTAAGTAAAGTACAAAAGGCTGCAAATGTTCTATCGTTGCCAGACTTAGTTTTGGAATCAGATGGTACAATTGTTCTTCTTGCAGTAAGAGATAGGAAACTAACTGACTCAAGTAATGAGTTTGGTGAGAAGATTGCAGATGGTGATGGTAGTGTCTATTCAATGAACTTCAAGATAGAGAACTTGAAAGTATTGGATGATGATTATACAGTGTATGTATCATCAAAAGGTATTTCACACTTTGTTTCAAAGAATAAAGGTGTAGAATATTTCATTGCATTAGAACCAGATTCAAAATATGGGGCATAACTCATATAAATAATGAATGTAGATACTAAGACATTGGTATTAAGGGCTGCAAGACCAACTCTCTCATCTAGGGGTTTTGTTCAGTTTGATAAGGTGGGTTATCAGACTTCTTTAATTCGAGATATATTATGACAGAAGAATTTTTATGGGTAGAGAAGTATCGTCCAAAAACTATTGAGGATTGTGTACTTCCATCACAAATCAAACAAACCTTTTTTGACTTAAAAGGTGAAATTCCAAATATGATTCTTAGTGGTTCTGCTGGAACTGGTAAGACTACTGTTGCACGAGCATTGTGTGAACAAGTTGGTGCAGATTGGATTATCATTAATGGTTCAGAAGAGAGTGGTATTGATGTTCTTAGAACAAAGATTAAAAACTTTGCTTCTACTGTGTCGTTGGGTGGTGGAAACAAAGTTGTTATTCTCGATGAAGCAGATTATCTAAATCCACAATCAACCCAACCAGCATTGAGAGGATTCATCGAAGAGTTCCATAAGAACTGTAGATTTATCCTAACATGCAACTTCAAGAACAGAATAATACAACCTTTGCATTCAAGATGCACTGTAATAGACTTTAGAATACCAGCTAATGAAAGACCAAGACTCGCATCTGTATTCATGGCAAGATTAATGACAATCTTAACTGAGGAAGGTGTGAAGTGGAATACAGAAGTATTACAAGAACTGGTAATGAAATACTTTCCAGACTTTAGAAGAACTATAAATGAACTACAGAGATATGGAACTAGTGGTGAGATTGATGTAGGTATCTTAACTAATGTCCAAGAAGAAAGTTTAAAAGAACTAATGTCTCATCTTAAAACCAAAAGGTTTACTGATATGAGACGATGGGTTGCAATGAATGTTGATAACGACCCAGTAATGCTATATAGAAAGTTGTATGATAGTTTATATGAAACTGTCGATAAATCAACAATCCCACAAGCAGTTTTAATTATTGCAGATTATAGTTATAAGTCTGCATTTGTAGCCGACCAAGAAATTAACTTGGTTGCATGTTTAACCGAACTAATGATGGAGTGTAAATTTTCATGAAACAATTTAAAGAATGGATAAACAGGGACAACAACAAATTTACTTTTGTTGGTGCCTTCTGTCTATTGGGTATGACAGTTACATGGGGTGATGGTATGGCTGAGTTTGCAACATTTTCAGCAATATTTGTTTTTTGTGTAATTAGAAAAGTGCTAAATATATAATATGGAATACGAACTAGTACATTATATACTTTTAGGTCTCCTTGTTGGACTCGCATATTGGCATGGTCATAAGACTGGAGTCAATGCTGGTGCAGAAGGAATGTATGAACATTTATATAATAGTGGGACAAGAAAAGAAGATAAGGTTATTGTTGCATTAGAATATGAAGATAGACATTATAAAAAGGATTTTTAATGGAACAACCAACACTATCAAAAGATTTATTTAGAATCAAACTCAATGTTGGGTTAGACTATAGATTTATTGCTGATTGGTGTATAGAACATGAACATCATCCATACTTCTCACATGATGAAGATGGGGTTGCAACACCAAATCAATTTAGTGATAATCTAAGGTCATATGTTAGAGGTTCCAAAGAAGGTATAGATTTTGGTGAAGATGGTGTAGCAGATTTAGAAGAGAAGACTAAAGACATAGAATATTATCATACCTATAATCCATTTTCATTTGGATTAAGACCATTTGCAGATTTATACTGGAAGTTAAATGAGTTCTTCTATTCAGACCCACAAGTTAACGAGGCTGGTGAACCATATTACATTCATGGATGGTTTAATGTATATACAAAGAAAGATGAAGACAATAAAGGGTATGACCACATCCCTTGGCACAAACATATGGAAGTTTATCATCCACATATCTATCATGGATTTTATTGTGCAAATGTACAACCTTCTCAAACTTGGTACAGAGAGGGCCCAGAATCTACAGAGGAATCGTGGTTAAAACATACAGACTATGATGATATGATAATATATTCACCATCATCATTTGAACATGCATCAACGCCATGGCTTGAAGACAAACCTAGAGTGACGATTGCATTTGACATTATTCCAGAGAGTGTTTATCTCTCAGAACATAATATTGGTAACTATCAATGGGGATTAGAACCAAGACAATATCAATCAATACCATTTCCTAAATGCATATGAACTATTTTCAATACACATTAAATGATTTAGAACACAATTCTGCAAAGAAAGAATTCAATTACATTACCTTCTTTGCTGGTGGTGGTGGAAGTTCTTGTGCATATAAACTTGCTGGTGGTGATGTAAGATACATGAATGAGTTTCAACAGATTCATGTAGATACTTACCTTGCAAACTTTCCTAATACAGTTCATGAATGTAAAGATATAAAACAAGTCACTGGTAAAGATATTTTAGAAATGACAGGATTACAAAAAGGTGAACTTGATATTATGGATGGTTCTCCACCATGTCCACCATTCTCTATGGCTGGAAAGAAAAGAGAAGGTTGGGGTAAAGAGAAAGTTGCATATGGAATGAAACAACAGAACATAGAAGACCTTACTTGGGAAATGATTAGAATCGCAGAGGAAGTCATGCCCAAAGTTATAGTATGTGAAAATGTGAAAGGTCTTTCTATGGACTATGCAAGAGACCATCTTATTAAGATGATAACAGATTTTGAAAAACTTGGGTATTCAGTTACATGGAAAATCATGAAGGGTCATGAACATGGAGTACCACAAAAAAGAGAAAGAGTATTCTTAGTTGGTGTTCGTGATGATGTATTAGATGCAATAGGAATGCCATTTATGTGTTTAAGTGGATTGTTTCCAGAGACAACTCCAGAAAGAATATCGATTGGAGAAGCAATTGATGACTTAATAGATGATGAAGAGAATAAGAAGGATGCAGAATATCTAGTTAATTCAATGAATAATTCATCAAAGTCACATTGGATTAATGGATTTGAGACACATCCAGACCCAGACTATGCACACTGTGGCCCATGTAAAGGGTTAGATGGTGTTGCAGATATGATGGGAAATCGTCCTTACATATCAATAGGTGATGATATTGTTGGGCCTTGGTTTGAAGAACAAATAGAAAATGGACACTTAAAAGAAGAGGATGCAAAACATTCTTATTATATGTCAAGAATTGTTCCAAAACATCTTCCAGCACATTCACTAACTGAACAAGGATGTCAAGAAAAATTTATGGGTGGTAATCACTTCCACTATAGTGGTAAGAGGATATACACACCAAAAGAAATGGTCAGACTTATGACATTACCAAATGATTATAAGATGACTGGGGACTATAACGATAAAGGTGCAAGAATAGGTTTAATGGTTGCACCACTATGTTTGTACTACTTAGTAGAACAAATAAAGGAACAGGTATTAAAGCCATGGAATTCACTGCACCAAAAGACTTAGGTTTTGACGAAACCTTTGAACGATTTAATGGGAAGTTCCTAGATGAAACTTCTTATGATACTGTTGTATCTTCTATTGGAGTAGAAGAAGATATTATCAAAATCTACAAACCAACTGGTTCATTGTTTGATAAACCATTACTTGCATGTATAGTAAAGAATACCTATCAAGGTGACACTTACCATCAAGTTAAAGACACTTTGTATTCTATAGATGATACTTCTACCATGAGAGCAAACGCTGCCGGCCCTATCGACCACGAAGAAATGAAAGCAAAAGGATTGATAGAAGGTAAAGATTATGTTCTAAGAACACCAAATTCATATTATCCATTAAAGAAGAATGGTGAATTCAATCGTATTGCAGAAGCAAATGCAATTCATTCTGTCTTTGCTGGATATAAGAGAGGTAGATTTACTGGTATGATAGGATTATCAAACTGGTGTGAAAAGAAATCTAATATAGATAAATGGAATACAATGAAAAAGATTGCAGTTGTTAACGAACAAGCACTTAAGAAAGGTTGTCCAGATATCTGGAAACTACAAAGAACATATGCAGATGAATGTATAGAAGAGAAGTATCATTTAGGTGGTGCTCCAATTACTACATTATCTGCAAACAAATATACCAGTGAAGGGACTGCAAAGATGTCTGCACATATTGATGGTAAAGACCTAGAGTTTGGTATGACTACAATGTGTGTATTCAGATTAGGTAACTTTGGTGGTGCATATCTAACATTCCCAAGATATGGAATTGCAATTGAGGCTGATGATGGGGATGTATTGATTGCAGATTCAAACGAATTACATGGAGTCACCAAGATAGAAGGTGATGGAATAAGATTATCGTGTGTTGCATACTGTTCAACTGATGTTGCTACTAAAGGACAAGGTGGTAAATCAGAGAAGGCAATAGGACAACATGCAAGTAAGTATCAAGAAAAAGGTAGTCTTGACTCATTCTTATGAAGAAGATTTGGACTATATGGAAGTATGCAATAGGTAGTTTTTCAGATGAGAAAACAGAAGACTACGATAACCATGTTGCAATAATAAGAACATTTGTTGTTGGTATTAATGTGATATGTGCATTTTTTATTATGGCAAACATAATACACAATTGGTGATTAATGGATAGATTATACATTCCAACATATGACAGAGTTGGTAAACAACTTGCATTTGATAGTCTTCCAAATAAATGGAAGGACAAAGCAATATTAGTTGTACATCCAGACGAAGTACATGAGGGTTATCCTACATTATCATGTCCAGTTCAAGGGACTGGTATTGCACCAGTTAGAGAATGGATTGCACAACATGGTCAAGGAACTAGATATGGTGTCATAGATGATGACATAGAATTTGTATATACTAGAAAAGAAGACGAAGAAGGCCCAAGTAATATCAAACTAGATGATAACATGTTTGACTCTATGATTAATATCTTCAATGACTGGATGGATATGGGGTATATGCACTGTGGAGCAGATGCATCTTGGAATCCACCTACAAGAGATAAAGACCACAAAGAGTGTGGTAGAATATGTGGTAATGTATTCTATGATGGAGAAAGACTACCAGTTGATGATATAGACTGGACTGGATTACCAATTGCAGAAGACTATTATGTCACCTTACAGTTATTAACTATGGGGTTTCCTAATATGATATCTTATAGGGCTAGAGTTAATCCAAATGAAACCCAAGCAAAAGGTGGTTGTTCCACCTTTAGAAGTTTAGAGATTCATAATGAATCTATGAGAGAATTACAGAGAAGGTTCCCACAATTTGTAAAACTAAGAGAAAAGATTGCAAAGAATAGTGGAGAATGGTCTAATAAAGTGAAACTGGCTGCAACCATTTCATGGAAAGAGGCATATAAGTCTTCTCAAGTATCGACAATAACAGATTTTATGGTATAATATTAATATGAGTGAAAATATAATAGAAATAATTAGAATGTTCCGAACTCTGGAAACAGAAGATATGGATGTAGTCCTATCTGCACTGAAAGAGATTAAAGACAAGAGGGATGGTGAAATTACTGTGTCGTCTAAGTCTAATCGAAATGAGTTTGGAGTACCATTTATAGTGCCACCAAAAGAATGAACCCTTTCGACTTTGTTAATTCAGTAACATTTACAAAGGAAGATATCATGGTAGATGATATCTCAGAGAAAGAATACGCTCCTTATATCACAAATAGGACATTATCCTACCATCAAGATTGCATACTCTATGCTAACGAAATGAATCGTAGACACCACCTAAATAGTCGTCTTCAATTTCATTATTTCCTAAATACTCTTAGAAAAAGAAAAAGGTTTGCTAAATGGGCAAAACCGAATGTCTTGGACGATATGAAAGTCATCCAAGAGTATTATGGAGTCTCAAAATCTAAAGCGGAAGATTATATGAAACTTCTTTCTGCAAAAGAAATTGAGGAATTGAAAAACAGAATGAAAAAAGGTGGGAGACAATAAACAATGAGCTACGACCTCTCCGATATGGTAGAGGTAGAGTTGAAAGAATCCGATGACTTTCTAAAGGTCAAAGAGACGCTGACACGAATTGGTGTGGCATCTCGTAAAGAAAAGATACTCTATCAATCGTGTCATATCTTACATAAACGAGGAAGATACTATCTTGTACACTTCAAAGAACTCTTTGCATTAGATGGAAAAGAGTCTTCTATAGTGGAATCAGATATTGGAAGACGAAATGCAATTGCCAGACTTCTTGAAGAATGGGGATTGATTAAAATCATTTCCAACAATGCTGAAACACCACTTGCACCAATGAGTCAGATTAAGGTTTTACCCTATAAAGAAAAAACAGAGTGGGAACTTATTCCGAAATACAACATTGGTGTGGTGAGTAAATGAATGAACAAGTAAGAGTCATCAAGTTTACTGGAAAGAACAAAAACAAAGACAATGTTCCCAACATGGAGTTAAGGAACAGAGTCATGAGTAAAGTTTTTAACAGAACAGAAAAAGAAAGAAGAATTCTATTTGCAAAGTGTGCTCAAGCTGCATACTGGAATAAAGCAGATGGAAAAGAATTTGGTAAACAGTTTGGATGGAAAGCACATCAGTATATCGATATTGAAGGTGCTCAAGTTCATATTTGGCATGATGCAGAAGACTTAATCATTGCAGCGAGAGGTACAGAACCTACTCAGATGAATGATATCTATGCAGATTTAGAAATATTCAAATCCGACTCATTCACTGGAGTTGGTCAAATCCATCAAGGATTTAGAGAAGAAGTAGATAAAGTTTGGGACTCAATTCTTTCCAGAGTAGAAAAGTATGGAAGGAAAGGTAGAGTTGCAAAGAAAATTTGGGTAACAGGACACTCGCTCGGTGGTGCAATGGCAACACTTATTGCATCTCGTCTTGAGTATGTGAATAAATATGATGTAGATACACTCTACACTTATGGTTCACCTAGAGCGGGTGGCCCTAAGTTTGCCAAATGGTGCAATACTCATTTGAACCACCAAAGGTTTGTAAACAACAATGATGTTGTACCTTGTGTTCCTTCTGTATTCAGATGGAGACACAATGGAAGATGCAAGTACATCAAGTCTGATGGAACAGTAACAGACTTAGGAAGATGGTCGATGGAAAGAATCAAGGACAAAGGGTGGGGACTATTAACAACAATAATAAAAGGAAGATTAGACTTTGTTGCAGACCATAATATAGTTGACTATATTAAACATCTGGAAAAGGATAATGCATGATAAATGAAGTGGTTATTGACAGTTTTATTTTTTATGTCAGCTGCGGGCTCGTGTGATGCAGCCATAAAAGAGTGGACTGAAAAAGAAAGAAAACTCTATCATTCATACCTAACATTATCAGCAATCGACACATATCAAACATTTAAAATGATTGATTGTCAGAAACAACCATCTTGTCCTTTTGTAGAAATGAATCCTATAATAGGCAGTCATCCATCTAAAGAAAGATTATTGGCTGTTAAGTTTATAGGTAATGCAGTAATCTATAAACTGTTAGACAACAATGCTAACGACAGAGAATTTGCATTAAAGTTAATGAATGGTCTACAAGGATTCGTAGTAACTCACAATGGTATTTACTACATGAGAAGGTTTTAAATGTATACATTATTAATACTAACACTTAAATCAATCCTATCATCAGTTATAGGAAGTTCTTTCTATAGGTGGTTTCAAACAACAAATTTTGGTATATGGTTCCAAGTTAAACTCGAACAATTCATGTCTTATTTGTCCGATAAATATGATATAGAACTTGCAAAAAAAGAAGCAAAGTGGAGACAGGATTATCCATTACTTTCTGCAAGAATTGATAAGATGGATAAACGAATTAAGGAACTAGAAAATGGCAAAAAAACCAGTTGACCACTTCAACACTGGGATGTGGACATCCCCTTGGCAACAAGTAAAATCTCTTTGGAACATATCAACCTCACGAACAAGACCAGACTACAGTCTGGAAGTATTTGGTGATGTTGCATCACAATTCTTTGGTGTTGGTGCATTAGAAAGTAGAAAGTTAGTATACAAATGGGCAACTAATCCAGAAACAAGACCTATAACAGATGGACATTGGTTACACTCAGAACTATTATGTGACCCAGATTTCCTACAATCTTGTCCAGAAGGTTCTCTAGGACATGGGTATATGCAGTTTATGGAGTTCTGGCAACCCATCTATGCAAAGGAAGGAGTTGAAGGTGCATATGGTAAGCCTTGGTATAGTGCAAGACACTTTGCAGATGTATCCCACAATCAAGTTAAGAAACGCAAACAAAACAAATTCAGTCCAGACCTTTCAAAACATATTGCAAAAAAAGAACTAAACTACTATCTTAGTAACCCTAGAGTACATCCAGATATGAAAAGGGATGTAGAAAATCTAGGAATGTCAAAGGCTTTGAGAATCAGAGTTGGAGATAGACTGATGGGGATGCATGACATGTATCATATTTTACTAGGATTTGGTAGAGACCAATTAGGTGAAATGTTAATTCTATGTTGGAATGCAGTGCATTCTGGATATACTGGATTACATGTAATCACTTGGTTAACTGCATTTAGAGAATCAATTAAACATAGAACATGGGAACCTCTTAGAATGAGAACCGAAGCATATGAAAATGCAAAAAAATCTAAGAACTTATTAGAAGTAAACTATGAAGAAGCACTTCTAACAGACCTAACAAAGTTAAGAAGAAAGTTGGGTATTAAGATGAATAAGTCCTATCAAAAATTTACTGGTGTAAGACATTATAATACTATTCCATCTAAACAATATAAGATGGAGAGTTGGGAAGAAGGAACTAGACTATATCAGTGTAGTCAAGAGGGCGATTCGTATAAATAATACTTACGATGCCAGTAAAGTATAAAACAGCACATAGAACGATAGATAGGATGACCAAAAGAGAGGTCATGAACTATTATCATATGAAGTGCCAGAGTTTGAATGAGTTGTTGAAATGTTTTAATGATGAAAACACAAAACCAAAACTCAGACAAAAAGTGAAGAATGAATTAGTGAGAAGACAAAAAATTGGTCTTATCAGATTACAGATGAGAAACAGTGAAGGCGTCGTCTCTGAGTTCAAATAATCGAGGTAGATATATGGACTGGTTAAAAAGCAGATTGTCAGAAGCTTCCACTTTAGATGGTGGAGTTATCTTGGCATTATCACTTGGTATCCTGTTCTTAGGCCCAATCCTTAAATACTTAGCATATGCTGGAGTATTATATGGTGGTTGGAAAATGCTTAAGAAAGGGTAACCCAATGCTCTAAACGAGAGAAGAATCGTAACGAAAGACCCACCTATAAGGTGGGTTTTTTTATAAATATCTCATGTAGATGAACATCGAACTTACCGATAAAGCAATCCAAAAACTTATGGAAAAGACCTGTGATATGGGACTTTCGCATGCTGTACGCATCGGTATTACTGGTGGTGGATGTGGTGGATTTGAATATATATTCGATTTTTTAGAACACCAACCAGCAAAGGATGATGATATTGTATTAGATTATGGAAAGTTTTTTATACATATTGACCCTGTATCTGCACCTTATCTAGATGGTCTTACTCTAGACCATACACGAAATGGACTTAATGAAGGATTCGAGTTTTTTAATCCAAATGTGAAAAACACATGTGGATGTGGCGTTTCTGTCACATTCTAAGACCCCTTTTGTATAAATACTAATGATATATTGAAGGAGAGATTATGTCTTTTATTGAATTTGTGACCGATGTGGGCGTCCCCATTGGGGGTGCTGTAGTCATGGGATTTTTTATCTTCATGGTACTTAAACAAATATTTGAGGGTATCATAGATGATATAAGGACTCTAACTGGATTTTGTAAGATGTTAGAGGACAGAGCAAGAGTTGGTTGTAATGAACTGGTGAAGATAGACCTATTGGTAAGTAGTGCATTAGATTTAACACCACCAGTCGATAGAGTGGCTAGAGCAGAAAATTTCAGAACTGATGACAAAGGTAATCCACAAAATGTTAAACTTGATGTGAGGAGAGACTAATGGAAACATTGGCAGATGCTATCTCACAATTTGGGTTCCCTGTTGTTATGGCTGCGGGAATGGGTTACTTTATCTATTTTATCTGGAGATTTGTAACAGATAAGATAGAACCAGAACTTGAAAAGATGCATTTTGCATTAATCAAGTGCATCGATGCAAATAGAATGTTAGATAATGATATGATTCGTCTTCAACAAAAAGTAAATGTTGTACTTGAGTACAGAGAAAGGCAAGATGTTCTTGCAGACGCAGAAGAAAAAGAAGCACTTGCAGAGGTAAAGAAGAATGAAAGAGGGAAAAGTAAGAAGTAGAATAGAATTAATAACCTTACTGGGCATATTTGTAATATCATTATTTGGATTGACACCAAAAGCATATGGTGATGAACTTACACAAAAGTTTAAAAATCCTAGCTTTAGTGGGATAGGAACATCGGCACACTATCTTACAATTGACAATCAAGAAAAAGCAAGAAGAGATAAGATAAAAGAAGACATCGAGGCTGCACTTCTGGCTGCTGAAAGAGCAGAAGATAATACAGTCCTTGCAAAATTCATCAGAAATTTAGAAAGCAGAATTTATTCACAATTAAGTAAACAGTTGGTAGAGTCATTATTCAGTAATGAAGATGGTGCATCATTTGGTAGTTTCACTTTAGAAGATTCGGTTATAACATACGAAAGAAGAACATGTATCGTAGGTGTTGATGCTGGTTGTACAGAAGGTCAAGAAATAATTGTTCTAAACATAACTAATTCTGATGGTTCAACAACAACTATCTCAATTCCTATTGGAGTAGGAAACTGGGGTGGATAATCAAAGAAAAAATCTTTTAATAGCATTATCTGGACTTTTATTAATGTCTGGATGTGCATCTATGGTATCTCCTGGCGGGTTGTCAGACAGTAATTGTATAGAATTTATCGAATGTGTTGAAGAACCAGAAATAGTGGAACTTCCTACACATGAACAATTATTAAGTCTACCACCAGCAGATAAGAAACCAATAGTTGCAGTATACTCTTTCCCAGATAAGACTGGACAAAGAAAACAAAAAGATTCTGCAGCCTTATTCTCCACAGCAGTAACTCAAGGTGGTGAGACAATGTTAATAGATGCATTGAAAACTGCTGGTAATGGAACATGGTTTAGGGTTGTAGAAAGAGTTGGGGTTGACCACTTAACTCGTGAAAGGCAAATAGTAAGAACAACAAGAGAGCAATACAATGAAGACAAGACTGGTCTTGCACCATTGTTATTTGCTGGAATGATTTTAGAGGGTGGTATCATAGGCTATGACACCAATCTCGAAACTGGCGGTTGGGGTGCGAGGACATTAGGCATCGGCAGTCAGCAGCAATATCGAAGGGATATAGTTACCATTTCGTTAAGAGCGGTATCTGTATTAACTGGAGAGATATTACTCAATGTCCAGACTTCAAAAACCATTTTATCTGTCGCAGGTGGTTTCGATGTCTTTAAATTTATTGATATGGATACTCAACTTGTAGAAGTTGAGAATGGAATGACAGAAAATGAATCAATAACTCGTTCAGTTAGAAGTGCCATTGAGAAAGCAGTTTTAGAACTAATTTATCAAGGGGATGAAAAGGGTTATTGGAAAATAAATTGGCCTACAAATAAGATAATCGAAGGCAAAGTTGAAGAGTTAGTAGACGATGCAGAGATTATTGTAGTAGGTGAAGAAGAGGAAAATACAAATGAAAATGATAAATAAATTTTTATTATCTTTTACATTATTATTTAGTACATCTGTGGTTATGGGTGCAGTATCCTCATCTGACAATGAAATCTCATTAGAGCAAACTGGTGATACACTAACATTAACCATTGACCAAATTGGTTATGGCAATAAGTTGTGTGGTACTTTAGGTTCTAATGTTTGTGCAAGTGATTGGACTATTGCTGGCACCACGCTGACGATTAACATCGACCAGATTGGTAACAGCAACAAAGTGATTGGTAACATCGACTTAGATACATCAGATATAGATTTAACATTTACTGGTGATACTAATAGTTGGACTTGGGATATAGGTGAAAGCGGAAGTTCAGATGACTCAGATTTGTTAGTTGACTTTACAGGTTCATCAAACACTGTTGATTTTAAACAGGGTTATAGTGCAGCTGCTGAAAGATTGGATTTCGATTTTGATGTTATTGGAGATTCTAATGTATTCGATATTGATATTGATGCAGATGATATGACATGGGATGTAGATATTACTGGAGACAGTAATAATGTAGTAACTACAATTTCTGATGGTTCAGACCATGAATTGAAGTTAGACCACACTGGAGATGGTGGAGACATTGATATAGTTATGTCTTCTGGAACATGTCCACAAGGAGTAAGTTCATGTTATTCAACCATAGATTTGGATATTACAAGTGATAATGCAACGATTACAATTAATCAAAAAGATACTGGGGATTAATCTCCTACTCTTTAGTTTAGTATCGTATGCTGACAGTATTGGGGACATTACTGAACATAAGGGTAGTGCGGGATTAACCAGACAATCTGGGGAGTCCTTACCTACCGATGTGGGGATTGACATTATGTCCTTAGACCATATAGTTACTGCTAATGGTCGAATGAAAATCCAATTTGTAGATGACACAAAACTTTCATTGACAGAACAGTCTGAGGTTACAATAGACGAATACTATTTTGACCCAGACCCATCTAAGAGTAAGATGGCAATGAGTTTTGTATCTGGTACTGCAAGGTTTGCTACTGGTAAACTAGGACTTGTTCCTAGAGAGAATATAATAATTCAAACACCAACTGCGACCATTGGTATTAGAGGCACCGATTTCACTACAAGCGTAGATGAACTGGGAAGAAGCCTTGTAATATTGCTACCAGAAACAGAATGTACTATTGATGGAGATTGTTCTCCATCTGGTGAAATAACAGTTACGAATGATGGTGGGACTGTAACTCTATCCGAAGCATACCAAGCAACAATGGTATCATCGTTTGACCAGAGTCCAGTTCAACCTGTAACTTTAGAAAATATAAATGTCAATATGATTGACAATATGTTCATCGTCTCACCACCAGAAAAGATTGTAGAAGCGGTTGAGGATGAACAAGGGGAAGCTGATAATACAGACCCAGCAAGTATATTGGATTTTACTGATTTAGATGTAAATGAGTTAGATGAAGATAAACTTAAAGAAGAAGATATGGAGTTCACAGAGCTCGATATGGATTTATTAAATGTTGACTTTCTTCAAGATTTATTAACTACGATTGAAGAAGTAGATGTTTTAAAAAAGAGAACTGGTGCAGATGACACTGGTAATATTGTAGGAACAGTATTAGGTTTTGATAAAGATACTCAGTACAATACTATCATTGATAAGGGTGCTGGAACAATATGGTTTTATAGAGAAGTAAATGGAATCATATCAGTTAAAGTACCTATTAGTGCCAATTTAACATTGGAGTCAGAAAATGAAGGGAAGAGGAATCTTATTACTGTTAACGATGGTGAGTCTATCGTTATCATCATTCGTCAGGGCGGGTGATGAACACAATCACATACATATAGACCAAGTACAAAGTGGAGATAACTTTGAACTAGGTATTGACCAAATTGGTTATGAGAACTTAATTAAGTTCTCTTTTAACCATGATGATAATACAGTAAACATACTACAATCTGGAAACAACATGTATATTGGATATACAGATGCATGGGGTTCTGGTTATAGTTGGGGTGGAGATTTAGATGGATTGAGAAATGATGTTGATATTCGTCAAAAGTGTTCACTTACATCCTGTAATGAAACAGATTTTCAATTTCATATCTGGGGTGATGACAACGAAGTTGTCTTTGGTCAAGGATATGAAAACAATAATAGTTTAACACCAAATTGGAATTACGATGGTAATGAGCCTGGTGGAAACTTTGTCAGACTAGACATACATGGTGATGATAACAAATTCAAAGGAAGTCAGAAACAAGATTCAAGTTCAGTTAGTCATACTGCAACAGTAAACATATATGCAGACAATAATGATGTATTTTTAAAGCAAATGCAAAATGGAAACAAAACTTTCACGATGACTATCTATAATGACTACAATGAAGTTGCAGTTACACAAAAAAACAATGGGGCTCATACTGCAACTATTACATTAAGAGGAACCCAACCAACAGATTTAAACTTATCACAATCTGGAAACACAACACAAACTTATTCATTAAACCAGAATTGTGTAACAGCAGGTGGATGTTCAGTCACAGTAAATCAGAACTAAACAATATATGAACAGTGAAAGACAAGACCGAAAAATATACGACCCTAGTAAGAATGCCGTACAAGGATGCTATTCGTATAATCCTACGCACAATTGATTATCATAATCATATGATGGTAGTAGACAAAGACAATTATTACTTTCACGAAAAACAGATGAGACGATTAAAAGTATGGATGATAGATATGAAAGATTTCATCCACGAAGAAGAAAATAATGGGTAAATTTTTAACATCCACTTGGATGGTTGGATTAGTTCTAATTGGACTAATAGGGATAAGAACACTAGACCCAGAACCAGTAGAAAGGATTAGGAACATTCAGTTCGATTCTTTCCTAACATCATACGAACCTACCATTTCAGATAACATTATCCTACTAGATGTAGGAGAAAACTCTCTAGAAGAATTTGGCCAATGGCCGTTTCCCAGACAACAGTTTGCCCAAATGATTTCTGATTTAAGGAATGCAAATGCTGGAATGATAGGTATGACTGTTATGTTTCCAGAACCAGATAGGTTTGGTGGAGACCAAATACTTGCATCTTGGATAAATGGTAATGGAATAATATTAGGACAAACATCTTCACCTAAAGGTAGAAGTGATGTTGCACCATTTGTAGGAACTGCAACATTAGGTGAAGGTAGTGCATATGATTTTGCATATGAATACAAGGGTATTGTAACTAATCTACCAGAGTTTGAATCTGCATCTTGGGGTGTAGGTATGATGAACTCATCACCAGAAGTGGATGGTATTACCAGAAGAGTTCCATTAGTTACTCAAGTATCTGGTCAACTATATCCAAGTTTCCCAATAGAAGTAGTTCGTGCAAATGCAGATAAGAAATCCTACACTATGAAAGTAGAAACTACAGGTATAGAGAACTTTAGAATACCACCATACGAACCAATAGTAACAGATTATGCTGGAAGCATCTGGTTAGATTGGTCAAAAGATTTTATTCGATATGAATATGGGGAGACTCTTCCGAATCTTCAAGGGAAGACAGTGATTGTTGGGGTGACAGCAGAGGGCATTGTTCCCATTGTTTCGACTCCGAAGGGTTCAGTTTATCCACACGAAATTCAGGCTTCTGCGATTGAGACAATAATGGGTGGGGTTTCCATTTCTCGTCCAAATTGGGGTTCCCTTCTGGAAATAAGTTTAATTCTAATTGCTTCTCTGATGATGATGTTGTCTTTTGGTCGTCTTGGTTTCGCATTAACCACTCTCTTCTCTTTGACTGCTGTCTCTGGAGTTGTTTATTCCTCATTCTACTTCTGGAATTCATCGATGTTCCTTATAGATTTTACATTTCCCATTATAACATTGATACTCATATTTAGTCAATTAAGTTTTAATAACTTCTATAAACAGTTTAAATTAAGACAACAAATTAAAGGACAGTTTGGTACTTACCTATCACCAGATATGGTTGATATGTTAGTTAAAGACCCATCATTGATGAGACTAGGTGGTGATAGGAAAGAAATGACCTTCTTGTTCGCAGATATTGTAGGGTTTACTCCAATAAGTGAAAAATATATGCAAAAAGATGACCCAGAAGGGCTGGTAGAACTTATAAATATGTTCTTAGATAGGTTAACTAAAATTATCCTTAAGAATGGCGGAACAGTCGATAAATATATGGGCGACTGTATAATGGCCTTCTGGAATGCTCCTTTACCATGTGAAAACCATGCAGAGATGGCAGTTAGGACTGCAATTGAGATGGAATTAGTATGTGAGGAGTTAAACCAAGAGTTACAAGAAAAAGGATTAGATTTACCACTAGTTAAAATAGGCACTGGAGTAAATACAGGGCCTTGTATAGTGGGGAATATGGGAAGTGAGTCTCGATTTGATTATTCTGTTGTTGGAGATGCTGTTAACTTGGGTGCAAGACTTGAAGTACAAACTAGAGAGTATGATACACCTATCCTACTATCTGAATATACTTATATGCAGACAGAAGGTATTTCATGCAAAGATTTGGGTGAAATAAAAGTTAAGGGTAAAGATGAACCTGTAACCATATATGCACCATTGTTTGATGCAAAAAGTGGTAATAGAAAAGAAATTAGGAAATTATATAAAGATGGCATATAGTAAAAAAGTAGTAGATAGATTCAATAATGTTTTAAACAATCCTCAAAAACATTCAGTTGGAAGGTTTGACCCAACAGACCCTAATGTTGCAACTGGAATGGTTGGTGCTCCAGCATGTGGAGATGTAATGAAACTAGACCTAAAACTAGATATTGATGGGTTAATAGAAGATGTCAAATTTAAAACATATGGGTGTGGAAGTGCAATTGCATCATCTAGTCTATTTGTTGATATGTTAATAGGTAAAACTATTGAACAGGCTAAACTCATTAAAGATAAAGAGATTGCAGAGATATTAGAATTGCCACCAATTAAACTACATTGTAGTGTACTTGCAGAGGACTGTATTAGACAAGCAGTGGAACACTGGGAAGAGAAGTCTGCACATAGAAAACACAATGAACTAGGTGGACATGCATAAAATCCCAGTTTGGATGGTTGCTACACTAGTATATGGGATAGGTGGGGGATTGTTCTTCTTAATCCTATTTTATACTTGACAAATAACAAATCCATGAGATAATAGAAATATGGTAGTAAAAGTAGTAGATACTTTGAAACAGCACAGATTAAACTGTTTGAAAATGGCAGAGAAAAGGGCAAAAAACCTAGAGTTTAAAAAACTTTGGAGTGATATGCACGAAAAACTGTCAAAGTCAAAATCTTAATTTGTATATATAATAATGTAGTGTCCGAAAGGAAACTATATTATATAAAGAGATGCCCATAATGGGGTCTCGTATTTAAACCTTGCTTATTAAAAGGAGGCCAAAAATGGTTAAACTAAGCACGAATGATATATTCGACCAAATGTGGGGAAGATACTCTCCATTCACAATAGGAACAGATAGACTGTTCCATCAACTAGAGACACTTTCGTCTCAACAACAACAAAGTTACCCACCTTACAACATCGTTAAGAAGGATGATGAGAACTTTGCTATTGAAATTGCAGTAGCAGGTTTTGGTGAGGAAGACCTAAAGGTAGAAAAAATCAAAAATGAACTAGTAGTTTCTGGAGAAATTAAAGGTTCTGATGATGAAACTATCCATAAAGGCATTGCAACTCGTAAGTTCAAAAGAACTTGGGTACTTGCAGACGATGTTGAAGTATCAAATCCTAGTGTCCGAAATGGAATACTATATATACCTATGGTAAAAGTAATACCAGAGGAAGACAAACCTCAAGTATTGGAGTTTGTAGATACTAAAGAATTTCTTTCAGAAAGTTAAATTCTTTACTTGACAGATTGTACTTCTGTGGTATTATAGCTATATGAATAAAATAATTATATTATCGCAGGAGTCCGATTCATGAGTAATTCAGTAGTAAGAGGTCAAGTTCCCTATGACTTGTCTTTTGTTAATGTGGGAGACACATTAGAAAGCATAGGTTCAGCAACTGCATTTGGTGAAAGAAATGTAGTTTTATTTGGTTTGCCTGGAGCATTTACACCAACTTGTTCCACACAACAACTGCCAGGCTATGAAGAGTTGTATGACCAGTTTAGTGAAGCTGGTGTTGATGAAATTTACTGTACATCTGTAAACGATGGTTTCACAATGAAAGCATGGTTCGATTCATTAGGAATTGAAAAAGTTAAAGCACTTTCAGATGGTAATGGTAAATTTGCAAGATTTATGGGTATGTTAGTATCCAAAGAGAACTTAGGTTTTGGTAACAGGTCATGGAGATATGCAGCTGTTATTAGAAATGGTGAAGTAGTAAAACTATTTGAGGAAGAAGGAATAAGAGATAACTATGAAGGTGACCCTTATGAAGCTTCCACACCACAAAATGTTCTTGAATATGTTCAAGAACATCCAATGACACCTATTCCAATAACAGAACATGATGTTGAGAAAGAAGGTGAAGCACCTACCCCAGCGGGTAGTTAATTATAAATCTATGGAGTTGTTATGGATTTTTTGAGAAAGCTTTGGGATTCAATTGTAGAATTCTTTTTAGGCACTACTAGTGGCCAATTAGATGTTCCAGTTGAAACACCAAAAGTTCAAAAAGTGTCTAAAGCAAAACTAGGTAAACTTACCAAAGCACAATTAAGTGAAAAAGGTAAAGAACTTGGTGTTGATGTAGACTCAAGACAGTTAAAGTCTAAAATCGTAAACGAAGTTTACAAAGCCCAATAACATGATTGATTATAAACTTGTCGAAAACGCGAGTGGAGAACAAGGAATTCAAATATGTGAAGGGAAGTATACTGGGGTTGTCTACACTTATGGGGAAGTACAATTACTTCCAGTTAAGGAAGGTGAACAACCTCAGATAAACTTTACTAGAGCTGTTCGTGCATGTCCAGATGAACTCCGAGATAGTATTTCAGAGGATAAGGAATTCAACCAAATTATGGGTGATATCCTTGTAGAACTTTTAGAAGAAGAAGGCGAAAAGGCCGTGGAGTTATTGAAAGATGATAAAAAATCCGAACAAACTTAAAGAAGAGATTATAAGGGACGAAGGTGTCGTTTATGAGATTTACAATGACCATCTTGGTCTTGCCACATTTGGTATAGGACATTTGGTTAAAGATGGTGACCCAGAACAAGGTCAACCAGTGGGAACAGAGGTTTCCAAAGAACGAGTGGATGAAGTATGGGAACATGACTTTACAGAACATGTAGAGGAATGTGGAAAACTTTATCCAGATTTAGAACATTACCCAGATGAAGTTCAAAGGGTTTTAGTCAATATGACATTTAATATGGGTATGACTAGACTCAGTAAGTTCAAGAACTTTAAATCTGCAATTGAAAGAAATGATTGGAAACAGGCAGCTGTTGAAGGTCGTGATTCAAGATGGTATAACCAAGTCACCAATCGAGCAGAAAGATTGATGACAATGCTAGAAGAAGTATGATTAAATTATTCCAATTAGTAACTGGAGAAACTATTATAGGTGAAGTGGATTCAAAAGATTTCTCTTCATCTGCACAATTCAATATCAATCAACCTTTGTTTGTATTCGCACAACCAGAGGAAGATGACCCAAAGAAGATTAGAATTCAATTGATGCCTTATGCACAATTGTCTGATAATCAATGTGTTAATATTAACTTTAAGAATGTAGTCTGGAGTTCAGACCCAGAGACAGGTTTAAAGAATCAATATCAAACAATAATGGGTAAGATAGTTACTCCACCAGAAACACAAAAGATTATCACATGAAAGAAGTAATTTTAAAAGCCCTTCGTCTCAAGTACGAAGGACAGATTGCCGAGGCAAAAGCAAATATAGATATTTACTTAACAAGTTCAGTGGGTATTGGAGAACATCCAGAAATTCTGGAAGCAATTGATACACAAGTAAATAAGATTGCAGAAGCAGAAGATAGACTTATGGTCTTGGATGGGCATTTCACTACACCAAAAATACCTTGACAAATATAAGTATCGTAGTATACTTAATATATGCACTTTTATACTAATGTCCAGAGATACAGGAATTGGATTCTTGTAAGAGAATTTAAGGATGGGGTTAATAAGCCCAGACGAATTCCATATAAACCGACATTATATCTTCCGACCAATAAAGATAGTTCATTCAGAAGTATCAATGGCAAAAACTTAGAACCCAAGAAATTTACCAACATGAGTGGTGTTAGACCATTCATGGATAAGTATAAGGATGTTGAAGGGTTTGATATCTATGGTTTAGATAGATATGAATATGCATGGGTAACAGAAACATTTCCACAAGATATTGAGTGGAGTTTTAGAAATATCAAAGTTATGAACATTGATATTGAGTGTGAATGTGAACATGGATTTCCAGAACCTATCGTTGCCCCAGAACCAATCAATGCAATAACATTTAAACTATTTGGTGAACCTACCAAATATGTTTTTGGAACTCAGCCTTGGAATCATGGTGATAAGAACATTCGTTACTTTGAATGTAAGAATGAGGTACATCTACTTAAAACATTCCTAGATGAATATCGTAAGGTTATGCCAGATATCATTACTGGTTGGAATGTTGAAACATTTGATATTACATATCTGATGAATCGTATTACCAGAATGATTGATAGTAGACATGCAGATATGTTATCGCCTTGGAATATAACTTCTTCTAGAGAATGGGAAAGTTTTGGTTTAGGTGGTAATAAACAACAAACTTATGACCTTATGGGTGTAGAAGTTATAGATTACCTACAACTTTATAAGAAGTTTACATTCAAGAACAGAGATAGTTATCGATTAGAAAACATTGCACAAATTGAACTTGGTGAAGGTAAGTTAGATTATTCAGAGTTTGGTGCAATGCATTTGTTCTATAAACAGAACTATCAGAAGTTTTTAGAGTATAATGTTCGTGATGTGGACTTAGTAGAAAGACTTGATGATAAGTTAGGTCTAATGACTTTAATGATTCAGATGGCTTATACTGCAAAGTGTAACTATAGTGATACTTTTGGACAAGTGAAGTATTGGGATTTACTTATCTGGAATCGATTACGAAAACAAAACATTATTATTCCACCAAGACCACATGGAACCAAATCACAAAAGTTTGTTGGTGCATATGTAAAAGAACCACAAGTAGGATTGCATAATTGGGTGGTATCATTTGATTTGAATAGTCTATATCCACATTTGATTATGCAGTATAATATCAGTCCAGAGCAATTGGATAAAACTGGTACTCAACATGATATTGATGAATTACTTGAAAAGAAAGTAGACTTTGATTATAGTAATCATCTTGCAGTTTGTCCTAATGGTGCAAGATTCAGAAAGAATAGACAGGGATTTCTTCCAGAGATTCTTGAATCTCTATATGATGAGAGAGTCATGTGGAAGAACAAGATGATTGAATTGCAAAGAGAATATGAAGATACTGATGATGCAGAACAGAAGAAGTTTTTAAACAGAGAGATTGCAATTGCACACAACAACCAAATGGTTCGTAAGATTTCTTTGAACAGTGCTTATGGTGCATTGGGTAATCAGTGGTTTAGGTACTACGATTTGATGATGGCAGAAGCAGTTACAACTAGTGGTCAACTCGCAATTAAATGGGTTGAACAAGCAGTTAACTCCTATCTAAATGAAGTTCTAGGTACAGAGGATGATTATGTTGTTGCAATTGATACTGACTCAATCTATGTACGATTTGATGAATTAGTTAATAGGGTTAATCCAAAGAACCCTATTGATTTCTTAGACAAGGTTTCTAATGGTAAGATGCAAGAAGTGATTAACCATTGTTATGATGACCTTGCACAATATACAAATGCATTTCAGAATAAGATGGTAATGGGTAGAGAGGTAATTGCAGATAAAGGTATCTGGACTGCCAAGAAAAGATACATTCTTAATGTACATGACAATGAGGGTGTAAGATTACATGAACCTAAACTTAAGATGATGGGTATTGAAACTGCAAAGTCTTCTACACCAGCATGGGTTCGTGGTAGATTAGAAGATGCATTGACAGTTGTTATGAAGGGTGATGAAAAACTTGTACATGAGTTTGTAGAGAATGCAAGAGAAGAATTTAAGAAACAACCAATAGAAGATATTGGTTTCCCTAGAGGAGTGAATGGTGTTGTTGAATATGCAAATCCAAAAACAATTTACAAGAAAGGAACACCTATTCATGTTCGTGCATCATTATTGTATAACCACCATGTAAAAAAACATGGAAAGGAATTGGTATACCAGTTAATTAATAATGGTGAGAAAATGAAATTTGTTTACCTTAAAATACCAAATCCTACTGCTGAGAATGTCATTGGTTTTATAAATACTTTACCGAAGGAGTTTGAATTGGCAAAATACATAGACTATGACTTACAGTTCGAGAAATCATTTGTAGAACCTTTTAAACTTATTCTGGAGAAGATTGGGTGGTCAACAGAACCGACATCTTCTTTAGAGGAATTTTTTGGGTAACTGATTCTCTCCTTCTTAATTAAGGAGAGAAAAATGAACCCACACATTTATAGAGCAGACATAACGAGAGTTGTAGATGGCGATACATGTGATGTGACACTTCATTTAGGATTTGATATATTATATAAAGGTAGAGTAAGGCTGACTGGAATTGATACACCAGAATCTAGAACCAGAGACCTTGAAGAAAAGAAATTTGGACTTGCATCCAAAGAATACTTCAAGGAATGGGTTGCAAGATTTGATTCTGTATTAGTTGAGTCAACTGAGAAAGGTAAGTTTGGTAGAATACTTGGTAGGATTTATAACCCAGATATGTCTGAATGTTATAACGACAAGAGTATAGAAGACCATCATGCAGTACCTTATAATGGTGAAAACAAAGACCTAGTAGAGTCACAACATATGGCCAACAGAGAATGGTTGACAGAACAAGGACTCGTGGTATAATAGTATTATATTTGAGGATTTTATATTATGGATTTATTGAAAGACCTTGCAAAGGCAAGTGGTAATGACCTTGCATCAGTAGTAGACGATGGTATCGTTGCTGGTGATGTGGATGGTTATTTAGACACTGGTTCATATATATTGAATGCACTTTTAAGTGGTTCAATATATGGTGGACTAGCATCAAACAAGATTACAGCATTAGCGGGAGAGTCTTCCACTGGAAAGACTTTCTTTGCGTTAGGAATTTGTCAAAAGTTCCTAGAAGACAACCCAGATAGTGCAGTCATTTACTTTGAAAGTGAATCTGCACTAACTAAAGATATTATAGTCGAAAGGGGTATTGACCCTAAAAGGATTATGATTGTCCCAGTAGTTACGATTGAACAGTTTAGAACTGAAGCAGTTCGTATACTAGACCAATACGATAAGACACGAAAAGAAGACCAGAAAATATTATTTGTTCTGGACTCATTAGGTATGTTATCAACTGAAAAAGAGGTAACAGATGTAGAGTCTGGAAAGATGGTTCGTGATATGACAAAGGCACAAGTAACCAAAGGTGCATTCAGAGTATTAACTTTGAAACTAGGAAAGGTAGGTGTCCCTATGATTGTTACGAACCATACCTACGATAAGATTGGTTCCTTATACCCAGAGAAAGAAATGGGTGGTGGAAGTGGTCTTAAGTATGCAGCTTCTAGTGTAGTATTCTTATCGAAGAGAAAAGAAAAAGAAGGTACAGAAGTTATAGGTAATATCATTCATTGTAGGAACTGGAAATCTAGACTTACAGTAGAAAACAAAATGGTCGATGTTCGATTGACTTATGATAAAGGTTTATCTAGACATTATGGACTTCTTGAACTTGCAATTAAGTATGGTATCTTTAAACAAGTATCAACAAGGATTGAACTTCCAGATGGGAAAACTCAGTTTGGAAAAACTATTAACAACAATCCAGAAACTTATTTCACACCAGAAATCTTAGAACAATTAGATGAGTGTGCCAAGAAAGAGTTTAGATATGGTGCAGAAGTAGAAGAAATTGAAAGTGAAGTAGATGCAGAATAGGTTAGAATTATTAATACTTAAGAATCTCTTTACGAGTGATGAATACATTCGTAAGGTGATTCCATATGTTAGGGATGAATTCTTTTCTGAGAGAGAAGAGAGATTAATCTTTGTTAATATTAAAGAATACTTTGAGAAGTATAATAAGAATCCAACTCATGAAGCATTAACAATTCAAATGAATGAGGCAAGTGGTCTCAATCAAGATGAACTATCCAGTGCATTACACATTGTATCTCAATGTAAATCATCAATAGAAGAAACACCACACGAATTTCTATTAGATGAAACAGAGAAATGGTGTAAAGACAGAGCAGTTTATAATGCAGTAATGGATTCTATTACCATCTTAGATAAGAATTCAAAAAGAGATAAGGGTGAGATTCCAGAGTTACTTAAGGATGCACTTTCAGTATCTTTTGACCAACATATTGGTCATGATTGGATGGAAAATGCAGATGCAAGGTATGAATTTTATCATACAGAAGAAGAAAAGATTCCATTTGATTTAGATTTACTTAATAAGATTACAAAGGGTGGAATGCCCAACAAGACTTTGAATATTATAATGGCTGGAACTGGGGTAGGTAAATCCTTGTTCATGTGTCATTGTGCAGCCAACAATCTCATGATGGGTAAGAATGTACTTTACATATCTATGGAAATGAGTGAGGAAAAGATTGCAGAAAGAATTGATGCAAACTTAATGAATATTCCATTACAAGAACTTTCAGATTTACCTAAACCGATGTATGATAAGAAGATTAAATCTATTAGGGATAAGACAGTTGGAAGGTTAGTGGTTAAGGAATACCCAACAGCAGCTGCACATACTGGACATTTTAGACATCTATTACAAGAGTTAAATCTTAAGAAAGACTTTGTTCCAGATGTAATCTATATTGATTATCTAAACATATGTGCATCATCAAGAATCAAGCCTGGAAGTAATGCAAACACATATACTTATGTTAAGAGTATTGCAGAAGAGGTTAGAGGTCTTGCAGTAGAATACGATATTCCAGTTATGAGTGCAACTCAAACAAATAGAACTGGATTTGTTTCTACAGATGTAGGATTAGAAGATACATCAGAATCCTTTGGATTACCAGCAACTGCTGATTTGATGATTGCATTGATATCAACAGAAGAACTGGAAGACCTTGACCAGATAATGGTTAAACAATTAAAGAACAGATATAATGACCCATCATACTACAGAAGGTTTGTAGTTGGTGTAGATAGAAGTCGTATGAAGTTGTATGATTGTGAACAATCTGCACAAGATGAGTTACATGATTCTGGGCCAGCTTTCGACAACTCTGATACTGGAAAAAGGATATCAGAAGAGAAAACAGATGGTTGGAACATATAATAAGGTCTTACCTTTTAAAGACGATGAACGAGTAATTGACCAATTTGGTTGGACACTAACATCAGTCATTAAACCTACTAAAGCATCCAAAAAGAAATGGAAGGATGCATATCTAGAAAATACAGAACAGAGAAGAAGTGATGATGCTGAATACCTAAGTGGATTAAAATTCAGTGAGTTCCATGCTGGACTATGTGAAGACATTGTACATTATTGGAGTATGGTTGGTGGTAAAATTGTAGACCCATTTGCTGGAAGATTAACAAGGGCATTCGTTTCTGCATCATTAGGAAGGTCATACGAAGGTTATGATGTATCACCTACAACAGTAAAGAATGTTAATGAACATTTAGATAAACATTCTATATCTGATGCAATTGTTAAAGAGGGTGATGGTTGTATGATGCAACTCACTTATGATGAAAGTGCAGATTTAGTTATGACTTGTCCACCATATCATAGATTAGAAGCATATGAATCTGCAACAGGTCAGTTATCTGATGTAAAGGGGTATCACCATTTCTTAGAAAGAATTAATGAATGTGGAACGAACATAGAAAGAGTTTTAAAGCCTGGTGGGTTTTGTGTCTGGATATGTGGAGACTGGAGAGAAGATGGCAAGATGAGGTCTTTTCATTCAGATGTAATAAACATGTTTACATTTAATGCTGGTCTTAAACTCCACGACACAGTAATTATAGAAAACCAATCACCATTTGCAGCTTTGCAATTAGGTAAGGTTGCATCAAAAAGATATACAAGTAAAGTACATGAATATATGTTAGTGTTTAGAAAAGAGGGTGAGATAGTTCCTACTTCAAATAAGATTAAGTTACACGAAGAAAGTAGTTTAGAGGATTTCTTCTAATGCAAATTTGGAATAATAGAGTAGACCATCATGTAGATATTACAGACCATCCATTGGTTCATGTAATTGAAGCACCAGATAATATCATGGATATAAATGGAGAACTATGTAAAACAATTGATGACTTGGATAACAAGGGTGTTGGTAGTTATGATTCTATTAATGCAAAGGTATCAACTTTTACTGGATGGAAAACTTTTGAACCAGAACCATTTCAAACATTAATGGATTGGGCTGGTGCAGTTGCATCAGAGATTAGTCTGGATAGGTTTGGTGTTAACTTTGTTGGGACATATACTCATTGTTGGGGTATGAGATATAGTAAAGGAGATTTTTCTCCAGCACATGGTCATTTTCCAGCAGTTTGGAGTTGGGTATATTATCCACTTATTCATGGTGAAAATATTGCACCATTACAATTTCCCTACAGTTTAAAATCTATTATGGATGATGAAGGGGATAGAATTTCTGAAACTAGAATTATTGATGATGTTGCATTAAGTGTACCAGCACAAACTGGAAGATTAGTTTTATTTCAATCTCATATATATCATCAAGTACCTACAATTACAGATGATAATTTAAGGTATGTTATTGCTGGTAATATGGCACATGACTTTACCAGAGACGAAGCACCTTTTTAATTATGGAAATTATAGATAAATTTTTACCACAAAAAGATTTTAAATATCTTCAAGACTTTATTATGGGCCCAGATATAACTTGGCACATTCAACAGGGTCTTGCATATAGAGATAAGGTAGGTAAAGATGTTTTATTAACCCATATGTTTTATCAAAACGAAGAACCACATTCACCATTTGTTAATGAAATGGTTCCTTTATTAGAAAAACTTGATAGGAAAGTATTAATAAGGTTAAAAGCAAATGCATATCCTATAACAGACGAAATAGTAGTTCATCCAAGACATACAGACTTAGATTATGAATGTAAAACTGCATTGTTTTATATAAACACTAATGATGGTTGGACAGAGTTTGATGATGGAACTAAGGTGGATAGTGTTGAAAATAGACTCGTAGTATTTGATTCTCAAGTACCACATTCTTCTACATCTTGTACTGATGCAAAAGTTAGGTACAATATCAATATCAATTATTTTTAAGGGGCGGTAGCTCAGTAGGGAGAGCGACTGGTTTGCATCCAGTAGGTCGTAGGTTCGATTCCTATTCGCTCCACCAAATTAATGCACTCATGGGGTTGACTCATGGGTGCATTTTTTTGTATAATACTGTAATAGGAGAAATAAATATGAGTCATTTTTCAAAAGATTTAGCAATTGATGGAATCGTTGATGATATTGGTGCAATGGGAGATATGGATGTAGTTAAAGCACTTAATCCTTCAAACCTCTCAAAAGTATCAAAATTTGTTGGTAATAACATCAATGGTGCAAATATTATGGATTATGCAAGGGATGTTTTAGCAGACCAAATGTATGATGATTGGGCAAATATGCCTAGTCCACATGGGTAGAAATCCCTTGACAGATGGGTGCCATTTTTAGTATAATATAGGTAATGAATAAACAAGTAGTAGTATATAACTCACTCTGGAGACCGAAAGGTCTAGTCCTTAAAGGAACTGTTGCGGGTTATATGCTCTTTTTATTAGTTACAGGTTTGATTGGGACAATGCTACACGAGTCTAGTATAACAGATGGTTTCGTACCCATCGGCAGACCCAATCAAATCATTTTAAAATTAGGGGAAAATATATGAAAATAAGTAAAGAATTGGAAAGTGCAGTAGAAAAACTTTGTGAAGATATAAACAAAGCACATTTTGACCAGTTTCCCAACTTGACAGAGTACAATACTTACCCATCTTATGCGGGTCAAAAATACATTAAAATTATCACTGATACTGGTAATCAAAAATCAGTTTGGGGTTTTATTAATGCAAAAGAATTTAAGAAAGGTCTTGCTGGAATCACTTTTTTAGAAGGTGATATTCTAAAAGCTGCTGGATGGAAAACACCAGCATTGAATGCACCAAGAGGTAACATTCTAAGGGCACCTTATCCTATTATTGGGATGAGACAATATGGGCCGGATTACCTAAGATGAGTGTTGCAGTAAATATAGAGTTGTATGAATCTCAAGAGTTTGAAGCATTTTGTCAAACTATGTACATTGCAAATTGTTCAGAAAGAAGACAATACAACGAAGAAATTTATCCCTCAGTTGAGGATTATTTAACCAAATGTGGGGATTTTTTGAGGGCAGAGTTCGTAAAGAGCCTGAAACAATATGTCAGAAACGAAAGTTAAAAGAATTTTTATCGATATGGATGGAGTCTTAACAGACTTCCAACTTGGTGTCGAAGAAATGATTGGAATGAGATTAACATCAGATGATGTTGGTCATTCTGAATACGATAAGAGAAAAGAGGAACTAACCAACAAAAGGTTGTTTAGAAATCTTCCACCTATGAAAGATATGTGGGAGTTAATGGGTTACCTAAAACATACTGGTTTACCTTTAGAAATCCTAACTGCAGCTGGTGTTATTAACAGAGAGTTGGTAGTTTGGGATAAACATGAGTGGATTAAACAGTGGGTTGACCCTACAATGGTAGTTACATGCACAATGAGTGGTTCTCAAAAAGCAGCCTTTGCAGAGAAAGGTAATGTCTTGATTGACGACAGAGGTAAAAATATCGATGCTTGGGTTAAAGCTGGTGGTATTGGTATCAAACACAAGACTGCAAGAGACACTATAACTGAGTTAAAATTACTTAGAAATGGGATGAAAGTAATATGAAAAAACGATATAAATACTTTAGTAGACCACCTTTTCCAGAGATTGGTCGTGATGCATTGCCATACTTAGAGTGGTGTGACTATAGAGATAGGGTAAATGAGAGAATAGCATTTACTCTAATAGGGATTATAATAAGTGGAGCATTAGTTTTAATGTTTTTATGATGAGTACAGACAATCAGAGTTCAGATAAGGGTGTCCTAATAGGACATACTGTTATAGATATTCTTCAACAAAAAGTTAGATTGAAGAAGGAGCTCATTCACCTTAGAAAACTCAAACAGAACGAAAATCGTCAACAAATCTTAGAAGATAAGATTTCTGAATATGACGAATATCTCCATCAACACAGATTACAGAAATAACCCAGTGAAATCGTAGGGTAAATAATAGAGTCGATTGGCGTCCTTCCGCTCGGATAAAGTTAGGAAAAATTTCACAAATAACTAACAGAGTAAATTGCCACTAAGGGAACAATGCATTGTTCCCTTTTTTATTTGCATAAATAGTATTAAACAGGAAATTATTTATGCAAACATTTCAAAATTTTCAAGAAGACCTCAATAGTCTAGGACACAACAAACCACTTCCGCCTAAAAAACAAAAAAGGTTGGAGAGTGATAAGGGTGCATTTAAAGACTTTGAAATAGAAGAGTGGAAATCAAGACCATTCCCTAAAAACGATAGTGAAGAAGCAAGAAAAGAACTCTTGATTCTGCAATCTATGGTTGCAGATAGAGACATGGAAGTTGCACAAGAGTTCATGTTAGAGGTAGATAAGAAGATAAAGTTACCATTTAAAAGGTATTTTAAGAAGAACGACCTAGACCTAAGACTCATCGACCAAGCTAAAAAACTCGTAGATAACTCTTCTCCAATCATTTTAGAACTAAAACTACACTATAATAGAGTTAGACCATACAAACTTGCATCTAGAATGAACTTTGAAAGACAACTTGCATTCACAATTGTTCCTTTAAAAACTGCAAACTCTCCATCATATCCATCTGGTCATGCAACACAAGGTAGACTCATGGCAAGATATCTTGCAGATAATGTTCCTATGAGACATCGGATGGAAATTATGAAGATAGGAGATTATGTTGGGCAGTCTAGAATGTTAGGTGGTGTTCACTATCCATCAGATACAGAATTTGGTCAAGAATTAGGGGATGCACTTTTTAAACATTTAACCCTTGACAAAGAAGTCTCAGAAAGTATAATATCAATTAATGATATTATATTGGAGGCAAAAATGAAAAAAGACGATTTATTTAAAAGAAAGAACAAATCTATTTTTATTGATAAAGCAGAACGAGGTGATTTACTGGATACAGATGGTAACAAATTATCAGTAAAGGATAAGACCCAATGGTCAGAACTAAAAAAAGAATTACTGTCTGCATCGGATAAAGGTGAACTTCCCAACTGGACACCAAAAAATGTTAAGAGTACATTTGGTGTTTCTTTAGGTGGAATAGAAAAAACTGGTAATGGTATGGGAAGAGGTTCTTCTGGAAATCCAACTGGTGAAGACTGGGAAGCTGGTATTGCAGTTGCTCTATACTACAACGACAATGATGGGGAACTACCAGTTGACTCACCAGAGTGGGAAAGGTTTGGAAAGTATTGGAGTGATTGGTCAGAACAAGCAATCAAGACTGCACAACAATTTTCATCTAAATTAAAAGTAAACGAACTTGAACAAACTGGTGCAATGAAAGTTAAAGGATTAAGTAAAGAGTGGAAAGGTACTAACACAACACCTAAAACAGATTTAATGAGTGGTGCTAAAAGAATCTCATTAAAGAAATCTGGTGGTTCACAATTATTATCTGCTGGTAAAGACGAAGCAATTTCTACAGTAGAAGCTGCAATGAGAAGGTATTCTACATCAAAAGTTGGACAAACAAAGATTGATACATTGTTAGATAATTTAGAAGAAAAGATGATAAAACTATCTACCAGTGATACCATTAGTTCAATTACAGATTTGAAAGACAAGTCAACATTAACACCACAAGACAAGAAGAAGATTGCAGAATATGAATTGGGTGATAAGTTTGCAAAAGAATTAACTAGTGAAATGGAAACTTTATTTAATAGTGAACAGAAAATGAAGGATTATTTTTGTTGGGAAGCTGCAACTGGAGAAAGTAAGTTCGGTAAGGATACATGGCCGACTGCAAATGAAATGGTAACCTTTAAAGAGGCTGGTGGTATTGCAGACCATCTTCCATTGTATGATGCAGATAAAGCAGGTGCTAAACTTGCAAAAGGAAATGATTTCTATGTATCATTTAAGAGTTCATCTGGTTCACCACCATATCTTTCATTAAGAAGTAAGAAAGTAAGATTAAAGAATAGTTATGAACCAACCTTTGCAGATATCATTCAAGAAGAGTGTGGAAAAGATAGAATTGGAATGAAAGTATTGCATGAGAGTAAAGTAGAAGACCTTAATGAGTTCCAGATATTAAACAAATTATGGAACAAAACTAAAGCAGTTGCAAAATCTGTTGCAGATGGTGCTAAGAAGGTATTGGCTGCAATTCACAAAAGATTAAACGCTGCATTTAATTGGATTAAGAAACAAGGTAGAAGATTACTAGATGCAGTTCTAAGTTTCTTCGGATTAGATATTAAAACTGTTAAGGTTAAGAGTGGTGGAAAATATCCATTATGAAGAACTTTAAATCGTACATAACAGAAGCTGCAAAGAGTCCAAACTGGTACAAAAGTTTACACAGGGCTCAGAAAGGTATTTTCTATAGAGGTGAAAACCCAAAGACTAGAACTTCTGGTGCTGGATTAGGTGCATTAGGAACTGGAATCTATCTTACTTGGGAAGAAGGTATGGCAGGTGCATATGCAAAACTTTCTAACAAGGGTGTAGTTGTAAAGTTTAAAGTACCAGCTAATCTAAAGATTGCAGATGCACAAGGTAAAGACATGGAAACTGCAAAGAAGAAAATGGGTATAGATGGATATTCTGCTGACCCTATGTATGCAAAAGCATTGACTTTTGAATTAAAGAATTTAGGATATGATGGTGTAGTCAGTGATAAATCAGTTGAAGGGTTAGTAATTTTTGACCCAAAAAAAGTAAAGAAGGTGAAATAAATGCCAGCAATAAAAAGAAAAGGGTTTTTGAGATTTATAACAGAAGGTAAAGGTGGTGCAGCTGCTGGTAAGTTAGAACTCATAAAAACAAGTTTTGTAAAAGCAAAACAGTATGTAGAAAAGAAATATCCAGATTTTGATATAGAAAAGGAAATACCTAACTTCCAAAAGAACTATGAGTATGCACAGAAACTTGCAAGGGGTGGTTTTGCACAAAGAAAAGATATGCCTGTAATAGATAACAGAGACATTAAACTACTTCAAAAAAGATTAAAGAAAGGTGCAATTGACATTGCAAGACCTTTTGCAGATAACGAAGTTCCAGATGACCCATTCCCTCAAGGACTAGATAAGACAACAGGAAAGAAATGGGCAACTCATGGTCTTTCAAAATATGATGGTGATGCAAAAGATGATATTGTTGATGTTAAAATTAAAAGTGTTGCAGTTGGTAATTTAAAACCTATTCAAAGTCAAATCTATTTTGATAAGTCAATTAAAAATGTTGCATCATTTGGGGCTCAAGGAACTAAAGATTTTTCTGCATCAAAGAGTAATTTTTATGTTATATCATCGGATAACAGAATTATAGATGGTCATCACAGATTCTTATCTGCTGTATTAGTTGACCCTAAGATGAAAGTAACTGCACTTGAGATAGATTTACCAATTAAAGATTTATTACCATTGACACTTTCGTACACTGATGCAATAGGAAATACTAGGAATAAGTAATGGCTAAATTAACTTTCAAAGAACATATAGATTACGAAAACGATTGTGAATGTTTTGACCATACTATTACAGAGTCAGAATATCAAGGCAAAAAGGTTAAACTAAATGACCCTATCAGAACATCAGAGAACCCTAATAAGAAGTTCAAAGTATATGTTAAAAATGAGTCTGGTAAAGTTGTTGTAGTTAGATTTGGAGACCCAAAGATGTCAATCAAAAGAGATAGTGATGAAAGAAGAAAATCTTTCAGAGCAAGACACGATTGTGCAAATCCAGGCCCTAAATGGAAAGCAAGATACTGGTCATGCTACCAGTGGAGAGCAAGTGCAAAGGTAGATAACTAATGGCTGCAAAGAATTTACATCTGGAACATATCGAAGACGAGATATTTAACACTGGAGTTGAAGGTGGTAGAGGTTCAATAAACTTTATACTATCTCTTAGCAAAATGTTATCATCTGGCACGAAGAGTGCAACCAATGTCACAGTAAAATGGGATGGAGCACCAGCAATCTTTTGTGGTGAACATCCAGAGACAGGTGAATTTGTAGTTGCAAAGAAAAGTATATTTGCAAAGAAACAAGAATACTACACAACACATGCAGAGATAGATGATAAACTTTCTGGAGACCTTGCAACTAAATTTCATGTATGTTTAGATTACTTACCAAACCTTAATATTAAAGGTAAGATACTACAAGGTGATTTGATGTACACTAAAGATGATTTAAAGAAACAGAAGATAAACAAAGAAGATTACTGGACATTCCAACCAAATACAATTCTATATGCAGTACCTTCTGCATCTACACTTGCAAGAACGATGAAGAAAGCAAAATTAGGAATAGTGTTTCATACCACATACACAGGTGGCACTTTAGATGATATGAGTGCATCCTTTGGTGCAGACTTATCTGGATTAACTAAAACAAAAGATATATGGATGGATGATGCAGAATACAACGATGTATCTGGAACTGCAACATTTACTCAGAAAGATAGTGCAGAGATAATCAGATTGATGTCCAGAACAGGTAAAGTTTTTTCTAAAATTAAATCTACACAGCTCAACAAATTCTTGGAATATCAGCGAGCAATGGAACAAGGGGCTACATATAAGACATATCATAACAGTAAAGTGAGAGAAGGTAGTAACTTGTTAAAGTTAAACTACAAGAAACATGCAGAAGGTTACTATAAGTTTGCAGAAACGAAACTACAAGTTGCAGTCGATAAAATGAAGTCTGAGAAAGGTAAAAAAATTAAACAAAAAAATATGAATACATACTTAACGAGTATTAGAAAAGATAAAGTTATGTTACAAAATCTTGTAGAGTTCCAAGCATTAATTAACTATGCAAAAACTAAGATACTTTATAAAGTAAATAAAGCAAAACAACTTACATCTACATTTGTTAAAACAGACAATGGATTTGATGTTGTTGCACCAGAAGGATTTGTTGCAATTGATAACAACTTAGGTGGTGCAGTGAAACTGGTCGATAGAATGGAATTCAGTTTCAATAATTTCACTGCTGCAAAAGCATGGGATAAATAAATTATGAGGATATATTATGAACAATGGGGATTCTTCCTTATCTGAATATAGTAAATTTAGAACTATTACTGGTGAAAAAAGATTCACAGACATAGAAAACATTCAATGGTCTGGTAGAACTGTATGGGAATACCAACATCCAACATTCGTTTCTCATTCGAGAAAAGCATTTTTAATTGCACCTAGAAAGACTGGTCATTCAACACTAAGATTTGCACTTGCAGAAGCAAATGAAAAATATGGTGATGATTGGGTCTGGTTAGAAGGTGGAAATAGACATCCAAAAAACTGGTTAAACGATGACGACTTCTGGGAGTTTGCATGGGAAACTCATTATACAGACCCAGAAGAAGATAAACTTGCAAGTAATGTTACACTAATGCCAGATGATGAGCATGAACTTAGGATTGTAGATAAACATTTTGCTTATAAAAAAGATACACTATACTCATATTCAGATAAAGCTGGTGATGATTTTTTAGGTAATGCAGTAGGAGTTTGGAAAAAGAAATATCCTATGGAAAAACATTTAACTAGTTGGTCTCCTTTTATAATGTCAGAATACTTTAAAGATTGGAAAGTTTATGTAATAATTAGAGAGCCTTGGGATAGATTTATATCTGGACTTATAACAGAATTAGATAATGGATTATATACGCCATGGTTTACTGATTATCAACACACATCAAAAGAATTGTGGGAAGAATCTTATATAAGAATGAAAAGATTATTGTTATGGAATGATGCAGAAAACATTCTATATGGAACTCGAAATGGCCCCCAAACAGACCATACACTTATATTAAGTGCTTGGAAATGGGATGGATGGAGTATGTTTGATAGAGCAGACCATTTTATACCATGTATTCCACAAATAGATTGGGAAATGAGGGATGGTGATTGGTCATTTGTTATGGACAAAATAAGAGATACAGGTTCTACATTTATCAATAAACTAAAAGAATGTGATATAATTCCAGAGGAAATTGAAGATGGTAGAGATGCTGTACCAGCAGATTGGCAATTTACTAATTTATCTCCACCAAATAGAAGACACATTCTAACAGAGGCAACTACAAACGATGAAGACTTAAAACCTTTCTTTGATAGATGTAAAGAAATAGTCAAAGAAGACCAAGATATCATAAAAAAACAGGAAGTTAAGTTTTTATAAATCATAAATACTGGATATGAAGACCTTTAAAGATATTGCAGAAATAAATTCCCAAACAGCAGTCTTTGCATTTGGTAGGTTTAATCCACCAACAGTTGGACATCTTAAACTTGCAACTAGAGTTCAAAAGATTTCTGGTTCGGATGATGCATTTATTTTTACAGGTTTTACACAAGACCCTAAGAAAAATCCATTACCTTATAAAGATAAGATAAAATTTATGAGACTAATGTTTAAACCAACTAAAGTTACAGTAAAGGATACTAATGCAAGAACAGTATTTGATGTAGTAGTTGATTTATATAATGATGGATATAGAAGTATTAAAATGGTTGCTGGGTCTGATAGAATTAGGGAGTTTGAAAACCTTTTAACAAAGTACAACAAAGTGAAAGGTAGACATGGATTCTACAACTTTAAATCTATTGAGATTGTATCTGCTGGGGAGAGAGACCCAGATGCAGAAGGAATTGAAGGTATGAGTGCATCTAAGATGAGAGCACTTGCAGCTAATGGTGATGAAAAGACTTTTGTTAAATCATTACCAAAAGGATTCAGACAGGGTAAACAACTATACAAGGCAGTAAGAAAAGGTATGGGTCTTAAAGAACATTGGGACTTTTTACCATCTTATATGAGAGAAGATGTTGGAAGAGAAATACGAATTACTTAGTGAAGGTATCAACGATGTTGGTATCTTTAAAGCAGTCTTCATGGCAGGTGGGCCAGGAAGTGGTAAGTCTTATGTTGCAAATAAGTTAGGACTTAAAGCACTTGGACTGAGACCAGTTAACTCAGATGATTTCTTCGAGGCTGGATTAAAGAAAGCAGGACTTTCTCTTAAAATGCCAGAAGATGAAGAAGAGTCAAGAGAAGCAGTAAGAATTCATGCAAAAGCATTAACTGCTAAACGACAAGATTTATATGTTAGAGGTCGTTTAGGGTTAATTATAGATTCTACTGCAAGAGATGTTAAGAAGATAATGATTCAAAACAAACTCTTAAAATCACTGGGTTATGAAACTTCAATGGTTTTTGTTAATACTACATTGGAAACTGCACTAGAACGAAATGCAAATAGAAATAGGTCTATTCCAGAGAAAGTAGTTAAGTCTAATCATGCAGAAGTAAGAAAAAGTTTAGGTAAACTACAAGGTCATTTTGGAAGAGGTGGTTTTATCATTATTGATAACGATGGTGATAACAAAGATTTAGAAAATAACACTCGTAAAATCTATCCAAGACTTAAAAAGTTTGTAACTACCCTACCAAAGAATAAGATGGTTGATTCATGGGTAAGAGCATTTACCATGAAACCTGCTGAGATAGAAAGAGAAGAAGAACCAGTTATTCCAAGAAGACGAATACGAAGTGACATGTTTGATACAGGTGGAGCATCAATGAGAGAGGGACTAATGACATTTAAAGAACAGCAAGAACTTCAAGAGGTACAAAAGAAAGAAGTTGATGCAATGAAAAAACTTTCTAAGGATATGCAAAAGGTCTTAGTATCTTATCAAAAGATTGTAAAAATGGGTGATAAAGAACTCACGAATACACAACACAATCCTACATGGAAAAGTATTATAGATGCTCGTGATAAAATAGTTACAATGATTGGAACTTTGAATAACAAAATGAGAATGGAAGAAATAATACCTTCATTGAATGAAGTTTCTTTCGATTCATTAAGTCCAGCACATAAAGTTCAAATGTACAAACTCCTTAGTAAAGGTATGGACTTACCTTATGGTTCACCAGCATTCAAAAAGAACAAAGCAGAACTAGATAAACTTCGTAAGAAACTCAAACTAGACGAAGGTGAAAATGTCGATAGAGTAAAAGATAAACAAGAAAGAGAGAAAGAAACACTTGCACAAAGACATGCAGATGAAATGGATGATGCAAAAGAAAAAGACTTTAAAGATGCACAAGATGAAAAGAAAAGAGAAAGAATGAGAGACGAAGCATCTGATGAAGTTAATGCAACCAAAGAAAAGATTTATAAAGACCTTAAGAAGAAAAGAAAATACTTTGAGAAAGAGTATGGTAAAGATAAGGCAGATGATGTCATGCATGGTACAGCAATGAACATGGCAAAGAAACAACATAAAGTATCAGAAGGTAAATTTAAAACAGAATTATCCAAACAATTTGCACTAGAAGCACTCTCTATGCAACAAAGAAGAGCAATTGCAATGAGAATGAGACGACAAGCTCAGAAGATTGCAAGAAAGAGAATGAGAAATAAGAAAAGAATGAAGTCTCAAGACCAACTTCTTAAGAAAGCACAAAAGATGGCAAGAGATACACTTGCAAAGAAGATGACTGGTGGTAAGTCACTATCAACTCTTTCAATAGGTGCTAGAATTGCAATTGCAAAGAAATTAGATAAGAAAAAGTCTGCAATAACCAGACTTGCAAAGAAAATGTTACCAAAAGTCAAAAAAGGGGAAGTCGAAAGACTTAAGAAATTTAGAGCTCAACAGAGTGATAAGAAATAGAGTTTATTATTTGTATAAATACATATGATAACAAATTAAACAGGGTAGAATTATGTCAGATATTAAAGATAGAATGAAGTTCCAATCTACTGCTGATGATGTAACCAGAAGTGTTGCCGACACAGTAGCTGAGGTTCTTGCCAATTCAAAACCAGCACAATCTAGATATGACCGCCAAGCAGAATTGATGAATTATCCATTACAGGATAAACCAGAAGTTGCTGATGCAGTTAAAACAGAAGGTGCTAAGATTGAAGAACTTAAGAAAGATGTTGAAAAACTCTTCAATACAGAAGACAACACCAACGATAAATCAGATGATGGTGATGGTCTAGATAAAGTTCAACCTAAGGCAGTAAAGAAAAAATTTAAGAATCGTAAGGACAAAGACATCGATAACGATGGTGATGTAGATGATTCTGATAAATTCTTGCACAAGAAAAGGAAAGCAATTTCCAAAGCAGTCAAGAAAGAAGAAGGTTCTTTAAAAGTAGATGGAAGAAATAAAACTTTCAAAGAGAAACTTCGTGCATTAGGTTATGTGAAAGAGAAATCTCTAATTTACAATAACAAAAAATCTGGGAAGTAGATATGTCAGAATATATTAAGAGCGTAAGGTCTCTTAGGTCTGTTGCAGATGCATACAGGTCTATGAAAGACCCTAGAAGTCTCAACGACAAGGTTGAGGAACAACTTATTGAATCAATTATACAGGATGTACAGACAGAAGAAGACGACCTTTTTAGGGTCGATACTCTTAATATTGTCAACCAATACCTAAATGAATTTCCATCAGACCTACAAGAAGGTGCAATAAAAGATATCATCATGGATTTTGAAGATGGTGTATCTGACATGAAGATTTCAAAATCTCGTGGTATCGATATCAAAGTCATCAAAGGTCTGAAAAAAGATTGGTTAGGAATTCAAAAGAAACACCAACAATTAGCTGCATCCTACAATGAAGAAAATCTTCAAGAAGGTACATGGGCAATTCCAGACACACCAGAGAAACTTAAAAAATTACAAAAAGCACTTATGAAACCAGTCTTAATCAAAAGAGAGAAAGACCTTGATAAGGCTGCAAAAGTATTTACTAGTTATGTAGGTGATGATGGTGTCATGGATGTCTGGTATAAAATGATGTTGGATTATGAAGATGTTAAGAAAGTTGGGGATGCAAGAGAACCAGTAATTGACTTTTTAAAACAATGGGGAGTTAAATTATCTGGATATAAAATTACACATGCTCCAGGCTCATGGGTTTCTGGGTTCGATGATGACGATAGAGATTCAGCAACAGTAGAACAAACTCAGATAGATGAGGAACAAGAAGTTGAGGAAGGTTTCTTTGCAAACTTAAAGAAAAAGTTCAAAGGTAGGGGTAAGATAAAGAAACCTACAGGTAAAGATAAGAAACAAATGAAGGTTGAAGGTAGAAGACCACCTAGTAAAATGTCTGGTTCTAAATTAACTGGTCAAGAGATATCAGTATATTTCAGAAAGAACCCTAAAGCAAAATCAAATGCAATTATTAAGAAAGCAGTAGAGATTGCCTTAGACCATGGCGGTGCAATGAACTATGCAATTGACAAGATTCAGAAACTTAAAAAAGGTCTTGAAAAGAATTCAGAAGTTAAAAAAGCACTTCAATTCGCAAACGAAGAAAGAACACCTTTTTATAAAGGGTTTGAACTTGTAGTTCAAGAAGAATTATCTAGAAAAGATGAAATTAAACTTGGTGCATATGGTGTACAACTTGCAAAGATTACAAACTTCAAATGGGAAAAAGATAAGTCTCCAGAAGTTGCAATAGATAGACTATTTGGTCAGATTAGGTCAAAAGGTAAATACTCTCCAGCAGGATGGGAAAAAATCCATAAGATGGTTGCAATGTTAGATAAGATTGGTGTTAAACTACCATCTTTGAAAGGATTCTACATGGGTATGGATAAGAAGACTGGTAAAGGTATTTTCCATGAAGATATTTTAGACACTATTGCAGATATTAAAGAAGGTATCGAAGAAATAGTTGAAGCACAAACCATGAATGATGCAGATATCAAAAAGATTGCACAAATGACAGATAGAAATGACCATACTGGTTCATTAATGCATCTTGCAAAACTTCTTGGTGATAAAAAAGGACTAGAGGCATTAAAAGGTATTATGATGACTCATAAAGCAATCGGTCATATGCCAGATGGTTTAATGAAAACTAGAAATCAAATCCATGATAATCTCATGAGACAATCTAAATCAAAGTATAGAAATCATAAAGATGTCATAAGTTCTTTCTAGGAGTATCTAAGATGAGACGATATCATCCCATAATTCCAGAAGGTAGAAAATACCACGACTTTGGTGCAAAGACTAATGCAGCCAATAATAAGATTAGGGATTTAGTAAACAAATCTAAGTCAGTCAAAGACGCAATAACTAAAATTACTATGTTTGCTAAAGGTACTAGTGGGCCTGCAAAGAAATTTGCAGATGCAATAGATTCTGGTAAGTTTACAGATTGGGAACCTTCTGATGAAATCAAACAAGAAGTAGAGTTATACTTCAAATCCAAAGAAAGAGAAAAGAAAATGGGCCCTCGTGCAAACGACCCAGACCAAAACATACATGTACAAATCAGAGGGGCTGCAGATTTAAAGAAACCATCTCAATTAACATTGGATGATGGTAGTAAGGTTAAGATAAACCAACAGGTTGCACAAATGGTTACAAAAACATTAGATGCATTAAAACCAATAACCAGAAAGAAAGTAGTACAAATGTTAGGTAAAGATTCAAGAACATTCAAACAGGCAGTTCAAGCAATCCAGAGAGCGAATAAGTAATGGGAACAGTAACTACAGGTAGTTTTGATGAAATTCAAGACGATTTAGGTGGAAGTAATCCAATTCAACTATCTGAATATTACAGAGAATCTTCTGGTGGTTCTGCAAGTACAACTGTACCAAACACTGCAAACAATGCTGGTGTACCTAAGTCTGGTGCAATCTCAGTTGCAGACATATCATCAGTAGATGGTGGTACTGCTGCAAATGATGTTGCATATAGTTCTAATCCTTATGTAACAATTACTAAATCAACCAGTGATTTTACTGGTCAAGAATTAAGTGCAAGTTGTAGTTTTTCATTAAGTGTTGGTTCACAGGGATATAGTACAGCAGATGGTGATGGTAATAAGCCAAGTAATACTGGAGTTACTTGGAGTGGTACTGGAATAACATTCAATTCTACTACTGCTACAAGTGTAACTGCAACAATTACTGCATCTGGTTCATATTCTACTGGTGTCACAAAAACAGCATATTTGAGTGCAAATGGAACAAGTACATCGGTAAGTCTTAGTGCTACAACTCGTGCAGTTGACTTAGACCCAACTCTAACAGTAACAAGTGAATCTTCAACAGGCAACGACCCAGATACATCTGGAGTTACATCTGGTGGGTCAACAGTTGGTGGTCTGGATAGTGGACAAAGTGTTGCAACATCTTTGAATTCTACTCTCAGTAATGCAGCGTATAAAATTAATTCTGGTAGTTGGATAACTGGTGCCAGTACAGTTTCAAATGGTGATGTTATTTACATCAAATTGGATTCTGGTGATGACTACGATGACTCATCAACAAGGACTGTTACAGTAGGTAGTCATGGTGATACCTATTCCTTTACTGTAAGTAATAGGTCACAGGATACAACACCAGATGATTTAACCATGCCGGCAGACTATACTCTCACTGGGGCTGCATTAAGTACATCCTATCAGACAGGAACTTATTCAGTTAGTGGACTAGATTCTGACCATAATGGAAATCTAACAAGTAGTGGAACAAATGGTATTGTTATATCAGATGTATATCCAAGTAATGGAGACACTATAGTCTTCTCACAAACATCATCTGCAAGTCCAAGAACAGAATTTACTGGAACTGCAACAATGAGTAATATGTCTGGAATGACAGACACTACTCATTCTTATAGTATAAGAACTGGTGATACTGGTATTCAAGAAACTGGTACTGCTAACTATGCTCCATCTTATTGGAGATATGGGACTTGTTATGATTGGTATTGTCTGACTGGGAGATTTACAATTACAAGAACATTAAAAGCACAACAAGGTAGTGGATATATTGCATTCTTATTGTATGATACCATTTCATCGACAGTTGGAACAAATGGTGGTGATAGTAGTCAGTGGGTATGGCAATCAACTTATTATACAGCAGATACTCATTCGGACATAGACACTGGTGATACTTTCCAAATAGAATGGGTTGACGCTGGATTTAACACTGGAGTAGTTACAGAGGGTAGTATTGCAGCTGCCTTCGGTGGTTCATTTACTGCTAATGGAACCTATACGAGTGCTACTATCGACTTATCAGCATTTACATCTGGTAGTACAGTTAATGTCACTTCACAGGAAAAAACATACAACTGTTTTTGTGAATGTACTTCATGTTTCAACTCTACAAATTCTAATAGAAGTTATTATGTTCGACTAAAAAATATTAGTGGAACTACTATATTAAATCAAGCACCTGCTACTGGAAGTGGAACTTATAAGGTCAGTGGAACTACTTATTATTCTGGGATGTGTTTCTAATGGTTATCTATAGAGTACCACCTACAACATCAGATATCACTTTCGAGGGTGGTGTTGTAGAATCATTAACACTTAAGTGGGAAAAATATAATAAATCTGATTTAACAGAGGTTAAAGTAACAGGTGCAATTAGCCATGTTCAAAAGTCAGAACCAACATTTACAGATGGAACAATTACTGATACACCAGTAGTACCAACAGTATCCCACGATGAAGAAACTGCTAATGTTGAAACAGTTATAGGATATAAAGGTTATGAAAGTGCAACACCAGTAGATTCATACACAGCAACAGTAGATTATGATGCACCAAAGTTTCAAGCAGATGATATAGACCTAAATATATTTGAAACTCAAACATATGACATCAGTGCAGAGAGTCAGGCAAATATTACTTCATTTAACGAGAGTTTACCATCAGATGCAAGGGATTTAGACATATCATCTTCGTCTGGTCATTGGTTTGGTGCTTATAGTGGTATGGTGGCCAAAGAAGAAAACACTAAAGAATTTAAAGAGTGGAGTATTTAAAATGTATAAATACATTATGACAAACATTCTAATAACAGGACTATCCGCAAGGGTAATCATAAAATAGGGGAAATTAATATGTCTTTATGGGGAAATTCAGACGCTGATGAAGCCAAACCTAAATGGTTAACTGCAGCGGATAAGAAACTTACATACGCAACTGCAAGTGGTTGGGTATACAAAAAATCTGACAATCATCAAGAAGAGGTGATTGCAGCTATTCAGAATCTTGCTACATCAATCGGTCAAGCAGATATAGTAGCAATTGATTGGGTATCAACAGCATTTGATAAATCAGATGGTGGTACTTTATCAGCAACAGTAACTTTCAATGAGAAAGTAACAGTAAATACTTCTGGTGGAACACCTACATTATCAGTTACTAATGGTAACGAAGGTAGTGGTTCAGGCAGAGGCCCACATGCATTAGCATATGCAAGTGGTTCATCAACTAGTAAACTTACATTTAGTCTTGCAATCGGTGCTGCAAATGCAGCTACTAATGCAGACGATGTATTAGTTTTTGGTGCAAATCCATTAGCACTTAACAGTGGAACTATTGTTGATACAGCCGAAGGTGGAAACGCAACTATTACTAGTGCAGCTTCAATCGGAACTGCTGCTGGTTCAATAACTGTTACTGCTTAATAGGAAATAATTATGAAATCATTTAAGAAATACATTGCAGAAGCATATGAATCTGGCCCAAATGGTGGGTATGGACTACCTTCTGATTCAACTGGTAGAGTTGCAACAGACGACTTACACAGATTTTCAGAAGATGCTGAAGTATTACAAAGATTAAATGCATTTATTGGTGGTGTTGCAGACAGAGAGTTTATCTCTGTCGGTGCAGCTTTAGAACAACTAGGTCGTAAAGTTGAACAGGTTGGAATAGAATTTGATACTATTCTTGACGAAGGTTCAGAAGATACTGGTACTGCTGACCTACCTTTAAGTCAGTTTGGTGGTAGATTTGGAAAAGATATCGATGGTAATGACCTCGATGACGACTTTATTTCTAAAGATGGCCCAGAACTGAAACTACATGTTGAATGGGAAAAACAACCTAATAACATGTTTAAAGTTGTAGCAAACATTCAGTAAAGCTTTTCTCTTCTGACCTATATACTACTATTATGTTAATGATAGTAGGATTTTATTATGAAGTTATTTGAGAAATTAACAGACGAGAACTTTACAATGTTTGCAATGCAGTGTTACGACAATCCGCAATGCACATCTGTTGAAGAGTTCATGGAAGACCTAAGAAGATTTCGTTATCTAAAACGACTTCTAAGGAGATACTATAAGAACGATGAACTCAGAGAGAGATTACTCCTTAATCACCTTATCTGTCTTCTCAATATTTTTGGGGTTCCTAATTGTATTAAAATGTTGGACTTCAAAATTGAAGAAGAATACTGGCCAGTTTTAAAAACAATGTTGATATACATGGGTCATGTTGAGGAAGATTGGAGACCAAAAATACCCATAGACATGAATGTAGCAAATATACTAAGGGAACTATAATGGAGCAAGTAAAGTTACACGAAGCAAGTGCAATGGGTGTTATCGACACAGTAATCGTGTTTCGTCTATTAAAACTATTTTCCACTAAGTGGGAAGAGATGGAAGCATTCAAACAAGGTCTGATTGATGAAAAAGGTAAAAGAATTAAATCAGTCAAACCTAAAACCAAAGAACAAAAAGCATCATATACCCTACTCCATAGATTAGTATTCAATCTAAAAAGAATCCTAGAACTAATTCCATTCGGTAAGACCAGACTTGCCAATTATGCAGCTGCCCTTGCATTACTCAAAGAGAACTTTGGACTAGATTCTAAATATCTAGAAGAAAAGTTCTATCAATACCTTAAAGAACAGGGCAAAGTATCAGACTTGTTAGAAGGTTATGATTCGACTCAGAATACCCTCTCAGAGGGCCGTATTTACTCTCTAAGGACATCTTTATGGAATGATGATGACAATATAGGTTATCGTGATGATGAAATACAAATAATTGGGTTGACAGATAATGTAATGGGTGTTAATATTTATAAAGGATATAACAAAACTCAAGATAAAGTTCAGTTTTTAACAGGACATGATGTAAAATGAAAGGTAAAAGTAATCCAGTAGCAAAATTTATGAATGTGTACAATCGTGCATCTACTCATTCTACGCCTAAAGATTATGATAGAAAGGAGAATGGATGGTTTAAAGACTGGTTAGAAGAAGATGCACCAGCAAATGCAACTGGAGTTGCAGTATCTACAGATAAACCTATAGTTAAAAAGAAGAAAAAGAAAGAAAAGAAATATCTAAAGGGTAATAAATGGTCTTTAGATGCTGGAAATAATGAAGTAGGTACTCCAGATATAGTTAAAAGATTTAAAGATGGTACACCTATGCAAGAGTCTATAGAAGAGGCAATTAATAAAGCAAAGGTAAAAAAACAACTTCAAAAGATTAAAGGAATTACCAACAAACAAATAGAAATTATTTTAACATTACCACCAGCTGTACTTACTCAAATGATTACTCAAGTTAGTCAATTAGTGAGTGGTGATGAAATATACGAAAGAGATTACAAGAAAGAAAGAGAGAATTATCTGGGGACACCAGAACAGAAGAAACGAAACGCTGCAAGGAAGAGAGCAAGAAGAGCATTAGAGAAAGAAGGTAGAGTAAAACCTTTTGATGGTAAAGATGTACATCATAAAGACAATAACCCAGAGAACAACGATAGAAGTAATCTAAGAGTTGCAAATAGAAGTACCAACAGAAGGGAACCTAGACTTAGAGAAGGTCTCGATGAAGGTAAGTTGGTTGCAGATATCAATGCAATTTTCGATGCAATTGTTAAATCAGTAAAGAAAAGGATGGGTAAAGAATACCAGACTAACCAAGAAAGAGGACTTAGATTTGTTAATCAAGTTGCATCTTTAGTTGGTGGTAAAGTAACAGATAAGAAACAACAGAAAGGTAAGTTATTTTATAAAACAAAATGAAGAAGTTTTTCATAAAAGTTAAAGAGTTTTTCCACAAATTATGGTTGTGGATGGTCAGTTGGTTTGAATGTCATAAACAACTAACTGTAAGTTATAATAAATATAACCAAGAGGGTGAGATAATAGATACTCTCACTAGAACATGGGAAGTCAGAAAGATTTACAATCTAGGCCCAAAATTCATTGCATTCAAAACATTTGAAGGTAATAAGGTCGAACTTAGAACTGCAACTCCTATGGACTATATGACAGAGGAATTATAACATGCAACAAATTTTAATGGGGATAATTTTAGTCTTAGGACTAGGTGGTTTCTTTTTATATAACCAGAATATAACCCTTAAGAACGAGAACACTGCATTAAACTTTGCAGTTGAAGAGCAAAAACAAACAATCTCTGCAATCAAAGAGTCTTATGAGACTCAAGGTAAAGCCTTGAATCAGTTGACATCTAAGAATGCAGAAATTGAAGCAGAAATGAATAGATATATGGATATCTTTCGTAGACATAATTTAAACCAGCTTGCAGTTGCCAAGCCTGGTCTTATTGAGAAAAGAGTAAACAATGGAACTAAACAAGTATTTGACTCCATCGAAAACGACTCAAAAGAGTTGGATTCGTTGGACGACATTACCACTGATATTAATCCTAACAACTAGTTGTTCGATTTTTCAACCTAAACAGGTTGAGGTGGTATCAAAACCTATAGAAATAGAAATCATTCAACCAACTATGCCCAGAAACATAGAATTGAATGAACCACATTGGTATGTGGTATCAGAAGCAGTAATATCCAATCCATGTATAAAAGATGTGGAAACTGGTAAAAGAGAAAAGAACGAGGATGGTTCTTGTAAAAATGGGAAAGAAAACCCAGACTGGCCAGAAGGATATACTTATCTAGACCAATTCATTGATGAAATGAAGAAAATGAACTCTGGTGATGTAGTATTTGTTGCAATGACAGTTGCAGATTACGAACTAATGGCAATGAACATGCAAGAATTACGAAGATACATCAGAGAAGTACAAGAAGTGGTAGTTTACTACAGAAATGTTACTATCAAAGACCAACCAGCCGTTGGTGCAGAAATAATTAAAAAATAGAACCAAAATCCAATGTCTTAGTCGTTATGTCTTGAGAGAGGACATAAATCTACTTGACAAATCCACGATTTATGAGATAATAATATTATGTCTTTGTGGATTGATAAAAAGTATCTTAAACTAGTTGCACCTAGATTTAAGAATTCAAAATGGAAGAGTGATAAACTCTTAAATCATTCGTGTCCCTATTGTGGGGATTCTCAAAAGGATAAACTTAAAGCACGAGGTTATCATTTCGTGTATAAGGATTCCTATGTCTATAAATGCCATAATTGTGGTAAATCTACCAGTATAGGTAAATTCCTAGAAGAACACTCAAACACCTTATATAAACAATGGGTGATGGAGAAATTTGGTAGAAGAGAGAAGAGAAAAACACCATTACCAGAAATGTCTTTTAAACCAGAGTTTAAATCAGACCCTTTAAAGGGGTATACTAAGGCAGAAGATAATGAAATTTCTCTCACTTATATGATGAGAAGAAGTATTCCAAAAAAACATTGGAATAATATCTATTTTGTTGAGAATTCACAGAGTCTAAGTTCTTTGAATTATAAGTATAATAGGAGAGTTTTAGGGAATGACCCAAGACTTGTTTTCCCATTCAAAGATAGACAAGGTAACCTTGTAGGGGTAACAGGTAGAGCATTAAATGATTCACAACTAAGATACCTAACACTAAGATTTGACGATGACAAACCATTCATATTTGGACTTAACAAAGTCGATTTCAACAAACCTCTTTATGTTGTTGAAGGGCCCATTGACTCTCTATTTCTGGACAATTGCATTGCAGTTGCGGGTTCAGACTTTTCCAAGATAACAAACGAGATTCCAAAGACGAATACTACTATTGTATTTGATAACGAACCTCGAAACAAAGAAATCATCAAGAAGATGAATTCTATTGCAGAACTTGGATATAAAGTTTGCATCTGGCCAGAAACGATTAAAGAAAAGGATATAAACGACATGGTATTAAGTGGGGTAAATCCACTTGATATAATTAAGAGGAACACATTGCAAGGACTAAAATTGAAACTTGCAATCAAGAATTGGAGTAAGGTCTAAATGACAACGAATGGAATAAGTATCACCAAGAGGAATGGAAATAAAGAACCACTAAAGATAGAGAAAATCCACAAGATGGTAGATGCAGCTGCAAAAGGTATTAATGGAGTATCTGCATCACAAGTGGAAATGAGTGCAAACTTATCATTCTATGATGGAATCACAACAGAAGAAATTCAACAAACCCTAATTAAGTCTGCTTCAGATTTGATTAGTCTAGACACACCAAACTATCAGTATGTTGCATCAAGGTTATTGTTATTTGCAATAAGAAAGGATGTATTTAATACCAAATGGAAAGATAGTAGAATATACCCAGCACTTAAAGATATAGTTGCAAGGAATATAGAGATTGGTGTTTATGACACTAAGTTGATAGATTATTATACTGAGAAAGAGTGGGATACTCTTAACAGTTATATGAACCACAAAAGAGATTTTCTATTCTCTTATGCTGGGTTAAGACAAGTAGTAGACAAGTATCTTGTTCAAGATAGGTCTACTGGAAAATTATTTGAAAGTCCACAATACATGTATATGTTAATCAGTGCAGTATTGTTTAAGGACTATCCTAGTGAGACTAGGTTAAACTATGTAAAGAGGTATTATGATGCAATTTCGCAATTTAAAATCAACATTCCAACGCCTATCATGGCAGGTATACGAACGCCCATTAGACAGTTTGCGAGCTGTGTTCTCGTGGATTCTGACGACACTCTACCAAGCATTTTTTCTAGTGACATGGCTATTGGTAGGTATGTTGCTCAGAGGGCTGGAATTGGTATCAACGCTGGTAGAATTCGTGGGATTAACAGTAAGATTAGGGGTGGAGAAGTACAACACACAGGTGTTATCCCTTTTCTCAAGAAATTCGAGAGCACAGTCCGCTGTTGCACTCAGAATGGAGTTAGGGGTGGGAGTGCTACTGTCCACTTCCCAATCTGGCATCAAGAAATTGAGGACATCATTGTTCTCAAAAATAACAAAGGGACAGAAGACAACAGGGTAAGAAAATTAGATTACTCTATCCAAATTAGTGAACTGTTCTATAAACGATTCTTAAATGATGAAGAGATATCTTTATTCTCACCACATGATGTAGAAGGATTGTATGATGCATTCGGTACTCCAGAGTTTGATGAACTCTATGAGAAGTATGAAAGAGCATACTCTATTCCTAAGAGAAAGATATCTGCAAGAACTCTGTTCATGGATATTCTAAAAGAAAGAGCAGAGACAGGTCGAATATACATTATGAATATAGACCATTCCAATACACATAGTTCATTTACAGACAAGGTTAACATGAGTAACTTATGTCAAGAGATTACATTACCTACAGACCCAATTCAACATCCAGATGGTGAAGGTGAGATTGCACTTTGTATTCTATCTGCAATCAATGTAGGAACTCTTAAATTAGAAGATATGGAAGAACTTTGTGACCTTGCAGTTAGAGGATTAGAAGAACTAATTGAATATCAAAACTATCCAGTTAAAGCTGCTGAGATATCTACACTTGCAAGAAGAAGTTTAGGTATAGGATACATTGGTCTTGCACATTATCTTGCAAAGAATAAGGTAATGTATAATGACCCAGAAGCACATAAATTAGTTCATGAACTAACAGAGAGTTTCCAATACCACTTATTAAAATCATCAAATAAACTTGCAGAAGAGAAGGGTGCATGTGAGTATTTTGGTCGAACTAAATATTCATTAGGAGAACTTCCTATAGACCATTATAAGAAAGAAGTGGATGAAATATATCCAAACGAATTATTGATGGATTGGGAAGGACTGAGAAAGTCTATAAAGGAACATGGGTTAAGACATTCAACTTTGTCTGCACAGATGCCCTCAGAGTCCTCTAGTGTCGTTTCTAACGAGACAAATGGGATAGAACCACCTAGAGACTACCTTTCAGTCAAGAAGAGTAAAAAAGGGCCATTAAAACAGATAGTACCTTCTTACCAAAGATTACAAAACTTTTATACTCTATTATGGGATATGAAAGATAACGATGGATACATCAAAGTAGTTGCAGTTATGCAGAAGTTTTTTGACCAATCCATTAGTGGTAACTGGAGTTATAATCCAGAGAACTATGAAAATAATGAAGTACCCATTTCTGTAATGGCAACTGATATGTTGAATACATATAAGTATGGGTGGAAAACATCTTACTATCAGAACACATATGACAGTAAGACAGAAGATATAATTGAGGTTCCATCAGAACCACTTCCATTAGGGGAAGATATAGATGATGAGGATTGTGAGGCATGTACAATTTAGATTTTTCTTATAAGAGTCTAGAACAAAGACAAGAAGAAAAAAGAAAAGAAGAATTCAAAGAAGAAAAGATTATTCAAGATTTGAAGTTTGATGAGATTGACTCTAAACGAGCATTAGAGATATTCAATCCATTAAACAACTTAAATAATCCAGATGTTCCAGAGATAACCTATGAAGGTTATCTTATGGGAAACCATAGAATTTTTATTGCAAGAAACTTTATAGATAAATCTGATATAGAATACTGTAAGCATATGTTCAAGTTTATGGAACATAGAAAACAGTATTATAGAGAAGAGAATATCATACAAGAGAATTATGATGATAAGGGTGCATTCTTAGATAACTGGGTTAGTAAAGGATTTCCATTTGCACCATTTTCTGAGTCCCTCTTATTGATGTATCATGAAAGAATTGAAAAACTATTTGGTCTCAGATTAGTTCCAACCTATTCATATGGTCGAACATATGAACGACACAGTAGATTACTCTCTCATTCTGATAGACCATCATGTGAATTCAGTGCAACACTTCCAATATCATTCGATACAGATGATGGAAAGCCTTGGGTAATTTGGGCAAGGGGTGACCACAACTTTACTGGATTGACTGGTAGAACTGCATGGGATTTATCAATGGGTAAACCATTTTATGCAAGACATGAAAAAGCAGTACCAGTTGCATTATGGCCTGGTGATGTTTTATTCTATCAAGGTAGTAATGTTATACATTGGAGAGAAAGGTTAGTAGGAAATTCTGCAAGACAAGTCTTCTTACATTATCTACATGTTGATGGCCCAATGTATAGAGACTTTCCAAAACTAAAGTATGATTCAAGACCATCGATATATCATGGTACTGGTTCATTACATGCAGAAGCAAGACATGATGCAAGTAGGTTTTTACAGGATATAGACAACTATAAGTATTATGCAAATGTATCGATAACAGACCCAGCAACTGGAAAGGCATGTGGTAAAGGATTTGAAAAATTTAAAGAAGGAACTGACAGTACATTTTAAGAAATGAGTATATTTAACAAAAACAAAGTCAACTTTCTAAAGAACAAAATGTTCTTCGGAGAGGAACTTAATACCCAACGATATGATGATTTTAAATATCCCATATTCGACAAGCTCACACAAAGACAATTGGGTTACTTCTGGAGACCAGAAGAAGTTTCTCTCCAGAAGGACAGAAATGATTACAACGAATTAAGTAAAGCACACAAACACATCTTTACCAGTAATCTAAAGTATCAAACATTATTAGACTCAGTACAAGGAAGAGGGCCTGCACTTGCACTACTTCCATTCTGTACTATTCCAGAATTAGAATCATGTATCATTGCATGGGACTTCATGGAATCAATCCATAGTAGGTCATACACCTACATGATGAAGAACATCTACTCAGACCCAACAAAAGAATTTGACACCATTATTGATAATGAACATATCATTGCAAGAGCAGAATCAGTAACAGAGACTTATGATGACTTTATTGATTATGCAAATAGATGGAAGTTGGGATACAAAACTGACGAGAAAGAACTTTACAGAAAACTATATCTTGCACTTATAAGTATCAACATACTTGAAGGTTTAAGATTCTTTGTGTCATTTGCATGTACTTTTGGTTTCGGAGAGTTGAAACTTATGGAAGGTTCTGCAAAGATTATCAGTCTGATTGCAAGAGACGAGAATCTCCATCTGGGGATAACTCAACACATTCTTAAAGCATTCCAAAACACTGAGAAGAATGCAATTATGTTGAAAGTTATGAAGGAAAGTGAGAAAGATGTATATAAAATGTATGAAGATGCAGCCCAACAAGAGAAAGATTGGGCAGAATACCTATTCATGTATGGTAGTATGATAGGACTATCAACTGAATTGTTGGGTCAGTATGTTGAGTATACAACAAATAAAAGACTCAGAGCAATAGGATTAAATCCTATATATGATATATCCAGTAGGACAAATCCACTGCCTTGGACTCAACATTGGTTATCCTCTAAAGGTCAACAGAATGCACCTCAAGAGACTGAGATTGAGTCATATGTAATTGGTGGAATCAAACAAGATATAGAAGACGATACATTCAAAGGATTCAAACTATAATGGATAGTATACAAACAGTTAGTGGAATTGCACAAACACAAGTACAAAAGTACAATGTGGATAGAGTTTATAGTCGTGGTGACGATGGTCATAAGGTTCAGAGAACTACATATACTGTAACCTTATATGATTCAAATGGAATACTGACATCAGTAACCAACAGTCATCAGATAAATTATTTAATATGAGAACAATATGATAGTAGAAATTTATGGGAAACCAATGTGTCCTTATTGTGATAAGGCTAAAATGTTATGTGACATGAGAAACATAGAATATAAGTATTTTATGTTGAATGAAGATTTCACTAAGGAAGAACTTTTAAATAAGTTCCCAACAGCAAGAACATTCCCACAAATTCAATTCGTGATAGATGGAACCACAACATATGTTGGTGGATTCCAAGAGCTTCAACAACATTTAGGCAACATGCTTAAGGATAATCAATGACAGACCAAGAAGTAGAGAGAGTAGAAAGTATACACTGTTACAGTTGTGATGGGTATGCAGAGGTTCAGACAGAATGGAATCAAGAAATGCCAGTACAATTTTGTCCATTTTGTGGTGAACAGTTAGATGATAGAGAAGAAGATTTTCATGAAGAGCTCCTAAATCAGATGGAAGACTTCGATGATAGTGAATAAATTATTAGAAACTTTAAAAGTTGCAGAGGTAAAGATTTCGTTTAGAAGTTTAAATTCTGGAAAGAATATAACTGCACCTTGTACTTTAAGAGAAGATAGAATTCCCAACCATTTCCATATAAATCAAGACCCAAATTCTGAAAAGATTATAGTGTGGAGAGGGGATAATAAGAAATGGGAAGATATAGAAGTCTCTTCTATAATTCACTGGACAGTGATAGATAGGACACAAAAAGTATGAGTATAGAAGTTTTAATTTTTCATATGTTAGTATTAATACCTATGGTATATTTCATATGGAATGATGGTTATAAGAAAGGTTTAAATGAAACCACAAAGTGCAAAAGCAAAAGGTAGGAATCTACAAAAGTGGACTCGTGAGAGACTCATAGAAGAATTGGATATTCATCCAGAAGACATCAAGTCTACTTCAATGGGTGCTGGTGGTGAGGATGTCATCATGGCAAGAGCTGCACGAGAGAAGTTCCCATATTCAATTGAATGTAAGAACCAAGAGAAAGTTAATCTCTGGTCTGCATATGACCAAGCAGAAGCAAATTGTGGAGACTACGAACCTTTGGTAGTCTTAAAGAAAAATAGGACTAAACCATTAGTCCTATTAGATGCAGAATACTTTTTTAAATTACACAAGTCTTTCCATAACGAGGTCGAATAAAAACTCTTCGTGTTTCCTCGCTGGATTCTCATACATATATTCACCTTTAGCACATTGACGAACATGTATCATTTCATGAGCTAATACTTTCAATATTTCTTGCTTTTGACCATCCCAATCTTTTCGTGCAAGTTCCACACAAATTTCTTCGGTATCACCATAACAAGCACCTACAGCATCTGAGAAACCTTCCTCAAATTGATTAGAAACGATAATTTCTAACCCAAAATCATACTTTTCCAGACCCAATATATCTATAGCAACATTGACAAAATCGAAGATTTTATCCTCTTCTCTCACTTTGCCACCTCTTGGGCCTCCAATATTCACACCAACCATTTCAGTCTCCTATCTGTATTTAGGTACGAAAAACACATTATATTACAATATGTACCCATAGGTCAACACTTGACGCAGGGGTGCTTTTTTTCGTATAATATGATGATAGGAGAAATTATGAAATTAGGTTACGAAAAAATAAAAATAATACCGAGTAAAAACGATGCTTTAAATCCAGAAAATTTTTGGGGATTCTTAAAGAAATATGCAGAAATGAATTTAGTACCAGTTAGAGGTCAATATGGCAAATACTGGTTAAGTGGTGT